TGGATGAAATTAAAAAAAATAAAAAAAAAATTACGCCAAGTGCATTCTTTACTATTCATCGCAAATGCAAAAAGAAAAAAGTCGCTCTGGATCAGAACAGGCTTGGCATTTGTGTCGCTGGACGGGATGGGTTCAGGTTCAGACGACTCTTTACGTCCTGCACGTCCTGTGCGATCCTTGAAGTGAATGTCTTAAAGTTCTCGCTATGCGCGGTCTGAAGCACGTCTGGTGGGGGCGTGTTCTTCAGATTTTTCGTGACGGCACCGAAATGTGGACCACTGCTCTGGGCCTGGGCCTGGACCTGGGATGGACCACAGTCTTTGCAGATCCCCCCCTTCGTGTTCAGAGCGCCTTTTCTCCAGCCGTCCTCGTAATTGTGGTATTTAGCATTGCATACTTTTTGACCATTTCCCGTGAACAGCATCAATCCGGCAATGAGCGCGCCGGCGAAGATGACGGTTCCCACCATCAACATGCTGAATGTATGCGTGAAGCAATGATGGGTGACCTTTGAACCGGCGAAAAGGGGTTGGCTTTGCAAATCGCTCATTTCTATTCCAGTGTATGTATCTGCGCGTATGTTTTTCTTTTCAGTTTTTTTTTTTCGATGGTTTGACTCCGCTTTATTTTCTTTTTTTTTTGTATGGGACAGTATGGGAAGATAAAAAAAAAATAAATGACAGCAAATGTAAATGCACGCACATATATTTTTTTCGACTGTAAAAAAAAAAAAACTCTTTTCTTAATTTTAAAAAAAAAAAAATCATGTCGGTCCCAAAGACAACGACAGTGTCCGGGACGGTCGTATTTTTTCAGAAGGAAATCTAAATCGATTTGGTTTGTCGGTCGAGACGCGCCGCAAAAAAAATTAAAACTTACCTGTGGAAAAAAAAAGTTCTTCTTTGCTACGGATTCGCCAAGTCAAACGAACGATGTCAGAACAAAGAAAGAAAATGAGATGAAATGAACGACTATTTTTTCTTTATTTTTCTGTGGTTCTTTCTCGTCTCAAGTCCTTTCCATCATGGGTCAACTCGAGTCAGCGATCTTTTTTTTTATCCTGGCCTCCGTCTGTTTCTCTTTCCTCGTCATCAGCTGGTGGGTGAGGGCAAGAGACAAGAGGGAAATGATGAGACCGAAGATGATCTCTGGATTGCTGAGCTTCTCGAACTGGACTCGAAGCGGGGATGGGTGCGTCTTCAAGGACTTCAAGGACAGAAACCCCAAGACCATTGTCCTCGCCCCAAAGAACGACTCGACCATGGGTGCGAGCATGATCGCCTTCTCCCTGCTTGACAAGGGCGTGCTCTACGTGAGCAAGGACATGATATCGGAGTTCTACAACGTCCTGTTCGAGAACCAGCTTTGGCGTCTGCGCTGTGCGACGGGCAGCGACCATTACGTGAGCCCCTTTGTGAGGAACCCGTTCGACGATCTCTTCGCGTTCGACCGGACCAGCAAGTACGATCTGTATCTCTCGGAGAACATGGGCGCCCGAAGGACGTCCAACGCGTATCGTCTGGCGATCGACTTTGACTTGAAGTGCTCCTCGAAGGAGTCGTCCATCGCGTTCACTCGCCTCGACGGACCTGACGACTTCTTCGCCAAGGTGATTTGGAGGATACTCTCCGTGGTCCACGAGACGGTCTGTGCGATCGACGGCGACCGTCGTCACTCCCCGAGCGTGATCGTGAGCAAACCGGTCTCTATTCATGAACCGAAGCCCATATACAATGCAGAGTTCGACGTCGTCGCGTACAAGACCGGGGTCCATCTGCATTTCCCGGAGATATTCATGACGACCAGCGACCAGAAGGAACTTCGCCAGCACATCGTCGCTGTCCTGAACGCCGCGGAGGAGTTCTGTCCCAACGTGCTCCGTATGCGCGGCGTGATCTGCGAAGAGGATGGGTGGAAGAACATCATCGACAATGGGATCACCGCCCTGCGCGTCAACGGGTGCTACAAGATGGGGAAATGCGAGTGCGTCATCAACGACGGTTTCCCAAAGTTCCACCACCAGTCCGTGTTCTCCGACTGCGCCAACAAGGACGCCAGACACCGCGCGGAGGCGTGCCAGCAGTTCTCCTTTTATTGGTGGCATTCGTGGCTGTACCTCCCGAACCGGGTCTTCGATCAGGAGCTCATGCCCAACGCGACCCTTTATCCGGGGAATGCCACCGAGCGGTCCATGATCGCTGTCCACGACGACATTGAGCTGCTCAAGTCACACCAGGTGTACAAACTGACGACCCTCAATGTCCCAGATACGGCGGCGAATTCCAAGATCCGCGGGACCCGCAAGCGCAAGACCAAGGCGCTCGCCAATCGACAGAACCCCCTCGCGCGCGACGACCTGTCGGAGGCCTCGTCCCGCAACTCGAAATCTTTGCGCTTCGAGGACACCATGGACTCGGTCGTCTCCAGCGAGTCGGACCCGTACGTCGCCTCCATGAACTTTTCGCAGAACTACTCGATCTCCAACAATGAGCACCCACTGTTCGTCATCATGGACGACATGATAAAGACCGTCATCTTCCGCAAATCGAGACGTACCTTTGACCTGTCCGCACACGTCTTCACCGCGCTCGACCTCACGAGTCGCCAGATCAACGGCAAGGTCTGCGTCAAAATGTCGTCGACCTTTGAATCGCCCACAAAGTTCAGCGCCCTCGACTCCATGTTCAACGAGGTCATAGCCAAGACTGTCAACCCACCCGACCTGTCGGAACAGATGCTCCAGAAGATCACCGTCGACTTCCAGCAGCTCACCCGCGAGATCGTCGTCACATGCATGGGCACGCGCGTCCCGTCCCGCTTCTTCCAAGAGTCGATCGTCTGGCGGGTCATCTCCATGAATGACGTCTCGTTCGTGTCCCTGCACTGCGACAATAGCAAGTCCACCCTCGGTCGCACCTGCATCGTCTCTGGTCGGGGCTCGAAGGTCCACGAGGAGAACAACACCCACTTTACGATCGCACTGCCGCTGCTCGCCGACGCCCGCGGGGTCTGCCTCGACGACTCGGGCCAGAGCCAGATCGAGGCCCTCGATGGGCTCGCAAAGATCGTCCAGTCCATCGTCCCGAACATCCTTCACCGCTACCTCACCTCCGTTCCTTTCACCGACGTGTGGCTCATGTGGTTCGGAAACTCCGTCATACGGAACACCATCTCCAACGACTTCCCGTACTGGTGCGCGTACTACACCTGCTGGAAGTGCACCACTTCCTATTCCTGCCTCCGACTGGACTGGCCACTGCTCGCCCCCGTCGTCGTCTCGCTCATCCGTGAAATCATCGCCTTCAACAATCGTCCCACCCTGCGCTACTTAGAGAACGACGACAAGTTCGCCATATTCATTGACGACAATGTTTACTCCTTCCCGTAGCGTCCATGATCCGTAAAAAAAAAAAATAAATAAACATAAAAAGAGTCTGCGCTAGAATTCTAGTGATTCAACTTCCTTCCGCATTTCTGTGATTGTCAGTCTGAGCCAGTTGTAGAGATTGAGTAGTCCGAGGTTTATCGTGTTCTCGATCCACAGCACACGCCATTCAACGATCACCGGGTTGTAAATGTCATGCTCGCTCAGCGCCAACGCGATTCGATCTCGGTTCTCCATCGTCCACTGCTTCCGGTGGCCCCTGCGCTCAGCGTCCGTCTTTACCATGTCGAGCGCATTCCCGAACGGAACCGTCGTCACCAACTGCCCCTCGTCATTGCGGATCTCGACGCGGTACCTGAACGTCGAAAACTCGTTCATTTTGCGCAGACGGAGGCTTCGCTGTGCACTCTTTGCCGCGACGATGTCACCCTCGCTCACGTTCGTCGAAACCATCGACGTCTTTTTTTTTCCTAGTCCTACCAACACATCGGACGTGTTTTTTTTTTCTATGATGTCGGGTTACATAAAAAAAACTATTTTTTCGCGCATTTTTTTTTTTTTATTGCTCGGTACACACCAAGACGCCAATGAGCGAAAGGAAATATTTTAAAAAAAAATAAAAAAAAAACAACAACAATTGGTTATCGGTGCCATAAAAAAGTGAGGGAATGAGAGCGAATATTTTGCAGAGAAGATCGAAACTTGCCTCAAAATCATCTCGAAGGTCGTTAAGTCATCATTCGACGAGGGAACTTTCAAAAAATTTGCTATTTAGCAGATTGTTTACCAACGGCAACAATTTTTTTTACTCCATGATGTACCCAATTTTATTGAGTACAGAAGATTTCGAGAATCTGACAAACATATTGAATAGCGTCAATAAAAAAACATCCAATAATGTTACCATTAGTTCGGATATTGATGATGACAATTTGGAAGTAAACGTTCAGATAAATTATCAAAAATTGAATATATTTAAAGCAACGAAAATCGAATCAGATTCAGGTGCAATAAATAAGGAAAACTTTGTTAGGGTCGAAAATTCTAATGCGACTCAATCTGACGAACTTTCGGATGTATTCTCGAGTGATAAAAATAAATTTAAAACCGATTTGGAGTCATTCTGTAAAAGAAACCCGAGTACAACTTTCGTCATTGCAGAAAATATCAATACGGATACTTTTATTGATCAAGACAGTGATACCGCGGTGGACTTATGTATTAAGTACATAGATAGGGCATTTGTAGCTGCGCAGAACTTTACCGGAAGTGCTCAAATCGCAGATCGCTGGATTGAACCTGGCAATGTTCAGTTGCCCAGTCCAAGTCTGGTCAAAAAAGTTAATGATCCGAAAGATTCAGATCATGAAGACGAAGGTGCCAGCACCAACGAAGGTACAGATAAAGAAAAAGACCTGGAAACGAGAATCAGAGAATTCGCAGCAGCCCGAGAAGACTCAGCCATTAATAAGAGAGATGAGTTTATGAAGATTCTTAAGGACACAGATCTCAATGATGATGATAAAAATGATCTATTTGAAACGTACAAGAATGTCAATGTCACAGTTGCGACATCACTGCTGACAGTCACCCAGGACCTAAATAGACCTTTCAGCATGGACTTCATTGGATCATTGGCGCGCATATACAATCCATCTACTGGCAGTAAATTCGCAAATGATACATTGACCAAGAAAATACTTGATCAATTAGCCGATCTGATTATATATAATTCATCGTTCTGGACTAATCTGAAAGACGACAGTCAGATCAAAGACTTCATGTCTAAATTCAAAAATACGATTGAATACTTTTCTTCGATTAAAGATAACACACCAGCACCGACCAACGTACAAATGACCGCTAAACTCGAAGAGATCTGGATGAACACATCGGTCAAAGGAAAAATTCGCCAGTTTAATGCAGAGTCAACTGTGATGCCATTCTTCGCTGCATGCATGAACTTCAACACTAATTCCATGCGCGTCTTGATGCCAATTGATGAAAATATAAATGCGAAAATTGTTGGTGACAATGGTGATGATGAGTAACTGATGAATTGATATCGTGCATTTATTTATTTTTTTTTTCTTTCTGCTTGAGTGGTTAGGTAAAACGTGAGAAATAAAAAAAAAAATTGGATTATGCGGAGGCGATTCTTTTACATTGGGACAGGAATAAAGAATAATCAATGCGTCCCTTCATGTAGTTGCACAACGCACAGCAGCAGACGACGTTTCCCGGACGATATGCGTCGTACGATGACATCCGGTCCAGACCAAGATGACTCGACGCCTGGCCGCAGTAGTGGCAACGCCCGTCCATTACGTCAGCGACGTCCTTGGTCGATAATTCGAACCGTATGTGCCGCGCTTTCGCGGAGCGCTTGGTTGCGGAGAATACAGCGAGGCACTCGGCGGGCGATATCGTCTCAGACGGTCGGACAATTCTGCTGCAAATTTTGCGACAATGGAGCACGAACTGGTCCAGGTCTTTGCCCATGCGCGATCTGAACGCCCGGAGCATAAAGTAGCAAGTGTAGCACGGATCGTTGGTCAACGTCGCCGTAAATTTGCAGATCGCGCAAATGTACATTTTCGTCACGTTAATTTTTTTTTTTCCAACTTTTCTTTCTTTGCGACCGATTTTATTTTATTTTTCTTGTCCAGATAACATGGTTTGTTTTTTAAAAAAAAGACAAAGTGAAAAAAAAGGCAATCCGAGAGAGAAAAAAAAAAGTAGACAATGGCAGCACTTGCGATCGGGGCGTTGGCGGGGTACTTCATTGGTCGCATGAGCAGCAAGAAGGATTCGGTGTCGACCACACTCCAATCGGTGATCAATGACACGGTGAGTATGACGGTGACGACAGCGTTGAACAGCTCCTCCGCACAGTCGTGCGCCAACGTCATCAACATCAACAACTGTTCCATCGACGGCGACATCAAGCAGAACGCCATGTGCGTGGCGGACATATCGACGTACCAGAACGCGGTGCAGTCGTCCATGAGCAACACCGACATCACGGACGCGATCTCGAGCCAGATCAAGCAGACCTTCCAGAACCTTTCGCTGAACATGACGTCGCACCAACAGAAGCTGGTGGAGTCGCAGACGGTCAACCTGACCCAGGACATCCGGCAGGGCGTGCTGCTGAACTGCTTCAACTCTGCGAATGCGTCCAACACGATCACCTGCACGTCCGGGTCGCTGATGAACGGTCACCAGATCGACCAGGAGACGCAGGTGCAGCAGACCGTGAGCTGCATCCAGAATAGCACGCAGAACTCGGCGGTCTACCAGCAGCTCCAGGCCTCCCTGACGGCAATACAGACGCAGAAGGAGGACAATGCGCTGAACGGGAGCTGCAGCACACTGATGATCATCTTGTTGGCCGTCGGGGCCGGGGCGCTGATATTCTACTCGCAGTCGAATTCTGGCGGGAAGCACAACAAGAACGCGGCCCTCGTCAGCATGGGCATGCTGCTGCTGTGCTGCGCGGTGATGTGCATGGCCATGCAGAGCTCGGGGACCAACTGTCTCCATATCCAAGCGGTCAGCAACAACATACTGTTGGCATGCGGCGCAATCGGGGTGCTCCTGATGATCTTCGGAACCATGCAATTCAGCTCAAGGAAGTCGAAATCCAAAAAACCTTAGCTTCCATTTTTTTTTTCATGCTTGTTTTTATTTGTTTATCTTCCAAGGGGAAAAAAAAATTAGTTCTTGACAAGGTTCTTTGAAACCAGGGCCATGATGCTCGAGGCACTGACGCGGTCGTCCACGATCTCTTGGGTCGGGAGGGATGAGCGGTAGAGGTTGAGCAGGTCCGCGTCGGGTCTCAGGTTCAGAACGTTCCCTGAACGCACGGCCCCGGTCCCCGATCGAATATAGGCGTGCACGAGCTTCACAAAGTCCTGGGTCCTGAGGTAGATGGCGCCGTCCCCGGTCTCTGCGCCCTGGGGGAGAAGGTCCTTGGCATGGTCCTTGATCCAGGACGTGGCCCCGCTGGACACGAGGTATGCCTTGTTCAGCTTGTCGTTGAGCGTGCGCTTCTTCTTCTCGATCACGGGCTTCACCTTGGACCTCCCCTTCTTCGCCTGCTGTTCCTTGAGCTGCTGCGCGCGTTTGTTCTTGCGGTTGATGCGGACCCTGCGTGAGATCCTCGACTTCCACAGCTTCACGTTCTCAAGGATGGTCTCGAAGTCGTCCGAGCTCTTGACCAGGCAGAACTTCTTCTTCAGCGACCGAATGGCGTCCTTCCGCTCGCTCTCCGACTTGAAGCGGTCGGAGTGAAGTGCGTCCAACGTGCTGTTGACGGACGTCAGGACGGACGCGTCCGAGTTCACCAGCCAGTTCGCAAAGCGCGTCTCGAGCGATGCACTCAGTGGCGTGGCGTTGGACGCCTTGTCCACGAACCAGCATTGGTTGGGCGACCGGTTGGAGAGGACCAGCACGTCGTACCCAGGGGCATGCGAGATCTTCTTCATGTCGGACACGGGGCCGGGGAGCTTGGTCACGCTGATGCAGTTCTTGACGAACTGGAACAGACACCTGGCGCTCGACTTTGCGACGCGCGTGGTCGAGAAGCGAGTGGTCTGGTGCTCAAAGTCCGAGGACACGAGGAGTCTGCTCTGGAGCTCCGCGGAGTCCACGCTCAGCGGGAAGTTCGTCCCAAGGAGCACGAACGTGGACGTGGGGGTAGTGACTCGATCGACCGTCTTGGGGCTCTTCGCCACGTTGATCTGCTGCCAGGGCAACACGTGCGTGATCCCTGGAACGCGCAGAAGGTTCTGGCTCGCCTCCAACATGTTGCGGACGGTCGTGTGCACGAACACCGCAATGTCCCCAGCGTCGAGTCCAAAGGGCGCGTCCGTGCTCTGCGTCACCAGTCCACCAAGGTATGTCCCCGATGCGTACGCACTTGGGCTGAAGTCGAGCGTGTGGAAGTCAGTGTTCAGCTCAAAGAACACACATTGGTACCGTCTCTTCGGCATCTGCGTCTTCAGATGCTTGCGGGTGATGTCGCCAGTGGTAGTCGCTTCGGTCGTTTCCATTTGTGATTTGTTTTTGTTTTGTTTTGTTTTGTTTTGTTTTGTTTTGTGGGTTCCCCAAAAAAATGTTCGTAATTTATTCGGTGTTTTTTGTTTTTCACAATGGACACAGATAAAATATTTTCATCGATTCTGAACGCAGCAGTACAGGAGGAAAAAAAAAAATAAGTTTGGGACGTGGGAGTGAGAAAACGATCGCGAGCGCAACATCAAGAAGTTTAAAAAAAAAAATTTGAAATTATATTTTTTTTTATGACCACGTCTTTTTTTTATTTTTTTTGTTTTTAAAAGTTCTGCCTGATTGAAAATAAAAACTTTGAATTAAAGAAACAAATCCGTCCAACTACACGCAAACAACTTCCCTTGTGATCTCAAGAAAATCATGGTGAACCCCGAAGAAACCGTATCGCAGTCAACATCGAGTCGACGCCGCCGTCGCAATAAACACGGCAAATCAAGCGAAGTGGTGAGAAAATCCCGCTCCAGATCTAGATCGAGATCTAGGTCCAGATCTGGCTCCAAGGTTCGTCGCGCCAAGTCCAGATCTAGATCTAGATCAAGAAGCCGACGCGGAAGGTCCCGGTCTCCACTCAAGCGCGCTAAATCCAGATCTAGGTCCAGATCCAAATCCAGATCTAGGTCCAGATCCAGATCTAGATCTAGGTCCGCCTCTGGGGCAAGACGCGCGCGCAGATCTACTTCGAGATCCAGATCAAAGTCCAGAGCCCGATCTCGCTCCAGATCCAGATCCAGATCCCGTCGTTAATCCAACGGTTTGCTCTTTTTTTTTTAAAAAAAAAAGAAAAATGTGTCCATTTTGTTTCATTCTGCAAACTTTGGGATGGAACTGTGGCAACGAAAAATAAACATAACGTGGCGATTAAAATGTGATAAACTTTTTATCGCCGCTTACCCATTTTTGCACGAAATCGATTACAGTTAACTTGTTTTTTTTATTTTCTCACGCACATTTTATTTATTCATTTCCTTTCTGGAAAGGGAAAAAATGGTTCAATCCAGGACCATGCCGGAATACGAGCTCCCGGCAACAGTTGAGCGTTCGAATGCCCTGCTGTCCGACGTCCATAACGTGATCACGGATCTTAATAAATTGATCTCGGTTCTGCAGGTAAAGATAAAATCGTACTCAAATGGCAACAACACTGAAAACAGGAAGAAACAGCTGACGTCGAATATCTCGAGGACGCAGCAAGAATTGACCACTGCGATCAAGACGTCCAACTACCAGACCGCGGCGTCATTGAGCAAGGATCTTGCAGATTTCTCATCGGAACTGCACGGCCTCAGCGCGTCCACGCGACACTCCAAGTTGGAGAAGTACACGCGACAGATGAACGAGACCAAGCATCGTCTGAGGATGCTCATGGAGCTGCAGTCCGAACTCGAGGAGCACAGCGAGCGACTGGAGATAAGGAACATCAAGATTAGTGACCATTCGCCAATTTCGGCGCTGCTTAACGAGATATCCGACGTCGATGATTGATTTTATTTATCTTCTTGTTTTTTTTTGACCCGGAATTAGTTTATAAAAAAAAAGTCGCGAGGTTGTTTCTATTTTTGCTTTCTCTCGCTGACGACCAGAAAAAAAAAGAAAGAAAGAATGGACGATGGCGAAGAGGTCGATAGAGAATACGACGACGAGGCGGACAAGTATGAGACGTTCACGCAATTGGACGATGAGGTCAGCGAGGGGTCGGAAAGGTACAACGTCACGCAGCACGACTTCAAGTTCCCGGATCTCCGTGACCGAGTGTTCGAGGGCGAGACCAATGACAGATCGCTGGACTCGTTCTCGACGTACGTGCGGCAGCAGCTCCAGAAACACCCGGAGCTTTTGGACAGGTTCGACTCGCTCGACCGTGGACTCAGCGTGCCCGAGACGTACGTGGCGATGCGCGAACTGCTGTATCTGGCGGACGATGCCGACAACACGAACGATCAGGACATGATGGTGAGCGACGACATCTCCATCTCGTTCATGAGGCAGTGGATCAGCGTCATGGATGAGACCTCCGTCCGCACGAACACGGACGAGGCGACGCTGCTGAGGCGGGTGGAGATCATGGCCAAGCGGATGATCCTCAGTGGGGAGACGCCGCTGCGCATCAGACGGCGCGTGAGCTCGTTTATCATGCAGGGGGTCGTCAACGGCAAGACGGCCCCGCAGATCGAGAGGGAGTGGCAGCACACGGAGATGCTCAGGAGCACGACGGTCCGCCAATGGGCACGGAGACTCCTGAACCAACGCGCGGTCGCCGGCGCGCTGCGGACAAGAGGGGTCGACATGTCCTCCGGGTTGGACGGGCGCTCCATCCTGGGGAGGGCGAAGGCGGTCCGGCTCATTCTCCAGGACCCACGCGAGGTCCTTGCGCATGTAAGCGGTAGGTCGTACGAATGGCCGAGCGATCCGACCGCGCTGAGGAAGTATCTGCGGGGCTGGGCGCTGGCGGGGACCGACGTGTTCGAGTCGATCGTCCTGTACCTGGAGCGCGGCGGACCGGAGCAACCGCTGAAGCTGCAGTCCGTCGATGTCCACGCGATCATCCAATGGTTGCAGAACAACCCGTCCGGGTCGGTGGTCGACGCGATCGACGAAAGGTTGCCGGGCGCCGATGGGAAGGTGCTGCACCAGATCTACCGCGGGCTTAAACGCTTCGGCATCAACCGCAAGACCCCACGGGGCATGCAGGCCAACGCGCTGCGGCTGTTCGCGATGATGGACGTGAAGCGGTTCCGCGAGCGGTTCCAGGACATCCACGTGGTCGGCCAGACCGCGGACGTGGTGTGGATGGACGAGACCACCGTCTCCACCGAGGTCGCCCGCCAGAAGGTGTGGAGCTACCAGGGCACCAGGCCCGTGGTGCTGGAGGCCAAGAGGGCCGGTCTCGGCGGCGCGTACAACATGATGTGCAGCATCGGCGTCATCGGGGGCAAGAGCTTCATCCACTACATGATCTACAAGCCGCAGCGCGCGCAACTGAGGGAGTCCACCCCGAGGATGTTCTCCGAGCACGGCAAGTACTGCAAGGTCATGGGGAACTACGTCACCATCGCCAACTATATGTTCGGCACCTGGAACCACATGAACCTGGACGGCTACCGGTACGAGTTCCAGAGGGTCAGGAACGACTGCCTCTTCGACGCGATCGCGAGGATATACAACTCGGGCGTGTCCAACGATCGACCGCTGTACCTGCTGTGGGACGCCTTCTCCGGCCATTTCGCACAGAAGGTCTACCTCCCCCGCTCCGGGAACGCCCGCGAGCACAAGGCGCGCTTCAACCCGGCGTTCGACGCTTTCAGGTACATGGCGCGCGGTCTGCTCCTGCGCCACGGGGTAGACATGCCCGCAAACCGCATCCACATGGTCCACATGCCGAGGTACAACCCGCAGTTCAGTCTCTGCGAGAGGGTGTTCGCGCACATGAAGAACTACATCTCCAGGAACGCCAGGCTCCGGCGCTCCGACAAGCTCAGTGAGACGGAGCTCATGCTTTTGATCAAAGAGTTCGTGCAAAATCGGAAACCGTCGTACGCGCTGCTCCTCGCCCGCGCGTGCAAATACCGGGTCAACGACCAGGCCACTGAGGATCCGGTCGAGGTCACCGCCGACGTGTGCCGTTGCATCCTGGACATCCAGCGGCCGCTCCCGACGATGCGCGACAAGCAGCTGGTCTGCGTCACCAGGGACTCCGCACGTCCCGTCGCCGTCCTCGGACCCTCCGAACGCAACTCTTGGCGCATACTCGACCTTAACCAGGCAATGTTCGACCCGGACCTTGACCTGCTGCACATGGAGTCGTTCGGCTACTTCAAGAGCCAGACCGATGACGACCTGAGGTCGCACTTCTACGTCTACAGCGGCTTCGACCTCGTTGACTACACCTCCATCAGGGTCGCCGAACAGATCGCACATTCCCGCGTCGCTGCGGAAATACTGGACTACCTCGTCATGGGCGGTGCGGCACAGAGGCGCGTCATCTGCGACCAGGGCCACGCGTGGCAAATGTTCATCCAGTCCGCGGGCAATCGCGAGTGGCTCTTCTACCCAAAGGTCATCGGCGAATCCGGCATATACGCCGCGAAGAATACCACCAACGGTGCCGTGCTTATATTCACCCCCGCGAACAAATCGCTCATGAGCGGCATGCACGGCATCTTGGGAAGACTCGAGGCGGAGACGGAGATCGTCCGGCTCAGGGCCTTCTTCCCGCAAAGCATCGTCCTTGATATCATAACGTCCCTGCTCGTGAGAAGGAAACTCCCCAGCACCACGAAATGCGACTACTACCCCCCGGTCCGCGACCCTGACGCCATATCCATCGGTCGCGCAAACGTCACCGTCATCCACAGCATTCGACAGGCCAGGCTCCCGAACGCCCGACAGGCCAGGTACAACCTCAGGTCGCGCGACTAGTCCTCGCTGTTTCTTTTGACCATGATGACCACTACGCACACTGCACATATCGCCACCGCTCCCCAGAAGTAGTACGATTTCGTGATCTCCTTCATGAAGTTGCCCGTGCTCAGCAGCGCACTCTGCGTGACCGGTGGGTTGATCGTCTCTGCGAACAGCATGTCCTTCGGTACAAGGTCCCGCAGCACAACGCGGTACGTGATGTTCCCATAGGTGGGCAGGTCCTTGGTGTCCTTGATCACTATCGTCGTCGCATTGATCGTGATGAAGAACCGCTGTGGACTGTCGTCGCCGACATAGGCGGTCGTCGTGCTGTCCGCTTGCCAGACCTGGAGATTGTACGCCAAGGAATACTGGATCTTCCCGCCGTTGTTCTGCTGGTGCAGCGCCACGATCTGGAACGACGTCGGTATCGCGTTCGGATCATCGCACGGGATCGGCTTGGCGAATATGTACGGTACATAGCTCGGGTCCGATGGCATCGTCGTATCCGACGTTTTCACAAACCACATTCCATTTGACAACAATGACCTCCAATTCGTGTTCGCAGCAGTCGGACAAGACATATCGTTTATTTTTTTTATATCAAACGCAACTTTTTTTTTTCTTTCTTTTTCTCTCTCGGTATAAAAAAACATTAAATCGTTCCGTCCAAGGGATCAGTTATAAAAAAAAAAGCAGTCGAAAAAAAAACAACATGAACGCGTTGCTCGCGAACCTGCACAGCCCAGATTATGGACTAAGCTCTCACGCATATCCGGCGTTGCGTTCACACCAATCCGACACTTCAGCAGCTGTCTTCCATGCATCCTCACGGGTTCCCATGTCCGCGAACAATAACACGTCCACACCAATCAACACGAACAACAACGTAGCGGCCAGTGGTCATACGTCCACACCAATGAACACGTACAACAACGTGGCCACCAGTGGTCATACGCCCACACCAATGAACACGAACAACAACGTGGCGGCCAGTGGTCATGCGTCCACACCAATGAACACGAACAACAACGTGGCGGCCAGTGGTCATGCGTCCACACCAATGAACACGAACAACAACGTGGCCACCAGTAGTCACACGTCCGCACCAATGAACACGTACAACAACGTGGCCACCAGTGGTCATACGCCCACACCAATGAACACAAACAACAGCGCGTCGGCCGGTGGTCATGCGTCCACGCCAATGAACACAAACAACAACGTGGCCACCAGTGGTCATGCGTCCACGCCAATGAACACAAACAACAATGTGGCCACCAGTGGTCATGCGTCCACACCAATGAACACGTACGACGACGTGGCCACCAGTGGTCATACGTCCGCACCAATGAACACGTACAATAACGCGTCGGCCGGTGGTCATACGTCCGCACCAATGAACACGTACAATAACGCGTCGGCCGGTGGTCATACGTCCGCACCAATGAACACGTACAATAACGCGTCGGCCGGTGGTCATGCGTCCACACCAATGAACACAAACAACAGCGCGTCGGCCGGTGGTCATGCGTCCACACCAATGAACACAAACAACAGCGCGTCGGCCGGTGGTCATGCGTCCACACCAATGAACACAAACAACAGCGCGTCGGCCGGTGGTCATGCGTCCACACCAATGAACACAAACAACAGCGCGTCGGTCGGTGGTCATGCGTCCACGCCAATGAACACGTACGACGACGCGTCCACCAGTGATCATGCGTCCACGAGCAATAACATACCGACCGCTAATTATGCGTCCTCACATGCTTCCGTCTCTGATCAGACACCAGCAAATATTTCATACACCGATGTCCGCGATCAGCCATTGGACGGTACTTATGACGGCAGAGAACTGCTCGTCCACAATGATAGCGACAGCGACAGTGATGGCGACGATGATCAAAATGAATTTTTGAAACTAAAGGAACGGTTTAGTGGCAGGTCAACGAGTTCGTCCAGCAATGGGTCAATGAGCTCGTTCAGCAATGAGAGCGATTCATTTACCGACGACGAGCCATTGGATGATCGTCATTCAAATAATAACGTGACAACACGCGTGACAGAAAATAACAGACAAGTTCAATATCCAATAGAACTATTATATCAGAATGCATCTTCATCCGGAAAACCATTCGAAGGTGAAGATACCGAGTCTATTTGACAAAAACCCCATTTTTTATGTTCTTTTGCGCAGTGATATTTTGGCGTTTATTTTTTTATTGTTCCCATTTCTTTCCATTGGGCGAAAAAAGAACGCCTTTGCTAACCGTTTACTCTCTGTGAAAGAAAAAGAAAAAAAAAACAAACGATGAGTGCAGCAACAGAAGTAGCAAAACCAGTTGGTGGGATGTTCAGTTCGTTGTTTTCTTGGCCGATCTTTGGTGGTATCGTGGTCGTCGCGGCAGTCGTATATCTGTTCCTGCAGGTGCGCAAACTCCATGTGGAGCTTGCCGGACTTCAAAAGTTCATCCAGACGGACTTCAAGGCCTCAGTCAGTGAGGTGATTGCCGCATCATTGCACAAAATTACCGAGAGCAGAAAAAAGCAGGAAGCTGAGTAACATGGTTGATGTATTTTTTTTTTTATTCGCCTGCTTTCTTTTTTTTTCACCGGATATCTTGTGAATAAAAGCAAAGGAAAAACATACCTTTTAACGAGTGGAAGAAAAAAAAAATAAGGGATGACCGGGCATCAAAAAGCACTTTTATTAAGCAACGAGACATTTCTGAAAAACAAAAAAAGTCTGGTGTGGAGCGAGAAGGTGCTCGGACATCCGGCGACTTTGTACTTTGGTGGACACGTTGGGTTGATTACGCGCGGTCTTCGCGATGTGAGTTGGATCCTGAATGACATCGCAATCCCCCTCGAGGCACTGATGCTGTTCTCCCAGCTCGACGGTCAGATCGTCCATCGCAAAGGTCCCCGGGGTATCAGTTCCGTGGCACAGGCGTGCATCACGCTCCTGGACCAGACGAGCAGAATCAACGGTGACGTCAAGTTCCGCGTGTTCGACGCGATGCCAAAGGCCGACGTAAACATGTCCTACGAGGCACGCATCAGCAACCTGAAGAGACTGTTCCGCCACCATCCCAACATCGAGGTCGCAGTGGCCTACGAGATCGGGAATGTCTCAGAGACGTTGGTGGAGTTCCAGTCCAATGTCGCAAACAATGTGCAGATCACGGGACCGGACACGCACTCCATCATCCTCCGCGGCCGTCAGGACGTCTACGGCCAGGGGTCCATGTACAAGATTCGCATGGCGAAGAGCATTCGGTTCCGACAGGCGCGCGTGCAGGCCGTCCGTGTGGTCACCAGAAATGCCAACAATAGCCCGCTCACGCTCTCCGTTGATCTGGTGGACAAGGGGGAGGTCCGCACGCAATCGCTCACGAGGACCATGTTCAACGTCGATCTGATCAAGGTGCTGTCACTCCCGAACGACTATGCCAAGCATTTCCTTGTGTGCGTCCGCGAGGACACGAACGAGATCTCGAACATCGCCACGGGCTGGATGTGATCAACGGCCCGGTTGGAACGTCGCCGGTATGAAATCGTTGTTCGCGTGCTGCGCGGGGATGGTCGGCGAGGTGTACGTCTTGGGCACGCCCACGAAATAGTAGTTCTGCCTCATGTTCAGTGCCACCATCTCCGGTGAAAAAAGCACAGACTCGAACGGCAGGTTCTGCTGGAACTGGGCCGGGTCTATCTTCGCGTGCTGCATGAACCGCGCGGCGTTCTCATCACCCCGTGACCCGGGGAACGGTATCCGTCCATAGCTGTTCCCACCAATGTTCGTCTGGAAACGCTCGGTGCTCAGATGGTTCGTCTCAAAGTACCGCATCGACTGCTCGCGGTACGCAAAGTCATCGTCCATCGCATGCGCAACGTCAGACACTATCTTTGCGAGATCGGGGGCGCCATTGAACCTCTTCAGATGCGTATTGTATGACATGATTGTTTTCACTCTTTTTGTTTTGTTGCTTTCTTTTTTATTTTCTTTTGTTGTTGTTTTTTTTTTTTACGATAGACATGGTGGTGAAAAAAAAAAATCAAAACGAATAAAAAAATGCACGTCGTCAGAAAAAAAAAATGAGGAAGGGATTAAATGCGGAATCTTGATATCTGGTCGCTCGGGTAGGACAGGAAGTGCTGCTGCGGGGTCATGCTCAAAAGAAGATGGTTGGTCGACTCATGGAGCGTCTTGACCTGACCGCTGCAGATCGCGGTCGCCTCGAACGATCTGAACAGTATGCGGGACAGGTTGTTGCGGACCAGACCGACCTCCTTCGCGTAACTGAGCTGGTATTGCAGGGATTTCCCGAGCTTGACCGCCGACTCCGCGCAGTGCGAGTTCTCCGCCGCCACCAGCACTTTGGCCAATGCGTCGAGGAACTTGACCACGTCCTCCGCCGCGATGTCGTCGCCCAAAGGACCCTCGCATGCGTACACCATGGTCTGCAGGAAAATAAACATCGCCGGCACGACCAGTATGTCGAACATGACGGTGTTGGCCAGGACGATCTGCTGACAGTCCCCCCATCCGATCTCCGGCTTGTTGGTCTTGACGTTCACCATGTTGTGGATCAAAAACAGCGCGTACCCGAGCCCCTTGGACCCGACGAACGTCTGGGCGGTCGTGTGGATCCGTGGTACCAACCTCACGTTGTCCGCGAATCCCATGCGGCATTTCTGACATGGGAGCACTCTCCCAAGGAGCCAGAACATCTCGTACTCGGCGTCGCTCGTGTGTTTGGTCCAGTGCCGCAGCTCCATCAGCGTGTGGAGCATGCGCCACCCGGGCGGTCCGAATATCAATTGGTTCATCCCGATCCTTTTCTTTTTGTTTTTTTACTCTCTCGTTATTGTTTGGCCCGAGGGGTTTTCTTTCTTTGATAAAAAAAAAAGTCAGACGAGAACCACGATGAACTGCGGCGTCTCCGGCGTCTCCGGCATTGGGTACAGCGCCACGTCCTTGGTCTCACTCATGAACATGGCCACGCTGTGCTGCGACGCGACGTGGGACCTCGACGACCACCACCACTGGTGTTTCGGACCGAGCTCGGACGCGTCGATGCGAATCACGTGGCGCCAGTTGCCGATCATGAGCTCGTTCGTCAGACGTGTCAGTGCATACCCACCGTTCGCCGTGTGCTCGCGATAGCTCCCGCTCTGGTACATCATGTCCGAGAACACCATATCCAGAGCGTCGGGCCCGTTCGTCCACATGAAGTCGTACGCGTCCGAGAGCACCCGCCGCAATTTGGACACGTCGTCCATCGCCCAGACCCCGTGGCGCCAGACCAGCGAAAGAAACAGCCGGACCGTGACCCCATGGTAGCGCGCCCTGGCCGCTTCGACAATAACGTCGTTCGTGCGGTCGGCGACGTTCGTTTTGCCACCGTCCCTTTTCAAAAGCCACGACCACTTCGGTCCGTCCTCCTCCTTTTCGACCAGCAGCTCGTCGAACCGTTCGCGGAGCGTCTCAGCGTCCATGCCATTTCGCACGCACACCACCGGATAGTGCGCAGGACTCTGCGCCAACACGTCGCTGATGCACAGACACATGCTGGCGTCCTTTGGTAGTGCGTTCGACGACACCACGCGGGCCACGACCTTTGGCGGTCGAAGCGCCGAGATCGCCGCCCTCCAGAGTGTGATGATCGTGTGGTTGGCGTCGTCGGACATGTGCGGATACACAACCCCGTCGCATTGTGATTTCAGCATCGCGTCGAACGCCGCCGGACCGTGCTGGACCAGACACGGTATCGCCATATGGAACATGTAGTCGCCCATCTCCAGGAACTGTTGCGTACTGGTCAGACCATTGTCGTTGAACGCCCGGGAGAACTGCACCACCCTTTTGCACACCGTCGCCTTCGACATCTCCGCTTATTTTTGTTTCCAACGGGTATTTATTTTTTTTTTCGGTTTCTCTTTGCGCAAAGACATGCACACATATATATTTTTTTTTTGTGAAACAAGGTTCGTTTTTTTTTTTCTTCCCAATTTTTTTTATGATGCGCTTGTGACGCCAGGTGGATTTCTAAATCATATTTGGTCGTCTTGTAGTTTTTTTTTTTCAAAAAACACCGCGCATTGAGATACACATTTGCCCAAATGAATGTGCGGGATAGAATTAATGCTTACAATGGTAAGAGAACTCATGGACAAAACGCCAATAGCTTATACACTACCCCCACCAGTCAAGCGCACGATAAAATTAAAACTTGCACCGGACGGCTGCTTTTTTCAAGAGATGATTTTCTCGAAGCTCTGGAATTGTTCGTTGGATCAACGTTGCTCGACAATTGTGCAGACGCTAATGAATTTATCGTCGTTACGAATGCATTAATATATATGTTTTCAGTTATCGTCATGTTTGACTGGACATTGGACGCAGGTCACGATGTAACCGGAGATACGAACATCCCTAATGGTTGGACCGTGTCTAATCGCTTGGACGGCGTTCTAAGCGCCTTGATTGGTAATTTTGACATCAATAACTACAACAGTCAGCGAACGACTGTGAAAAAATATGACAAAGCGGCATATTTAGAAAACTCCAAGGAATTCGCACGTTTTGCTGTCACGAATGTTAATAATGGAAAAGACACGTTACTGAAAAATGGCACAAGATTTACATCCAAGTGTATATATCATTGTATGATGATATATGAGATCAATAACCCAGGCGTCTTAATTCATAAATTTAACCTGATTTGTAACAACTGTAGATCGATATATGAAATACTCACTAACGTGCAAAAAATCAGTCCTATTAATGGTTACATTCGTGTCATTGGAAGCATTGCTATGTGTAAGCTCGGTGAAGTGGAACAACAAAACTTGATTTTTTTGCGTGAAATATCAACGGCCAGCGATATCAAGCAGGGATATGCTGATAATGTTTCTGATTACCTAATGGAGTTCTTAGACCATGTGGATCTGGGTGAATTCGCAAAGTTCCGCAGAGAAGTATACAATTGAATAGTTGAATGGGGGGAAATAAATATGTTTGTCATTGTTATTTTTTTATCCGCTGATTTTTTCAAAAAAAAAAATGAAAGATTTGGATACATTCTTTGGTCGCGGATGTACGGCACAAACGCGCACGACTTTTGGTATTCACGGTCAAGCATCAATGTGAAGAACTCGCAACGGACGGAGAACATGAAATGGCTGTCCGCGGAGCATCCACTGTTCGAATACGTGCCAAGCAATCCATTTGAATCGAGGAGCGACAAGGAGCGACTGCAGCGGTTGCCCGTCACCACGAACGATCGTTCCGGTGAGACCGTCTTCGGTCCTCGTCAGACCACCAAGCAGATGCTGTACTCCCATCTATACGTTCAAATTCCGCGATAAAACCGACATTTTTTTTTTATGATTCTCTTTTTATTTATCGGTTGCCAAAGGCGAACTGAATCCAATAAACGGACATTGGGGAAACAATGCGAGAGGTATTTGTGAACGACAACTGCACGTGGAGCAGACTGTTCATCAAGATTCTGAACATGTACAATGAGGTGTGTCCCGACGACGGAATTCCCCAGAGATGGAAACGATCGACCGAGAAGGTCTCCATGAACATTATTGCGCCGGCAGTACGCGTCGACGGCGGTCAGACCGTGCAGGGGGAGAGCGCATTCGATTTCCTCCTGTCGGAAATCGTGCACTCGTTGTACAATCGACCGTCAGCGCAGACCATGGGTGCACCGATACAGCGACCGATGGCTTCTCCGGTGAACAGTTCGATGCCGGCGCTTTTCCTCGATCAGAGGCCAGCAGAGACGCACCCAATGTCGGTGCACCAGAAAGTGGAGTTCGCAAAGAACGCGTCCAACTTTGAACCGAACATGGACATGTTTACTTCAAGGATTGGCCAACTGGACGATGACTAAGCGATCATTATTTTTTTTTTTTTATCAAATCAATTCGTGAAAAAAAAAAAAAAACGTTGCGATCAATAAATAATTTTTTTATTTGTTCTGGTAGATGTTTGATTTGTGCTGAGAAGGGGAGACAAAACGAAAAGACAAAGGTCGTCGGATGACTTTACCGGATGTCAATCCGTTCGTGGGCGTTGGACTGATCGTCGTCTACTTTGGAGTCGTCACTGAAATGATCTCGCGCAGATGTCCAGCCGGGTTTCTCGTGGTGGCGATGTTGATCGCGCTTCTCTTCGTTCTCAAATGGACCATGCTAAGCTCCAGGTGCGCGTTCGGGGTGATCGAGTCGAAACTGCGGGGGATCCCGGAACACAAGTCCTTGTGCAGCCGTGCCATCCATTCGTCCTACGTCATGGGACTGGCTTGGCCGTGGCTGATACCGACGTGCATTCTAATTTGTGGAGGACTTGTGCTCTGAGCCTCTGAACAGGAGGAACATCATTCCTGCGGAAGAGAGGACCAGCAAAATAAAGCCGATCATGGTCGCCCATTTGATCTGGCTCTTCTTGTTCTTGTCGTTCGCAAGGTATGTGTCGCACGAGTCTGACGAGATCGCGGTGTACGAAATCCATGCGCCGATTCCGAGCACAATGATCGCCACAAAGTTGAGCACAGATGCGCCAATTGCCATCCAGTTCATCGTCATTTTTGATGTGTTCTGTTTTTTTTTGACTTCCTTTTTTTTGGTTGGTTTTTTGTTTTGTTCACTTCTTGCGGATCAGGTTTTATTTTTATTACGAAATAAAAAAAAAACCGCAACAAAAAAAAAACTTATGCCCAGCGAAGAAAAAAAAAAACATTGGGCGTTCATTGAATTTTTGTTAATTGATGGAGAGTGCCGATATCGTCCGCAAAAGCGTCTCCAACTGAATGCGGTTTATTTCAAAAATCTTCGTGGTGCGCTTTGAATTTAGGTAGTCCAGCCACTTCGCAGGCGCCTTTGGGAACATCTTTCGCGTCTTCGTCAGGAGCATATTTTCGTCCGGGACTGCCGGCATCAATGGGAGCATCATCAAGAATATAAGTATTGTCGTCGTGGAGCGATTCCGTCCCGCCATGCACACGACGAGTATCGTCTTTTTCTCCTGCAGCAGGTTGTATATCAACTGATTCGAGAACACCGGCTTTCGGTTCATGGTGACGTTCATCGTCTTCAGTCCGGCGGTGGCGGATTTCTGCACCCGAAGCACCGGCTGCAGCGCATGGTTCTTGTCCCGCATGGAGTCGGACGACGCGGACTTGATCTCGGATATCGGCACAAAGTACACGGACCCTCGGCATCGAGACTGGGCGTGGAACGCGTTCTCCACGAACTTGTCGTCATTGAAGGGAAATTCTTCCGCGGTGACGATCAGCGCGTCAAAGTAGTGACTGTACAGCGTCGCAGAGTCGATGTTGCCCCACGCCAACAGTCCATTCGGATACTTGTTCGTCTCAATGTTCTGCACGGTCACGTCCACGATCGTCTTGCTGTACGGGAGCACGTGGATCAACGGGCCAATTATCCTCGGTTTCGGTTTCTCAACTTTCGCTCCCTCGGCGGGTTCGTTCGTTTTCTTTACCGGACGTGTCTGACGCTCTGTGACAAATGACGGACGGTTTCGGCGCGTCGTCGCCTCTTCGGTCAGGGGGAGGACGGGCATTGGACTATCGTTCGCGGCCTTTGACATTTTACCTTTTTGCACAACGACCTTTTTTCACTCGTGTTGTCATTTTCTTTTTTTTTAGTACCACAAGTGATAAAAAAAAAAACCACACAATGACGAATTAACGGAAAAAAAAACAATTAATGCGACAAGTTTTTTTTTTGTGTATTGATGGGTTTATTGATGACAGCAAAATGATCACGTGAAAGAAAAACAGTCGAGATGCATGGAACACACACACAGCATTGTGTTAGTAAGTTTGTGTCCGATGAGAAACGAAAAAGAAAAAAGTGATTTCACTTACCATTTTTTTTGTGATTTACGTCTGGCATCGATCCATGATTCAAATGAAAAAAAAAAAATATGCGCACTGTGAAAAAAATAAATAAATTATTTTCTCTTTTTTTTTGTTCAAGTGGTTAAGAATAATAAAACAAATAATTTATCATGATGCTATGCTTATCTATAATTTAGATATTTGGAAGCGCACTTACCAACGCCATAAACATTACTGTTGTGTTCTCACATTTCTTTTTTTGTTTTGTTTCAATCGTTCTCTAAATATGCATGTGTATGTATTAAATTTCGTTTATTTTTTTTTTTGTTTTTTAAAGGAACTGATCATTGTCATTACCTGATTAACTTACCTCCTCATGGTCCTTGGTGACTAAAGAATGTCTCTCTTTTTTGCAAACTTTTCTTTTTGGTTCATCATTGGATAGGAAGAATAAAAAGGACAACGGGTTGGCAACGCGATAAAAAAAAAAACACTTTTAACGACGCAACTCGCTGGCCAGAGCATTGGAAATTAAAGATGATTATTTTATTTTTTTTATTTCATGTTCCGTTTTTTGTTTTGTTTGGTGCGATTGGGAAGAAAAAAAAAAGAAGAAAAAAAAAATCGACGATGTTTACGTTCGACAAGCAGCATGCGATCGTGCAGCGCGTGGTCGATGGGAACGAAATATACTTGCACCAGAAGAAGATCATGCAGAGATATTCTACGATGCGCTTTTCCCTCAAGGACGTCTCTGAGGACAAGGGAGGGATGGTGCGAAAAATATACGAGAACATGATCGTCCACCAGACGAAGAACCAGACGGAGACCGTGCGGATGTATCTGGATCTGTTCGACGGTCTGGTCAAGTCCCGCGAGTACTTTGACAACGTGTTTGCGGACTTTGTCGTGTTCGAGTGCATACGTCTGAGCACGAACGACGGTGAGGTCAAGGACAACGTGGATGCGGTGTTCATCAAGCTGGCGCTCTCGACGAGCGGGACGAACCAGTACGTGCGCATCGGCTCAGAGGCGTTCCAGACGTCGATAGTGATGGCGACGTTGGGTCTGGCGAATCTCCGCATTGACGACATGCACAGGCATTTCTGGCCGAGCGCCACGGACAAGCGGGTGACCTCGCACGAGTTCGAGCACACCAACCCGGGCTTTGTGCGGGCGTTCGAGCGCGGCCTCGAGCTCATGCTCGCCTGCGAGTTGACCAGCGACGATCCGAAGACGCTCTTCCCCAATGACCCCAGACGGCAGGCGTTGACGACCGTCCTCATGCTGTCGACCGTGTACCTACCCGTGGTGAGGCTGTGGAAGGCGATCGCAAAGAACGGCGTCACGGACGGGGTGATATTCCCGAACCCGCAGCAGCTGATCAGGACCCGCACCAAGAACGACGTCGTCAGCGCGTATCTGAGCGGAGCAAACGCTAATGCCAACGGTGAGATCATCAGGCAGTCGCTCCGGTCTCCGTATGTTGTCCCCCTGTTTCTGCATCCGCACCAGCAGGCCCGGGCGAAGATCGGCCGCAGCCAGCAGATGCAGCCACGTCGCACTCTGGACGTGGACTCGATCGCTCAGAAGCTCCTGAGCCAATCCATGGACCAGGGGTTCTGAAGCACCGGAACCCAAACTTGTCCGACGGGTCGAGCCTCTGGGAGAACCCGAGGAAGCACTGCTCCAGCTGGTCGTAGTTCCTCGACAGCCAGCCCTCGTCGCGCGGCACGGACACCATGTGCGCTCGCTGGTTTCGGACGTCGTACTCCACGAAATCACACTCACCCAGGTCGAGGATATGCAGGAGACACTGCACCTGGTCGACGTAGTAGCTCGGCGGCGAAACCGCGGAGAAGTTTATCTTCCGGCTGTACGGGCATTTGAGCTCCACGAGTCTCCCGCAGAACGTGATGCCGTCCGGCGAACCGGCCAACCATCCGACGGTCTTGTGTGCGAGGAGCCCGGCGGACGCGACCCGGTGGCCCGTCTCTCTCTGGTAGAAGGCACACGCCTCCGGCTCGTGCAGCACGCCAAAGTCCATCGCCTCCCGGGACATGACCTTGGCCGGACCGCTGGTGGGGAATTCGACCGTCTCCCGGTTCAGCTGCGAGAATTTGTACCGCGCGATGGACTCGCTCGTCTTGCTGTTCCCTTTGAAAAAACGACACTTCCCCAAGATCGTCGGCACATCGCTGGCGGTGATTCTGCCCATCCTCTCGCTCAGCCAACTCTCGCTCCGCTGCTCGTGCCCGATCTGACGCTCGTCGACGATCTTTGAAATCCACTCGGGGCACACGACGTCCTCTGGGAACGACGCGCATATCCTGCACGTTCCTTTCATATTTATTTATATTCTCCCAGGTTGTTTTTTTCAGGAAAAAAATAGATACCGCACGTTTGTCAGAAATAATTTTATTGCGTCGATGAATAAAAATAAAAACCCAGAGCAAATTGCAGGAGGAAAGAGAAGAACACTTGGTGAATGGAGGCGCCCTCAATGGATGTGATTGTGCACGATAGTCAAGGGCATCACCACAAGACGAGGGACGACGTGCAGCGGTTGCTGTGGAACCATATCAAAGACTCACCCCGGGAACGTTTCAAGCAGCTGGTCAACCTCGTCACCAAATGGCCGAACGGGGCAAGGAAGCAGCTGAGCGGAAGGAAATTGGCATCCGTGTTGCAGTCACATCCGCAAGTCCTGCACAACACCACCGTCGTCCTTGAGCAGGACGCCCTGGACCTGGCGGTGCTTCAGATTCAGCACGGGGGACTGCCGGTCATGAACCGTCTTGCCTCTGCGCTGGTCCATCGTCCGGACCTGCTGCGCACCATCCTGCGCGAACATCCAGAGATCGTCTTCAGCACGCTCTCTTCGCACGAGCTCCCGAGCCTGTCGACCGAGATACTGCTGGCATTCGGTGACTCCGAGGAGCTCGGCGCGGAGGACCTCTGTTCGATTCTTTCCGCGGTGGTCACCAAGCGCGACCTCTACGCCGCATTGGTATCCAATACGAGAGTCGCATTGTCTTGATCTTTTTTTTTTATGTGCATGTCTCTTTCCCCTCTGTCTGGCAAAAAAATAAATAAATAAACCACCACGTCGTTGGGAAAAAAATAAAAAGTATGGGGTCACTGCGGGCAAGAAGGGACATGATGGATAAGGACTACGAGAACCGCAGGCAGCTGGGCGGGGACATCGAGGGCAAATACAATGTGCCCATCGACATTGGGTTGCCGGGCAGCGGTATACGCCATTTGCTCGATCGGGACCGAAACGACGTCCAGAGGATGGAGACCATGGCCAAGTTCTCGGACGCCATGGTGCAGAACAATTCCCACCGTCGCGTGCAATTCGACGAGTCCAGGATCCTTGGTGACCTCCACTTGCGCCAGGACCGACATGCACGGGTCAATGGCTTTCAGATGGAGCGACCCGTGAAGCAGGACTTTACCCATGCGCTCGAGCTTGGACACGAGGTGGCCAGCCAGCGCGCGGAGGCGTTGAGCTACGGCGACCACTGCACGTTCCTGACGTCGGTCCCGAAAGGGTACGCGCGCAAGGCGTCGTCGGCGGCGCACCTCCCTCGGGTGTACGGCGACGCACAGCGGTCGGAGAGGTCGGACGACGTGCCAAGTGCCCCCAACAATGAGCTGGTCGTTGCACGCCCGACCCAGGACCTCAATTTCGTCGGGTCGAGGCAGACGATGCGGGACCTGTTTTCCACAAACGTGGTCGACCGGAACAACCGCGAGGGCAGCTCGAATCCAACGATGGTGCGTCCGGCGCCGCGGTCCTACATGGACGATCCGGTGCCGCACGTCGACAACCGCGCTCGCGACGGTCAAGCAGTCCCGGTGCGTGGCGGTGGCCCCGAGCGAACGCACGGTCGGTCCACGTGGGACGTCGACCGTCGGCCCCGCGATGCCCAGCGGAACCCGGCGTCTGGGGGTAAACATCATTATCAACCGCTGCATTCCCCACAGGGCATGGATGCGTCCAGACCCGATCCACTTTTTGTCGATCGACCACCACCGCGTCGACCGATAGTTGACGCCACCCAGAGCACCGTCGGTTTCGATCGACAACCGCTGCGATCGGAAGTGGTCGCCCCGCCGCATGTTCCGCCAACCGCCGCGGCCAACGCGCAGCGCGACCATCTGCGGCAAGAGCCCGCGACGCGCATGAACTCCGCACATGAGAACGATCTCTTTTACACCACGTCCGTGCGGGCGCCCGCTCTCTTTCATCCCACGTCCACGCAATCGACCAGGTTTCCGTCGGAGAGGACGTCCGTCGCCCCGGCACAGCGGCTGGTCTACACGCGCGAAGTGACCAGCTTGCCCATGGCGAGCGAGTCGGGGGAGACGAGGGAGTCCGTGCGGGGAGAATCGTATTCCGCGAACGTCGGTCGAATCGAGAGACCCGTCCAGGAGACCCCGGCCAACGACAACAGCCTTTTTTCCGCGCAGTTCAGCACCTTTGCGACGCGCCCTCGCCACGACAAAACGAACTTCATGCAGCCGCACATCGCCCCCGGTCGGACGGTCGAGCCGCAGGACATGCAGCTGTTCGCCTCCCAGGCGACGAAGAACCACACGAGTACCATGCAGCCGTACATCGCCCCCGACCGAATGGTCGAACCGCGGGAGATGCAGCTGTTCGCCTCCCAGGCGACGAAGAACAACACCAAACTCATGCAGTCGCACCAGGCCCCCGCGAGAAAATCCGACACCCAGGACGCGCAGCTGTTTGCCCCAACCCGCAGCGTCCGCAGCGCCCCCATGCAGGAAATCATCGAGCCCGTCTCCCCGAGGCTCCGTCCAAAGATCCCCCCAAGGCCCCTGACCCCCGTCGAGAACCGCACACACCTTGTGGTTTTGGACAATGACGTTTCTGAAAACATTATCACTTAGGACGATTTATCATTTTCCCAAAAAAAAAAAAAGTGTTTGACAAAAAATAAAGAAGGAAAATCGACTACAAGAGTCGCGACCAAAACAATCGTTTGCATCGCAGGATGTCCACGTACGTCGTCGGCTCGGTGGCCACCAGACTCTTCAGATGTACTCCCGTCGTCTCTGGAATGATTTTGCAAAAGTGTGCCATGGACTCGTCATTGGACGAACTGCATGTCGGCACGGTGGTGTCTTGGTATTTGTCCAAAAGGTCGGTCGGCACGCCACAGTGGATCCGCGATTCAACGCCGAGCTCAATGCTGACAACGACGTGTGCCGCGCAGTGCGTGGCAAGCATCGTGAGGCAGATCTTGTCGTCCCCCAATGACACCGCATCGATGCATCGGACGATGCGCCATGGACCGTTGTAGAAGCTCACGCGGAACTGTCGGTCGCCGCGCAGTCCGACGCTGAGCCAGAGTAGACTGGCCGTGTGGACGACCAGGATGGTTTCCTGGACATACGCGACCATCGTCTCCGTGACCAGTTGGCAGAATTTGTACATGCAACTGGTCTTGCCGACGGCGAGGCACGGTATTGCCAACAGCGAGGCACGCGTTTTTTCGTTGCGCCACGGCATGATCACAAAGTCGTCCGAGGCCACCATGCTCCCGAGTCGGTTCGGACGTATCGTGTTCGGAACGCTGAACCAACACTCATCGCATACGACGAGCCTGCCCTTGTCCACGTATGCATAGCGCACTTCCGCGCTCGCGTTCTTCAGCACGCGTCTTGCGATCACATTTTCGACCTTTGGGAACGCGGCGAACATCAGATGTCGGCACTTTGAATCCGTCAATGGACAGAGCACGCGGTCCTCGGCCATCACGATGCTTAGCACATTGAACCCCGAGTCGTTGAACAAGACACATTTCGTCGTCGTCACATTGTCTGAGAACACGATCAGCCAATTGTCCGACGCCACATTGATCAACGTCACGAACACAGGGAGCCGCCAGCGCTCCAGCTCCATATCCGTCGTCCGACCATCGTCCGTCGCGATGCGGTACTTGCCGTCCCCAAGCGCCGTCACGCACACCATGTTCAGCGCACAGCTCGATCCACATGCCCTCGGTGTTTGGATAACCCCTGACGTCATCCCTCAACCTCCCTGTTTTTGTTTTTTTGTTTTTTGCAAACAAAAAAACAAGAACTTAATAAAGACATGCGAAATGAAAGAAAAGTAATTTTTGTTTTTGTTTCTCATTGTCGCTTTTTGATATTCTCGTGGTATTCGATGTATTGGTCGATCTGCCACTGGGCGTAGAACGAGCGGTATATGTCCGTCCCGATCAGGAAGGGTGCGCAGTTCATGTCCGACTTGATCCAGCGCATGCATTCACCGACGTTGTGTCGATTGGACTCCCCCAGCGAGACGATCGCCAAATGGTCGCGCGTGAACGTCTGGAATATGGGGAGGAAGTCGGCCGGCCGGATGAACGAGAAGAACGTGTTGTTGATCCTGTGTATGATGTCCAGCGCGTTGTCCATCATCACAAAGGCGTGCGTAAAGTTGAACCGCGCGTCGATGGGGATGTGCATCACATACTGCACGGCGAACATCAGGCCGATCTTGAAGTGGCGTCCGGCGAACATGAGCTCCTTCAGAGGCGCGCTGTTCCAAAAGGATTTGCCGAGATACCCCATGTCGTCGAACACCAGGAGCTTCCTCAAATGTGGATAGCGCTTCATCACGTTGATGACCCCTATCAACTTGTCGACGCTGTACGTGGTGTGTATGAACTTGCACGGTATCATCATGTTCGCGTAGAACCCGTTGGCCCCCTCCGACAGACAAAACACAACCACCATGTCAATGTCCTTTCTGCGCTTGCGGATCACGTATCTCATCAGCTGGCTCTTTCCGCTGTTCCTCCGTCCAATGAAAAACGCCACCAGCTCGTGCATGTGCATCATCTTCAGGTTCATCTCGGACAGCCCGTCCGGGAGCACGCGGCGGATGTTTCGCTCGACGTGCGTGTCACACTGCAGCTGCATGTTTTCCTTTTTACCACTGTGCTTTTTTTTTTCTTTTTAATTTATTAATTCCGATCGTTGGGGAATCATCACAATATATTTTTTTTTTATTCGTTGGCTCGTTGGCTGCATATTTATATTTCTTTATTGCGTTCGCATGGCAATAGATCAACAAAATAAATAAAAAAAAAAAAGAAAACACGGTCTTGTCATGCATAAATCGTCCGAAGTCCTTGAGCCAGTGATGGAGATCGACTACCATTCCCGCGAGTCCGCCGGGATCACCGGGGGTCTCCACTACTGGGTCACCGTCTCGCACATCCCGCGCCCGATATCCCCACGCACAAAACTGCGCATCGCCCAACCGTCGATGCGGAAGATCGTGGCGCCCTGCATTCTGCCCAAAGCCACCACGCCCTCGCAGACCGTGCAGAAACACACCATCTGTCGCGAGCCGGTCATCGTCGGTCGCCGAACGTCCATTGAACCGGTCGCAGAACGACTGCCGCACAGCTCCGTCCCCCTTCTGCCGAGCTCGCACATCGACACCGCACTGGAGCTCTCGACCTTACCGTCCGTCCCGATCGTCGTCAAGTCCGCGCCACGCTCCAACGCCGGCAGGAAACCGTCCGTCAGGCCCGGCATCAACGATCGCGCCAAGAACACACCGTCGACCGTCTCCAACCAGGTCGCGTGCGTCGACTGTGGTGCCCTGCTCATCGACATCCTGCACGACTCCAGACGGGGCGACGTCGTCTGCACAAAGTGCGGCTTCGTCGACTCCTCGCAGATCCTCGTCGAGCCCGAATACAAACAACAACCGCCTCGGTCGTGCTCATCGAAACGACGCATAAAGTTCCACCGAGGAATCCTGCGCAGGGTCCCGAAGAAGCAGTCCGTCGGGCAGAAATACAACCACATGTCCAATTTCAACGAGATCTTGACCCAACTGCAGGGGCTCGAGAACATCACCTGCATCCGTCCTCCCGTCACCCTCGATTCGATTCTTGACTCAATGCGGGCTTACTTCTGCTCCAAGAACATCGCCTTCTCCGACGTCACCCCCGCGAACGTCCACTCCTACCTCAAGGCCCACGACATCACCTCGCTGTACAAGCACATCGTCAAGCTCGCGCACATGGTCAACCAGAGGCCAACCCCGAGACTCACCGCCGACCAGTCCTCGCGCCTCACGGCTCGCTTCCAGCAGTACCTCGTCGCATGGGCCACCATCAAGAAGCAGTCCCGGATCGGTCTGCGCGACGAGTCCCGCCATTTCTGCACGTCCATCTCGCGGAAGAACGTCATGGCCTACCGCTTCGTCATCTTCAAACTCTGCGAGCTCGAGAATATCCCCGACATCTGCCGCGTGTCGTTCCTCCCGCGCATCCCCCGCAAGGTCGCCTGTCTGGACCTCGTGTGGAGGCACATCTGCAACCACACGGGGTTCGAGTACATACCCACCTCCCACATCCACGCCCACTACAAATGACCCTTGACCCGTCGATTACTGTTTTTTTTTTTATTTATTTCGGAAAAAAAATAAAACGTTTCAAACACATCTGGTTTTTTTTATTTGCAAACGTTATCCCAGAGGGCGAAAAAATCAAGCACCTGTATCTGCGCGAAATAAATCCTGGGCTCCGTGGAACGCTTACCGTTACATACGAATAATAGAACCCTTGGTTAAAGAACCAAGAATCCCTTGGTCTCGCGCCAAATTCAAAATTTTGATTGAGTTTTTTTTTTGCGAATTGCTGTATTTTCAACGTCTTTCTCATTTTTCTTTGCAAGTGAATCGTTTTTTTTTTGTGCTATGCATGCGCGTGGTCAATAAACATTGCTAAACGGTTGCCTTGGCGATCCGACATTGGTGGCAAGCTCACGTATTTGCGGTTTTGTCACATTCTTGCAATTTTGTTCACAGACACACAAAAAAATTGCCGGGTTTCCCAGAAGTAAAACTTTGTCGCATATTTGTTGAGCTAATTCGGTGCTAAGTGCAGTCATTTGGGATGTAATCCGACGTATCGCACGAAACATTAGTTATCTGGAATGTTTATAGATAATATATCATCTTTTTCAGTGAACTGATTCTCAAGTGCGTCTATGACTTCATCAATGTCATTAAATTTGAAAAAGACCGAATTTTTATTATCTCCAAATACTGAAACGTCATATCCTCTTGACAGCAAATAGTACGCAAGCAATTTTGTTGCGTAATAATACGTCGTATCTGGTTGGATCAATATTTTGTGTGATTGTGATACAAAATAAGTGATTTTACTTGCAATCTTTTTGCCTGTAGTCTTAATCTCAGGTACCTCGGTGTTTTTCGTAAGTTTTGCTAATTCTCTTTCGATAGTTGAAAGAGATTTAACGGCTAATATATCTTTCACTTGTCCTTTCTTTTGCAAATCATAACCTCTTGGCGGATACAAATTACTTATAATTGCACAAAGATGAAGAGTTTTAAATTCGTCGAAATCCATTTTAGTTTTGCCTGGTTTGACATTGTTGAACAGTTTGGACGATAACGTGTTAAACGCGGTCAGTGATAGTACTTTCATAGTAACTCCAGCTAAAACTGGAATATAATCGGGTAATTCGATCGTCGATATAGTTAAATCATTGATTGTGACCGAAACTACTGATTCGGATTCCAAAATTTTCGCTCGTTTTTGTTTCTGTGTGTCTTCTTCTTCTTGTTTTTTTTTTTGTGCGGATTTTGCTTGCTCTCGTTTTTGTACGTCTTCTTTTTGTTTTTGTTTTTGTGCTTCTTCTTCTTGCATTTGTTTTTGTGCGTCTTCTTCTTGTTGTTTTCGTGCGTCTTCTGCTTGCTTTTGTTTTCGTGCGTCTTCTTCTTGTTGTTGTGCTTGTTGTTGTAGTGATTGTTGTAGTTGTGCTTGTAGTTGTGATATTTGATTATTCAATTGATTTATTCGGTTGATATGTTGTTGATTTTGTTGTGTGTGGGTTGATTCCAAAATTTTTCTGTCGTCTTGAAGTGTTTTGATCTGTTGTGTTAGGGTCGTTGCACTGGCTATTTGGGTTTTTAGATTTTCTTGAAGAGTGTCTATCTGTTGATTTAGATTTTGAATTTCTGTTTGTGCGGTTGTAAGTCTAGTCATCAAATCTTTATTTTGTGAAGTAAGATTTGTATCGTTAGACTTTGATCGTAGTAAATCATTGTATTGTCGTTGTGATGTATCAAGATCGCCACGTAAGCTCAATATTTTATTATCTTTATCCGTCAAATTACGTTTCAATTCTACAATTTCGTCGTTTAACAGTTTAAAACGAGCACTATCTGTAGATGATCGTTTCGTTTCGTCTTCGCGCAATTGCTTCTGACATTCGTCAAGTTTTGATTGGAGGTCTAACAACTCTTGTTGACATGCTGATAACTTTTCGGAAACTTCTCCCGATGTTGTGATCAACTTAATGTTTTTGATACTTTGACTAATATTTTGCAACGTTTGAATAATATCTTGATTGTTATTTGAATCATCACCTGAGTTGGTGAGAAATTTGTGAATATGTGGATATTTGTATTGAATTGGTGTTATACCATAACGACCAGTTTTAATATAGTTGGATATTGCTTCGCGAACATCAGTATCATTTTTCATAATTATTTTCGAATATTCAAGTCGTAACGCATCATTTTTTGATGTCATGAATATATCATACAGCATGTCTTCGGAGTTTGATTCTCGTGTCGGTGCCTTATTTGGCACATTGGGTTGTGAAGTTGCGAACGAAAATAATGGTGTGGATGTCTGAAATGGTGTACTGGTAGTCGGACTTGTAGTTGTAGATTGTGGAGTGGATGGCTGATGTGACGCACTAACATGGGCGTGTGACGAGTTCCCCAATCCAACCCTGGTGTTTTTGGCTTTTTTACTTGATGATGAACTTTTTGCGTGTGGGATTTGATCCGCTAAATCAACAATTTGACCGTTCTTCGATTTGAAGACAACATTAGTACCACTTTTTTCAACATTAAATATATCTGGCCTAATATTGGGACCATGTTCAATGTAATGAGAAATCGCAGATGCGAGATCTGTGCTATTCCTTCCAAAGGCGTGTTTCGCATATATGTATCCTTGTTTCATGCGTTGTCCTACATATCCGGCGAAGCAAAATGAGATTTTGAAATCACTAACTGTAATGGCATGTGTTCCTTGATAATCGAGATTGCACATCCAGATAATAACAAAAAACGCTCTCAGTTCTGGTTGATTACTGTATGTGGCGATCTTTTGACCCTGAGATTCGAATTGTGACATAATATTATTGAATTCTTGTTCATTGAACAAGTTCAAGAACTTGGACGCTATGATTGTGTGAGGATTTTCAACATTTTCATAGTTGTCCACATTATTGTAGTGAACCCAGCTGCTTGAGTCATGCATATCATCGTCGTCGTTCATTTTTGTTTTAAATCTTTCAAGTCGGATTGTGTTTATTTTTCGTTCTTGTCGATGAGGTATATTCGTATTGAATTGTTTTTTTTTTATAAATGTTGCCGATGTGGATAACAAAGCCCATAAAAAAAAAACGAATCACATAAAATAAAAAAAAAAATAAAAATACATTTGATCGTTGGACCGGACCAAGTCGTTTTAATTTATTTTGTTTCTTTATTTTATTGTTTTTTTTTAAAAAAAAAGAATGGACGAGATAAATGGTGGCGTGGTCGTATGGGATCTGGATGACACCATTGTTCCTTGGGCAATGAACCCTGGTGCATTGGACGTGTGCGCGAGCCAGAGACTCTCGAGCTTCTCTGACGACCAGTTGACCTGGATCAAGGAGGTGGTTGGCTTCATGTTACGGACGGAGGACAGATTCCACCACGTCGTGGTTTCCGCAGGGACGGTCGAGCATGTGAACGAGACGATTGGGCATCTCCGCGTACCCGTGCGATTTGCGATCGCGGACGCGCGCGACAAGCATTCGTGCTACCGACGCAATTTTCCGACGCTGAAGTGTGCGATCGCGGTCGGGGACCAGCGGGGCGACATGGTGGCGGCGAGGGCCATGGGCTGGACGGCATTCCAAGTCGACCCTACGGACATTGAATCATTGAGAAGAACGCTGGACGCTTTATTTATCAAATATTATCACGGACCATGACGGATGGTCATGGTCGTCGAACGACGCGATGTGCCATCTCCAATTGAAATTGGCAATCGACGCGTGGGTGATGAAGATGGACACGGACTGCTCCGATCCAATGAACACGACCCTTGCATTGTGGTTGGCAATAGACCAGTCGCGGAGCCACGCCATGTCTATCGCCCCGGATGTCTCGTCAAGGTCCATGACGTAGCAGCGCAGGTGCTGGGTGATCAGGGTGACCATGCCTTCATGGTCCAGCTCCTCGAACTCGAGACTTGGCCTCAGCTGCGACAGTGCCGCCCGTGTGCCTGCGTACTGCATGTTCATCGTCAGCGCGTCCCGGGGGTGTCCAAAGGCGAGGTGCAGCACCACGACCGAGGCGTAGGCGGACAGCGTGTAGACCTCGCACGGGAGCTCGATGGGGTCCAGCGTGTGCGTTATGTCGAACCCGTTGACGTCGAACGCCTGGGCGATCAGACAGTTCTGTATGCCCGGGTGGAAGTAGCGCACGATCCGGCCACGGGAGGTGGTACGGCAGTTGCACCGGACCGTGATCAGACCGTCGCGCGTCGGTTCATCGGCACGGGGAACGATGTTCTTGACGCCGAACGTGCGCACGACCTGTCGGAAGGTCTTTGAGCATTTGCGTGTCGATATTTTGTACGCACAGCTGTTCAGGTCGGACTTGAGCGTCTGGTCCAGGAGTCGGATTAAATCTGAGAAGGGTATCGTCTGCTCGTCGGCCAGGACATGGGTCAGATGCCAGAAGCCATCGCTGATGCATGCGCTCACCATGCCGCAAATTCGATCGCCTTCGGTGGCGAGCCAGATCCACGAGCACACGATCATGTGTCGCGATTTCGTGGTCCGGATGCCGTCCGTGTGGATGCGCAATTGTTTCCGCACGTTCATGGCGACATCGTTGGCCGCTGCGAACACCTCCGCTTTGACGCTCGGGAACTCTGAGAAGTAACGTCCAAATCCCTGGACGGACAGCTTCGGTCGGACGTGCTCGCTTACGTACCAACACACGCTCCGCATTGCTCGTGTCGTGTTTTTTTTTTCCGTTCTCTTTTCTCTCCCATCTTTTTTTTTTTGATAGTCTTCTTCAATTCATTTCATTTCATTTTTTTTTTGAACACACACATGAGCAAGAAAAAAAAATTGCAAAGTGAGAAAATAATTTATGCAATTGTCAATTTTTTTTATTTCCCGATCAAAAAAAAATAAAACAAAACAAACTGCGAACGGAGAAAAAAAAAACACATCAGGGTAAATGGCAAGCTTCAAGGACAAACTCGAGCCACAGGGTGTCAAGGTATTTGACATAAAGTCTGGTCTGTATGTGAACAGCACATCATACGTCGAGAGCACACTGCTTGGACTGCATGCCTTGGACAGCAACACGACGTACTCCACCACCGTCTCGGACCGTGACTACTGGCAGGACGTATCCGTCAATTTCAAAGGCCAGCTCGAGGCGTCGCCGATGTTCCCAAGGATCAGTCAATTGGGCGTTGTTTTCAACAACACTGGTTCGACCGAGGCCAAGCTTGTCGTCACTCTCACGCAGCAGGACAGCTCCACGATCAATGTGTTTCTGAACAAGGACGGACATCTTCATCTGGACCAACGTCAATTGCCCGGCAACGAGCCCGTGCAATACAATTTCAGCATCCCCGTGAATATGACGATGAGCATGAAAGTGCGCGCGGAGGGATTCGGATCGACGAATGTTGAATTTATCCTGAGCTCGAGCGTGCTTTTGCAACCGACCGTTGCCCAGGGTTCCCGGAATTACATCGTCGGGTTTGGGCCCGAGGCCATCACATCGAACGCTGTGAAAAATATCAACGTGATCGTTCCCACGTTGAAAAAAACGAACTCACTGGCCACGGAGCTCGATCTGCAGGTCGTGCCGAACAATCCCGTGGCAATCACGGTCAACAACACAAGCACGAACGTGAACGTCCTGACCCTGTCGACGACCTCGCCCAAAAAGTTCAGCGTGTTTGCGCATTGCCAAGACGGTGTCGCCGCTTGCAGTCAGTACTTGGATGAAGTACACATCGCGCTCACCACGCCGAGCGGTGACCCACGCGTGCGCATCGCCATCACTGTGACACAGACCATCAACGTCGTGCTCCACACGCCTCTGGAAACAGTCGCGGTCATCACCGCCGGGTTCGCCGCAACCCTGTAGCAAAAAGAAATAACACAGACAATTTTTTTCTTTTTTTTTCAAAGTTTTTAATTGGAAATAAAAAACGCGCGAATCGAGGGGATTGATAGAAAAAAAAAAATTAGGTGAATCCGAAGGAATGGACAAGTCGGTGACCGAGGAAGAAGCGAGGAACGAGAGGTGCAACGAATATGTGTACAAGGAGCTGGTAGATGCCGATTTGAAGATCGACTGCCAACCGACAATCAAAGTGAAAAGGGTGATCCGCAAAGAGCCCTGGGCGACGCGGCGCATCCCGGCGCTGATGCGTGAGCTGCAGAAGCATGTGGACAATCTGTCGGACATTGGGATGACCCGCATCTCGGGCATCGACCGGTGCACGCGCGTCACGACGGACAACCCCCACTACATGAAGCCAATCGTCGACAGGAGCAAGCTGGTGTGCTGGTACGACTGCTGCCCCTTCGAGCCCGACCAGAAGGTCCTCCCGTACCCGATCGAGCGCACGGTGGACACCAGGACCAACACCGTGCAGTTCGGGTGCATCGGCTACTTCTGCAGCTGGAGCTGCATGTGCTCGTACAGGGACGAGATGCGGCCGGAGTGTCGTCGAAACGCCGAGACGCAGCTGATCGTCGAGCTCATGTACATCCTGGACGGGGTGATGTGGCGCCAGGCCAAGTGCCTCATGCCAAAGGAGTGCATCGACGTGTTCGGCGGCACCTACGGGGTCAAGGAGTGGCGTCAGATCAACGCGGCGAACCTGGCGGCGAACATGGCCGGTCAGCTCGTGCAGGTCCAGCTCAGACAGAACCAATCGCCGATCGTCGTGGACGAGAGCCAGGTCGGACGCTGGTTCGCGAACAACATGCAGAGCATCAGTGCGCACCTGAGCACGTACCCGCAGACCGCCTTGCTCGACGCCGAGGTCCGGCACATCCAGCAGCTCTGGAACAAGGGCCAGGTGCAGTCCCTCGCGGCATTGAAGAAGCGGGTCAGTCGTCCGACCGTCGTCAAAGACCAGCAGAGCAAGATCACGCCAAAGACCAACATGGTCGTCGCGAACGGCGTCGTCTCCGTGCCGTTCAGGATCGTCTGAGCTTGAGGAACATGAACACGGCGATGGCCACGACCACGACGCCGCCCGCGAGGATGATCATGGTCGTGTTGTTCTTCGAGCCTGTGTCCGTGCCGGTGTTGGCGTTGATGGTGGACGGAGTGCCGGAGCCAGGGGTTGTGCTCGGCGGGACGTTCGACGGGACGTTTGGCGGGTTCGTGCTCGGCGGGACCTTGCTGGACCCCGGGTCCAGGGTCGTCGGGGAAATGTTGTTCACGTTCTTGATGTCGCACGTGACGGTGTTCTGCAGCTGCGCGGTGTTCGTGATGGTGTTGTTCGTGATCGCCCCGATCAGGTTCCCGCAGATGTTGCTCGGGCAGTTGCTGGCCACCACGTCGGTCGGCACCAGGTTCGTGGCGGTGTTCGCACAGGGCGCGTACCAGCACCCGTCGATGAACGGCATCGTCGGCTTCACCACGTTGTACATGGGATCGTTCGTCCGGTTGATACATGCGCAGTCCTGCAGCCCCGGGTAGTCCGCGCACAGAGACTTCACCATGCTGTCCCTCTCCGCCCCGGCGGCCGGGAACAGGGCTCGGCAGACGTCGCAGTCGGGGCCGCTCGCGGTGAACTTTGAGCAAGGGCGCGACACGTCGTTGCACTGCGAGTTGCTCGTCGCCGGCTGCTGGCACAACGTCCTCATCGCCGTGTTGAACGACGCGTTGCCGTTCCCGAATCGATTGTAGAACGCGAGCGCCGCGCTCCCCGTCAGCTTGGTGGCGTCGTAGTTGCAGTTGACCGTCGGCCTCTTGCTTCCCTCGTCGCCAGGCGAGGCCCAGGTCACGGAGGACAGTGCCCCCGAGAGGTTGGAGTCCCCGGAGCCACAGAGCGTGGTGTCCTCCTTGGAGCAGTACACCGTGTATTCGTTGTTGAACGCCCCGTGGGTGTGGACACGGTAACCCCAGTCCCTTATCCCGCTCGCATTTTCCGTGTTGCAATTCACGCCGGACTGCGAATACTGTCCGTCGGAGTACGGGGTGTTCTGCGACACGACCTGTGTAATCATATCTTGTCCTGCGCTTTGTCTGACGCGTGTGTTTTTTTTCCTCTTTTTTCTGTCGGTTTGTTTTTTTTATTCGTCCGCTGGACACTATAATAAAAAAAAACAGTGTTTGTTTATTTTCCAAGGAAAAAAAAAACCGACCATGAGCTCAGGAATTGTTTTTTACGTGGCCCCTGTGGAAATTAACAAAAACACGCAAAGCGCACTCGAGAGAGTAAAACGAAGCGTTCCCACCGGAGCGTCGCTTCTGCTCCGACGGAGCGTGGACGTCGTCGCATGGAGGAAGTTCATGTGGCCCATCCGTTGCGATGCCAATGGTGGGGACATCCGCGTCTACGGGCCGGACGAGCTCGAGGAGGCCAGACGCAAGCACCCGGATGCGCACGTCACCATCATCGATCGTTACGACTCGCGCGTGTCGTTGACCCCGAACCTTGGGATATTCCACGACCCGCTGCTCATGCGGTACGGCACCGACACGTTCGACACGTACGCGGCGGTCGGATGGACCGGGCAGACCATGCCCCGGGCGGTCTGGGACATGGGCGTCATGTTCCGAGGGCGCGTGCTCCTCGCCGTGGCCATGCGGGGCGTCTCCATGGGCCCTGGTCGATTCGCCAAGGAATATTTCCCCGCGAAGCAGGACTGTTTCCAGATATCGCGCGCGGACGGCGTGGTCGTCCGACTGCGTTCGAAGCACAACGAGACCATGGCGCAGGTGGCGGCCATGCGCAAGGACGGTTTCTGCGCGCACGACATGGTGCGTCGGGCCGCCGTCCACTGTGTCGCGAACCATGAGAAGTACTGGCGGAAAACGTCCGGACCGCTGGAGAACGTGGCCCATCTGGACGTCATCCCCATCGAGCTCCACGACGACGCCTCCGGGACGCTCGCCATGCCCAGGGAGCAGGACATGGACACGGACGACGTCTTCGAGTGTCTGCTGTTCGACTCCGGGCCGAGCCGGTTGGCGAAGAAGTTCGAGGGCAACGCGTGTCTGCGCGGCACCACGGTCCGCTTCCGTCCGCTCTCGTCCCAGTGGTCCTGGCAGTTCTCACACAAGTCTCCTTCGTCTCCGCCCGTGTAGCATCGTGTGCTGCCACCTCTGCAGCAAGCTCTCGATCTCTTCCCGGTGCTTGGGTGGTGCCATTGCACGCAGCGCTTCGACGTCGACCTCGCAGTGGCTCTGCAGCAACCATCCGAGTGTTCCCATGTCGCCACGGAGCGCCGCCAGCAAGGCCAGGTCGGACCCCCATGGGAACGGTCGCCCATTCGCCACGTCCGTCCATGCCGCATGGAGCTGCCTCAGCACCACCCACTGTCCGCGTCGTCCGAGCGAAAGCACGAGCGTGGTGTTTATGGCCCTCCGGTGCGGCCCCGAGATAAGCGCCACCCATCCCCCGACGATCAAGTCCTCGACGGGCACCTGCGACTCCAGTGACGCCAGCAGGATCGACGTCATCTCTTCGCTCGATACGCTGCACCGCGGGTAGAGCATGCGGAACACTTTTGCGCTGCCATGCCTCGCCGCCTCGCAGAGCACGCCGACGTCCAGCAGGAACCCCCACGCAATGCCCTGGGTGGCCATGTTCACGTCGTCCATCTTGGCCGCGCATTCGAGCACGTTGATCTGCGCGATGGGCCGCACCATCCTCAGGGGCGTCTTCGCCCCCCGGTGATAAACAAAGAAGTCATGCGCGACGTCCTTGGACTGAACGCGGTCCCAGGCCGGCTCCTGCGCGAATCGCGTCGCACACGCGACGTGTCCCGCGATGGACATCACGCGCATCCTCGAGTGCCCGTGCTTCGCCTTGAGCGCCGTCGATATCGCCACCAGCTCCTCCGTGCAACTCGGTCGTGCCTTTGCGTCATGCTTCTGCGCCACACGGCGCTCCAGCTCGTTCCAGAAAAGATCAACGCGCGACTTTGGTAATTCGTCCAGCAGCTCCTCTATCAGCGCATTCGGCAACACGCGGCTCCTCCGCATACCTTTGCCAAATACACAACAGAAAAGAGAGAGATTAATTGGAAATATATAAAATTGCCGTTTTGCTTGTTCATTTTTTTTTTATTCTTTTAAAAAAAAAACATGTACACGCACGCCCAGAAAAAAAGAAAAAGGTCTTGGATGGAATACAGCAGAATTGATGAAACAATAAACGACTTTATATTCTCATGTGAGGTCGGAACGTTCGCCTTGGAACACACCTCAAGGCTCCATGCATACGCGATACTTTTGTTTAACGACATGCAACAATACGCATTGAAAATGATTTCAATCTGGGACAAAGATGACCGCCAAGTCATCTGCAACGCGCTCGGATTCTACACCCAGCAGTTCTCACAAACGGTACTGCAAAACTATTCCTGCCAATTATTCAACGATCCAAATGTGCGTACAAAGAACGCTGTCATTGATGAATTTAACGATTTTATCAATTCAACCAATTGCCTGAAAAAGCTGCCAAAAGGGCATTTGTTTTCCGTCTTGTTCAAACATCCGATATCGAGTGCACCACGCAAAGACTTATTCGCATTTCCAATAACGATGGCATCAGAAAAACCATATAGTATTTTCTATTTCATCGAATCCAAATCAGAATCTATGCTTAAAAAATCAACAGAAATCAAGTTTATTGAAGATAATTCAAACATTTATCATATTTATATCAGAAATGCACGAGCTGAAATCACAAATTCACTTCATTCAGAAATTTATCCTTTCAGTGACAATGCTAATCAGTTTGCAAAGTGGATGCTCGGTATAATGATCATGATCCACGAAAAAAAAAAGTATTGGATCCTTCCGTATTTTGGCGAAAACATATTCATGGAACAGTGTGACCCGATCACCGACGAGGTTAGTTTATCAGAGGATAATGATCGGAAAAAAAATTTGGTCCTGTTTCCAAAAAACACGCAGCTGAAATTCGTGGTCAAAATATTGAACCGGCCAATGTTCAGCACAAAATTGGATTCAATCGCGTTGGCTCATTTTTTTAAGCAAATGCACAACTTTGGCGTGTCGACAACGGGATTAGATGATTGCACAAATATTTTTGAACTGTTCCGTAAATTTTGACGCGACGAATCACCTTTTTTTTTTATTTTATTTTTCATCCGAGCGCAAATAAAAAGAAAAACAAAATTTGTTTCTGTTTTGCGTTTTTGTTTCCATTGCAAAAATAAAGAAATGAATGAAATTTCAGCGGACGACCTGCACAATTGGATTCGTACAGAATGGGTCAGTTCTGGGAATAAACAATCTGACATTATACCCCGCAGGGATAAAAATAACAAAGCGTTGAAAAAACAAGCACGGAAGGAAAAGGTCAGCAATCATTTGAAACATGGTCGCAGACAGAAAAAAGTTCAGGATCAGAACCAAGGGCAGGACCAGACCCAATTCCAATTCCAGGACCAGGACCAGAACCAGAACCAGAACCAGGACCAGGACCAGGACCAGGACCAGGACCAGGGCCAGAACCAGGACCAGGACCAGAACCAGGACCAGGACCAGGACCAGGACCAGGACCAGGACCAGGACCAGGGCCAGGACCAGGACCAGGACCAGGGCCAGAACCAGGGCCAGAACCAGGACCAGGGTCAACGTCAGAATTTGGGACAAGTCCGAGGGGTAGACGATGGACGGGACCGGTTGCGAAATGGCCAAGCCAAGCGCGATGACGGTGTGTGCGCACCGTTCCAGCATGTCGACCGGGCGATCGTGGACATGTATCTGGAGAACCCGGGACTGTTCACACACAAGATCTCCATGCTGTACTCGTCAAAAGACACGTGCGCGTCCTTGAAGAATGGGTGTGATTTCACGGGCTGCACGGGCACGGTCAAGAGCGACTGCGAAAGGCTCCCGCTTGGTCCGGTCGTGTTTTGCGACAAGCATCTCCGGGAGGCGATGGGCATGTACGTCTCTTGGATCACGACGCAGCGGCTTGCGGGGTCGATCGCGAACGCCATTGAGCGACGATCGGAGGAGTTCCGGGCCGCGGTTCTGCAGACCATTAGCGAACCGATGTTTTGGACAGCGACGAACATACATGTCGACGACATTTCGCCCACGGTTGCGAGTGACAATGATTTCATCCCAAGCCTGTTCGCAGTCTCTCTGGTGGAGCTCGGGATGTTGCGGGACACGGTGCAGCTCGCGCGAAAACGACGTCACGCGTTCCTGTCCTGCATCAAGAACGCAAAGGAGATGAACCAACGCAGCGCGGCGATCTTCAAGGCGTTCGACCACGTGTCCCAGTGCCGGGTCGATTTCAAACGCACGTGCCCGTCGGTGCAGATGCTGGCGCGCCATCTGTCCGCGCTGGACCCGAGGGTGCTCCTGTGCAGCGACATGCTTGACCAGCGCTACCACGTCCTCTCAGAGAAGGCGACCGAGAGCAGCATCTCCGATCTCATCGAATCGTTGAGCGGCAGTTCCAGCGGCACCTTCCCGTTCGTGTTCAAAGACACGCAGACCTTGGACGCATGCTCGAAGCACTTCAAGGACAGCACCTTCCTCGTGTCAACCGTCGACGCACTCGTCAAGACCACACTGTTGTCTGCCACGGACACGCCGCACATTATCGGCGAATGCCAGAACTCGCTGCCGGACGCATCAAACTTTGTTGAATCGTTCGATTCGTGAATGCATAGTGTTTATTTTATTCTATATTCTTCCCAAATTCAATAAAAATTTGAAGACATCACGTCACTGACTATGCTGTCTCCGACCACGTCCTTGAGGCTCTGGGCAATGTTTTTGACGCACGCGCTGGATACGTACAGGCGGTAGTCAAATGCCTTTAACATCAGGAACTCGAGTCGTTTGTAGTCAGCGATCGACATGCCGGTGACGTCCGCAATGTACGAGGTTGCGTGCACATCATCCTCCAGATATTTTATCACAAACGTCAGGACAATGGCATATATCTTGACGTACGCGTTGGTGCCCTTGTAGTAGGTTTTTCCGACGTCAGACTCGTACAGTCGATCGACGTACACGAACGCGACCATGTACGAGGAGACATGCAGATGCAGATACCTCGCGAGTCTCTTCGCGTACATCTGCCAGAACGGTTCGTCGCTGATGTGCGAATGCGACGGGAGCTGTTTCATCTCGTAGGACTCGTCCTTTGAGATGCAGGTGTTGGTCACCGTGCATGAACATTTGAAGCGCACGTACTGCATTAGACCGATCGCCAATCGTTCCCCATACGTCTCGCGGACCAGTAAGGGTTTCCCCGGCTCGTGTTTCTTGTTTGGCTTCTGGTCAGGATGGAGTCTCATGTCTGTTCCGTTTCTCCCGCCACAGAGACCGAGATATGTTTTGAACAATTATTCATTTTCATTTCATTTCTTTTTTTTTGAGTTTTCCAACCAAGAAAATAAAAATAAATGTGTGAATATGGAGAACCTTTTTTTTTCTTCAGTGGAGTTTTTTTTATATTATCACAGACCGATATAACAAAAAAAAAGAGGATATAACGAGAGTGAAGAAAATAAAAACAACTACGAAAAGAATCATGGGATTGGTCGATGGCAACGGCATGGTCGAGTTTTCGACCTTTAGTAAGAAAGTTGGTGCCCGAAACAACAAGCTCAAGGTCCCGGTCGAGAGCGTCCATGTCAAAACGATCAAAGGTCGTGCTGGATCAAAGCGTCTCGGGATCGAGGCGAGTGTCAACGGCGTGAAGCTATTCCGTTTCATCTCGGCCGAACAGTACGATGAGTTCAAGAGCAAAGGATCCGGGTCCAGGTCCAGGTCCAGGTCCAGGTCCAGGTCCAGGTCTAGGTCCAGGTCCAGGAAGGCAAAGACAGGCAGCGACTAGTAGAACACAATCAAAACTTGTTAAAAAACAAGTGAGCGCATGTCCTCTGGGACGAATGTTTGTATCTGCGTGAAATAGTATCTTACCATGTCCTTACCTTTCGAGTCGACAAGCCAGGCGGTATGCTCGATGCAATGGAACAGGACGAGATTGACGAACATCTGGAGGTTGACGTACAGTAGGTCGCGTTCGACGCACCATTTGAAAAGTTCGAGACTGATCCTCTGCGGCCAATACATGCTCGATATGCATTCCGAGAAGTCGACCCCTTTGTTCGGCATCCAGTGGCGCACGAGTCTGAGGGAATTGCTGCAAAAGGCGTCCAATGCCAGCACGTCACGGTAATGCTGGTCGAACACGATGATGCCGATCACGTCCACCGCCCAGGACCAGTTTATCAACAGCGAACCGAGCACGACCGACGGGCATATATCCGACCTCTTTAGAAAGAGTCTGAGCATGTTGCGGTTGCGGCTCGACAGTGCCATGTTCAGATACCCGGAAGCGTTCGATTCCAGATACCACTGCATCGCCCTCGGCTTCAGTCCGGGCCCGAGCGCGCTGACGATCGCGTGGTCGCAGTCGCCCGTGTCCGTGATCTCGCCGGCGTGGTGCTGTATCCGCAGCATGCGGTGGCAATGGTGGATGAACCATTTCTCCTCCTCGGTGCTGTCCTCGGACGGTCGCATCTGCAGCAGCGTCTCCCGCGCGGACCGTGTCCCGTGGATCAGGGTCTGCCAGAACTCGTGGTTCCGGATCCGAAACCAGAGGCCGGACGGGAGGTCCTGTGCAAAAAACCACTCGACCAGACGGTCGTTCGCATGGGTCTGGAACACGTGCCCATTTACCCCCCACAAGTGTTGGTGTTGCTGCGCCGAGCGACGGAACGCCCAGTCCGCGAAACGCACTTCCCCCGAGATCGCGATCGCCTCAATGTCGGCATTCGTGAACGCCACGGGAGCCCTCTGGTCGTCTCTGTCGAACCGTCGCCACAGCTCGCGCACCCGCCTCGGGACCCATGGCGGCACCCCCTTGCATCCGGAGCGTTTCCACAGGTACGAGAGTGCGTCACGCTCTGCGCGCTGCTTCATGCACAGGACCAGGTCATACACGATGTCATCGCAGAGTCCGCCCCAGTCGAACCTGTCCTTGTGCTTGGTCACTTGCGAGAAGAGCATCTCCCAGCGTTTGTCGCGCGTCTCTTTGCGCGTCATGAGCCGTCCAATCGATCGCGCGAGGAACTCACACTTCTGCTCGACGCTGTCGTGCTCGACATTGAGCGATATCCACCGTCTCGATAACATTCTTCGTTTTCCTTACCCCCCACCCCTTTGTCCCTCGTTTCTTAGGTTTTTTTTTTCGGAAATAGACAAATAATAAAAAAAAAACGACCGGACAATTAGATGATCTAGGGTTTTATTTGATCTTGCAAGAAGTCGATTACGCTGGTCAGCCGCTCCGGCGTGTCCAACGTGGTCACGCACTTTCTCTGGATGCATTCCGAGTACGACCCGTGCAGTTTCACGAGACGCACCGCTTTGACTACGCCGATGTTGTTCGCTCCATGCGTGTAGTCGCTTCCCGCCATCAGTGCGACGTCGACCATCTGCTTCCTCGTCAGTCCAAGGCCTCGCACGATGCGCCCGACGTCGATGACCTCCCTCACGCGCGACGGCACCAAAAGCCCGCGGATCATCCGCTGCACCGTCGGTAGCATTATCAAGTCGCTGTCCTCGCTGGCGATGAACTCCACGAGGCCCTGGCTCTGCATCTTCACACACTCGTGCTCGGCCTCCCCGGGCGCCCTGATGAGACGCTCCTTCAGGTTCCTCGAGGCAAGCTCCGTCTCGAAAATGGCGAGCACCTCATCGTATCGACCATCGTGTTGTGTCGCACATGCATTGGTGCATCGCTTCAGAGACGGCCGCGTTCCCTCCGTCACGTACCATGCGTCACAGTCCGACATGATCGTGACGAAGCTTTGCACCCGTCCCGCGACGTTCCCGTCCGGGGCCCGCATGCAGCGATGGATGAACACGGAGAGGTCTATTGCTATCTTCTTGTTCACGATAAACTCATGGTCCACCTCCACGAACGCGTCCGGCACCGCTTTTTTGCAGAACTGGAACAGTCGCTTGATTCCCATGATTATCTTTTGTTTTTTTTTTCTTTCTGTTGCGTTTTTTTATTATGCACCGACCGCGGGAATAAATCTGGACGAAAAAATAAAATAAGTTGGCAATAAAAAAACAAAAAGATCGACACATTATGACATCCAAGGGATTAATTTTGGCACTAAAAAATGTCGAAAATATGTACCGACAAGATCGTGCCGTCGGTAGTTCGACGAGCGTTTGGGGAAAAAATGCTTTGAAATATATCCGTAACAATACCACCGAACAAATACAATGGATAATGGATGCCTGTTACAATAATCAAAAATACCTTGAGCACATCCCGCCACATGTGATACTTGGGTCATTGGGACTGACTACACTGGAATGTTTGCAAATGATCGACGACGACAACTCTGGATTGCGAGATATGTTGGAGCCGTCGTGCAAAGTGTTATCCGAACGTCACATGATAACACATAGCTCAGAAGCAAACACAATGATAATCGAGATTATCTTTGCAACGCACACCTTGTCTCAATGGCTGAGTAATACTAAAATTATGGATCACGGCAAATGCATTCCCAAAGATCCGGGTCAATTTGTAAGATTTATTTTCGATCTTCACCATCAACCATATCAAAACGATTTTAATTTTCAATCGCTGAGCCACATCGATCTGCTTGTGCAGTGCGAAAACTACGTGAAAATTTCTAATATTCCATCTAATGTTAGTGATTATGTCGTCAAAATACTGTGCGCGTATTTGAAAGGAGAAGGTGACCACAAAAATGCACAAACGTTCATTGATAAATATAAAGATACCTCGACGGTCAGTCAGATGCCCGGTATGTCGAGTCATTTCCAAAATCATGGCGTGAGTACCATCACACCAGGCCCCATGCCCAAGGTTAAAGAGTTCAATGGCAGACAAAATCGAATCGGCAGTGGACCTTTTCCAAATCATGACACCAATAGGTTTCGAATCACCTTCTCTGGTAATATAAATCATAGAAGCGACACATCCGTCAAAGACTCGGACCAAGGTACCTATCCAGCAAACGCATCTATCTCTATGGTTCAAAACGACCAGCAGTTCGACGGTCAATTTCAACATGCGAATATGAACAACGTATCACATTCGACCGCTACGCACGTTCAATCGACTGCCCAACCACTTGACCAACCACATGTTCAACCACATGACCAATTGACTGCCCAACCACTTGACCAATTGACTGACCAACCACATGACCAATTGACTGACCAACCACTTGACCAATCGACTGACCAACCACTTGACCAATTGACTGACCAACCACTTGACCAATTGACTGACCAACCACATGACCAATTGACTGACCAACCACTTGACCAATCGACTGACCAACCACTTGACCAATTGACTGCCCAACCACTTGACCAATCGACTGACCAACCACTTGTTCAATCACTTGTTCAATCGACTACCCAACCACATGACCAATCGACTGTCCAATCACTTGACCAGCTACCTGCGCGTAGTACATCTATCATTTCGGTTCAACATACGCGTTTCAATAGTGATAAAAACAACGACTCATCTACATCAGACACAAACAATACCAATGATGCCTGGGGTAAACTTTTTGGGCATGCGATTGAAGATATCAGAATATCTTTCGACAACAATACCGGTAGATTCGACAAGCAACGAGGTCGTAGAAATAATCGGTCGCGTCGTGGCAATGGGCGGCAAACTTATGAAAATATGCACCTGCGTCGTGACAATGGTGATAATATGCATAGCGCCGAACAAGATACCAATAATCATGCTCCCGTCGATACGAAGAGACGCAGAACCGAACCCGATTCTACCCCTACATTCACGTTAAACTGGCAAAGGGTCCCGAACGATCCGACAAAGTCGTCAGCACCCAAGAACCCAACAAACCCACCTGTCCAAACGGCCTCAGGTGCTCCACCACCGACCTCACTGACCTCGGGTGCCCCTTCGTCTTCGACTCAGACTCCGGCCCCTCCGACTTCGAATGCGACTCCGGCCCCTCCGCCTTCGACTCAGACCCCGGCCCCTCCGCCTTCGACTCAGACCCCGGCCCCTCCGCCACCGGCATCTGGTGTCCCACCGCCCCCGCCACCGCCACCGCCACCGGCATCTAGTGCCCCACCGCCTCCGCCGCCTCCACCGGGTGCCCCGCCACCGCCATTACATCTGGTCGCTGACCAAAAACGAACAGAAACTCGAGATATGATAATCAAACACATGCCACCTGAAGATGCACAAGTGTTTACTGAATTATGGAAATCCGTCGACGATGTTCAAAATAAAAAAAAAGCAAACAAAAGCAAACCCAACAGTCAGAAATCATCAACTTCTGAAGAGGACATGGATCGAAAACTACATCAATATTTCTCGATCACCGAGAGAAGTTTATTTAGAATACTTAAACATCAAATATACCCATGCTCGGCAAATTTGATGCAATTTATCAGCGAAAAGGAAAATGACGAAAAAATCAATCTTGTCATGACTTTGCTTAAAACGCTGAAAACAAACATGGATCAAGTTTTGAAACATAAAGAAAAGTTTTGTGATTTTATCATCGACATTGTCAATAATAATTTTAAGGTAGGAACGGAAATTGTTTTAACAATATCTAAAAAAAAATATGTACAGCAGAGTGTAACAAAAATCATGGAAAACATGCAAACAAAACAAGATAATTATTCGTATTTGATAGATAAATACAGAAAAATGTATGCTAACTTGATCTCCATTTATAATAAATATACGACCAAGTTCAATGCTACCAAACAACAGGTCAAAGATATTCTCGAACAACTTGTTCTCTTGGTGGAACAAGAAAAAACGTACACAATACTACCAGATCTGGACGAAGAAGAACTTAAGTCGGTGCTTGAAAAAACAACCATGGACGATATAAAAACGAAACTTTCCCAAGCAAATTATGATACGGACTTGGAGACATCAATTATTAATTTTGGAGATGATGGCATCGACAGAGAAATTTTTCCAGATTTGAAGACAACGGACTGGAAATCATTACTCGATGCCAATAAACTTGCCGCGATAAAAATTTTTTACGAATCTATTGCCAAAATTATAAGTGCCATGAAACATGACCGCATTGATTTATCAGTGATCACAGCGCTGAAGAAGTTGTATACAATCAAAGATTGTTCAAATCAAAAGAGAATCGCAAGTTTGCAAAAGAAAAAACAAACGTCCACTGCCCGAAGACAAAACCCCAGTAATAATCAGACAGACCCCAATTCCACACAGACTAAAAACGCGACTTCAGACTTGAGTAAAATTATTCCTGTGATGTTAAATCAAGTGCAAAACGGTGCGGAAATCAGTGAGTTTGACGATTAACGGGGATTTATTTTTATCGTTCCAACTCCGACAATTTCTCAACAGAGCAGACGGACGAAATGCTGCTGGAGTTCGACACCAGAAGATGCGCCGTCGTCAGTCTGACGCCGGACCACGTCCAATGCGAAGACACGTACATCGCGTTCACATGCGCGTGCGACCCGGACTGGGATGGCAACGGCGTTTGCGTCTGCAACCTGATGGAGGGCATCGCTCGTTCGGAGGAGACGATCGTCGACATCGTGACGTCCAAGGGCGTCTGGCGGATGGAGCTCTGTTCGGCCGCGGAGGCGCGCGTGTTCGAGGAGTGTCTGCAAAAGGCGTTCGAGCGAAGCGTGGCTCATCAGACCCTGGTGCAATTCGACGCGCAGTTCTGCGGACACATCTGGCGCATGATGCGGGCGATGACCGACGTCCATCCGCACCTCCGGAGGGAGTTCCGGAGCGCCGTCGTCCATGGACAGATGAGCGTGTTCGACTTTATCTCTTTGCCGGCGTACGAGGTGTACTTCTCGGGTCTGGAGTTCCCGCGGGTGTCGAGAAAGATCGAACTCATCCGCTCAAAGCTGTGCGCGGATTTCCTCTCCAAATGCGCAGAGATGCGGGACTGCTTCGACAAATACACGCCGGCCACGCAAGGGCCATGAGCTACTTTTTATATATCTCGTTTTGTTTTTTTTTTATTTTATTTTCTTCTTTTTTCGTTTCGCGACCTGGAAGAATAAAAACAAACGAGTAAATGGATGAACTTGACGCATTGTCGAATACCGGGTCCATTTCTGACGTGAGCGAGGACGAACCTGTCGCGATTTTGCCAACAAATTCGATTACTTTGATTTTTCATCGAACCATCGTGGGCACGTACAACGCCGATCTTACAGAATCGATTGCAATTTCGTTCGGTCTCCTTCCCAAAAATGAAAACAAATATAGGTATCGCATGCTCGACGCGTGCGGGTTCAACTGTCGACTAAATCATCAGGGGGACCTAGTTCAATATTACAAACACGACTCAAGTCTTGAGTTAAGACATAGGGTTAACTATGGATCATTGACTGGGTCGTTGGTCTGCGCACTGTCGTTACGCAGATTTCCTCCGTTCAATTCAGAGACGCTTGCCCAGGTGCGACTACTGTACCCGAACAATAAAAGCCTTGTCAGGTTGACCTGCATGACGCTGATCTGGGACATCAAAAATTGCAAGCAACCCATTACATTGGAACTGACCGCGAGCTTCACGACCGAGTCAATCGTCAATGCATTCCAACTGCTAGCAAACGGTTCCGAATCCCTCAAATTGTGCAACGATGATAAAAACAATGCTCTTAATTTACCAATGGAAACTGCGCTAAAAAGCGTGTTCAGTCTGTACGCACCATTGGTCAATGTCGACAAATACATTAACCACGACCTTCACGTTGTCCAGTCATTGATCTCGTTTTCACCGATCCAGGTGATGCAGTTCGTCGCGGGCATTGTCGACCGAGTCACGACGCTTGATGTGATAGCCGAAGTGCTACAGTGCACAAAACAGAAAGATATAGCGATTGCGTTCGTAAAATCGTGTTTTGAAAAAAAAGACGAAACAGTCTTCACTCTCTTGGAGAAAATCCTGGATAATGAGTCGAGACTCCAGGTAAAATGTGCGCTATCCATGGGTGCAGAAAATGTTGCCGTCATACTTGGTCTCGATCCAGATAATCCGAATATTTTCTTTGATCTGCTGTACAATGAGACAAATAAACTCTTTGTGCAAATCGTTCCGAACGTGGACAACGTCGTGAACCTAATCAAAATGAAAAAAAATGAGTTTTGGCTTGAGTTATTCGACGTTTCGCCTAGCTTCGTGACTTTTAATCGAAGCCCCGTTGGCATGGTCGCGTCTCTGGACGAAAATAAACAATCTCTACTGAAAGAATACGAATTTACCGACGATCAAAGAAAACACGTCTTGGACCATAAATTCGTCATATGTGCAAGCATTGAAGACGTCTCGGTGTATAAAGTGCGTGTGCTGTACCTCGATAAGTGTTCTAACAATAAAATACACATGCAAGTTCTCCCAAATACCCAATGCACACCGTCAATTTACATGGACCTCAACGCACAAAAATATACGTTGAACAAAATGTGCACATTCCTGGATACTATCGACCCCCACTTTGATATATCGAGGGTCAAGACGTTCATCGATCTGAGTGGTATAAAGATATCATATCCGCAATTCAGTAAAAATCGAAACGCGGACGATCGTCTTAGCCTTTTGAAAAAGATCACAGGTTTTTACAAGTCGATGTTCCAAAATTTCGTAGTCTACCATGAGACCACAAAAGGCAATATATCTATGACAAATATTACAGACAATGGACAGATAATAATTTGCCTAAAGTGTAAAAAGACTATAAAATGCACGCTGTGCACTGTTGACCAAATTCCTATTCTACTGAAAACGTACGACAAAGATAATACCATCATGTTTGAAAGGATCACCATCGACCCTCATGCTTATGACTCGATGTTGAATGCGAATACAATGAATGATTTTAAAAATGAATGTGGGTACAAAAAACCGCATAAAATATACCAATTGAACACTGTTAAATGATATGGCCACGTTTTCTTTTATTTTTTATGCACCGGTCGAACTTCAATGGACAGATTCGAACGACCCAAAGAAGAATAAACAAAGAAGAAAGGAGTATGCTGTGCGAGCCAAGGGAAATGGACGAGCAGCCCGAGGAGCCCGGGTTCGTGTTTGACCTCGATTGGGATCGCGAACCACGCTATCGGTGCGATGTGAATTTCTTCGTCGCTCTGTCGATCATGCTCTGGATCGTGCTGACGATCAGGTGCCTCACGCTATCGGATCTTCCAAAGTGAATATATCTTGTTGTCAATGACGTGTACGTGGGTTTCGTAATTGATATCAATATTTTGTTCCTTGATCAACCTATTCATTGCATTGGCATACAATTTATACGTCTTATCATCGACTTTGTCATTACTGTTCAAATCGTCGATGAGCCCGTACTGCACCTCGAGTCGTACATCGTATATTCCAATGTACTTGACTTTGATGTCAAACGCACAAGGGCAGTATCCCATGTCCGCATTGAATTTATAGGCGAACTTCAGGAATTTGAAGACAATATTGTCCCCACTGAGGTCCTTCATTTGCATCGTCGAAGAGTCGACGACGGATGCGATGTCAAAATAATATTCATCGTCGACAAACATTTCTAATTTTCGGGTTTCTGTCACGAAATCTTGGTCGCGTATCAATGGCAACGACACCATCGTGACCGGTATCCCCGCTTCCACCGACAATCGGAGGTTTGCGTTCAGCTGGCGAAATGTTCTGACGATATTGTGCAATCGTGTGCAATTGATGATGGTCAAGGCGTCGATTACGTGGTCGAACACTCTGCATCTTGGCAACGACCTTGCGTAATTCTCAAGCGCGTCCAGTGTACTAATGTCACATGCTCGTATGTGCAAAGCCAAATTGTTGCAATGCTCAGCGAAATCATGGACTTTGCTTTCGTTGATGATCTGTTTGACGTCGAGTAGATTCAGAAGTTCGGGAACACGTTTGCTGATGCGTGCGCGCATTTGCATCTGTTCCACGATGTATTCGCAATTGCTGTTCAATTCCTTGTTATTGTTTACCATTTTGAAGTAATGCTCGATAAATATTGCGTTGACGGTGTCGGTCCATTTGATATCGTAACTTGCTTTTTTTGCGGCACTGATGACACCGAGCTGCCAGGTTTGTATTTTGTCGCTCGTATTCTCAGAAGGTGTCGCGTTTGCGCAAAAATTACTTATGACGGAGAGGTCCGCATTCGTCGATATTTGGAACACATTATCGTTCAACTTGGCGTATTCAATGCGGTTGACTTGGTCTGCCATGTAGTCGCGTACCATTTGTTTAATGTCGTTCTCATGGAATGGATATTTGCACATGAACAGCGTGGTAATCAAATCGCCCATCGTTCGGTTGCGCCCAAAATACCAAGAAGAACGACGTGCAGAAAATAAAAAAACTCAAAGGACGATTTACTTTTTTTTTTTTTTATATGCGTGAACGATCGTAAATAAAAAAAAATATGGTGGTTTTTTTTATCTATTGGTAAACGGAGAGAATACGGTGTTCCTGAAAGAAAACATCCCAAGGCATGAGCTTAACGGTGGCTGTACAGAACTTTGTGGCGACCCAGAAGTCATGCGCGAACAAGCCATGGCTCGATGCGTGCACATATGACTCACCGAAAGGATTGGTCGATTTCTCAAAAAAATTCGATGTGATCGTGGAAAAACCTGCCGATGTCTTGAGAGACTTCAATGAGCAGAAGCTAACCATGATGGCGCAGCCGCAGTACTCCCTGGCGGAAATCATCCAGCAGGAGCATGCGAACAAGTTCTCGTCGCCGGTGCTGTGGAACTACATGCTGAACGGCGGTCGGATCGTGACGGACTCCAAGAACAAAAAGCGCGACATCAAGTTCGACGAGAATACTTACAAGAATCGGTTCAACATGTTTGAAAATTTTAAAAGCGATAGCAAAGAGTACTACATGTTCTCCAAGCTGTTCCAGCGCATGTACGGGATCTCTGAGGATCTGATGGACGACAACGTAAGCGCCACAAGAAGAAACCATTCGATGGCAATGATGCTGCGCATGATGATGCTGTCCAGGGGCGGACTGCTTGACCGGATCCTGGTCATGAAAGAGAAAGATCGACAAAATTTCAATGATTTTTTGGACAATGACAAAAACTTCCCCGACAAGATGGGACAGACGTTCCAGGACAACCTCAACACGATCTATGACTATATATTGAAGAGTGGCGACGTGGACAACCGCAACAAGGAGATGGTGCGCGATCTGTACATCTCGGTCCCTCCCGTGCCGATCGACGTGTCTCTGTCCGAGTCCGCCAACCTCCAGCAGCTCTATCGATCGATGAATCGCAAATATCTGAAGAGGAACCAGATCAACTGCCAGGACGCGGAGATCACGACGCGAATCGGAATCACGCGCGACGGCAAGATCGGCGAGGAGGACGTATGCGGCAACGTGCTGTACCTGGCGATGACGCAGGCAGCGTCGATGACCCAGAAACTGCCCGGGTATCTGGAGAAAGAGGTGCCGGACGTGACGCAGACCATGCGCACGGCGACGGCGGACATGCTGGTGCAGACCGTCCATCTCGCGGCCTCTGCGCAGAACATTGCGACGATACCGAACGCGTTCGTCTTTGCGCACACGAACGGACCGCAGATGTACAACATCAAGGTCGATACCAAGGACAATGGCCAAATTGACGTTAAAATCAATCTGAACGAGGATGCGTCGAACATGGTGCCGAACCGAGCGAACAACCATCAACCAAAGCACGTGATGGACAAACTGGACGAAGACGGCAATCTGTTCAAGGACATGAGCATCGTCTTCCAGTCGGCGGTCAGGTCCAACGAAAACCTGAAGCTTCACTTCCGGGGGACGATGTTCCTCCAAAGCCACAAAATCCTGGACACCATAAACCTGACGGACAATATGTATTCGTTCGCCAAGACGTGCAGGGACAATGTGGTCACCAACGCGCTGTCGTCGATCACGAGCGGGGCGGTGGAGTCGTCCCAGGCGATATTCAACTTCATCGCCATGGAGAACCCCGGCATATTCATCGTGCTCAGTGCCGCGGCAGCGATGGTGGGGTTTCCACAGACAATGGCGGCGCTCGCGGCAACCGCACTGCCGGTATTGAACGCAGTGACGCCGATTGCAATTACCGCATTGAACGTTGCGATACCACTCGCGATTAGTGTATTCAATATGACGGTACCGATCCTGACAGACGTGATCAAGTACGCTGCTCCATTCGCAAATAAGGCCGGGCAACTCACGATCACCATCGGAAGGTCAATGTTCAAAAAGTTCATGACCAACGTGTTCCCATGGCTGATGCGACGGATCGGGGCAAAGCTGCATTTAAGCGCAGGCTACGTCAGAAGGGTCATTGAGGAAAAACAAAAGCAGAGCGTGGTTGAACAAATCGCCCCGGTGGTGACCATGGTGACGAACCTGGAGACTTTTACGCAAACGATGAGAATCCATATCAATCGGAACACGGATTACAAAAGTGTGACTGATGACGAACACACGCCAAGGTGGGACCGAGTCGACATAGGTTCATACAGCAACAATGATCCAAATGTGGACTGGAAGTACGTCTTTGAATTAAATCTTATCGCGACCGACGTCAACACGGAGTCCAGTTATAATAGTATGAGGCAATACATCGATAGTCAAAAAGATTATCTCGACGCGTCCAGTTCCGAAAACAGATACACCTCGCGTGTCATTGTCCTGCACTCAATGATCCAATTGAGTTTCTTGCGATATCTGCTCGACAAGTTCAATCAGGTCTGTGTACTAGGATCGGTGCTGATACATGATCAAGACGAACCCAAAGTCACAGTTTCGTCGAAAATGTTCGTGCTTGGTTCTGAGACCACCGTCCCAGAAGGGTTCGATTACACCACGGACACGGACGCAGAAACAGTCGCGGTCGTCGTCGACAACACAAAACACATGGGTGGTTGCTCGTACAGCATGTCCATGCTTGGTTTGATCAAAAGAAAAGGCATCAACACGATCTTTGCGCTGAATCAAAACGATTTCCCATTGGTCATTGAGTCGAATCAATCAAAGTACACCAGCGACGTCAAATATATTCTGAAAAAAGAAGATTCAACGTTTCAGGTCCTGGAGTGCGCCGAGATCGATGACGAAGAGCTCCAGAAGACAATCGAGTGCGTGAGACATCGCATGTGTGAGAATCCGACCAATGACCAATACATGGACCGCAAAAACGACTATGTCGATGAAATATACGACCTTGATGATTTTATCAATGCATATAAAATTTCGAACATTGACGAGTCCATCACCGATCTTTTGCCATGGTTCGATCGTTTCGCCACGCTCAATGATCTCAAAGACGGCATTAGATCTGGATGCTACACTTCCGAAAGCATGATGACGGTGATGGACGAGGACAGACGCTCGGAGGTGCAGGACCGCATCGACGCGGCCGGGAATCCTGAAATGTTCAGTCTTCCGACGGAGAGTCGCGGGGCCGGATTGACGGACTACCAGATGGACATCTACGGGAATATGCTCACGACGGCCGCGGTGCGCAAGTTCACAAAGTACGGGAAAAAGGCGATCAAGCGTGCGTACCAGAAGACGCAGCCGCTCCGCGAGGCCGCGAAAGAGCGCGTGAAAACGGCCACACAGCATGCTATATTGCAGGGACTGGGGTACACTGCGACTGCGCTGGACAATGTCGGAGAATTCGTGGAGGAGAAGCAACACCTGCGTTTCGACGACTTTGACGTCGTGAGGCAGGCATTGTACGATGAAGAATTTGCGCAAAAATGCCACAAAACCATCTCGCTTGATCTGGCTCTTTTGACCGGCACGGTTGCGCCGACGTTGATGTATATGGCTTCGTCCAAAATAATGAAATTAGATCTGGCCAATCCGACCGGCATGCGCATGGCCGTGTCGAGCTGGTCGTCCCTGACCGAGTCGCAGGTGCACAACCTGAGACGATTTGCCGAACTGAATCAAATCGAGCTGTGCAACACGCCGTGGCTAGATGTCGAATGTCACCCCATCTATGAAATCACAGACGAGTTCACAACCAATGATTTGGTCATGGTGCACAATTTGAGCAAGATTGGTGACAAATTTGCAAATGTCGTAGTGATCGAGTCGAACAAAATAGTTATGCAATTCTTGCAAAATAGTGTAAACAATGTCGGCATGTTTGTGATCGCCCTGACGAACACTCTGCCAAGGACGATCGATATCAAAGAAAAGTGCAACGTACATAAAGCCATTGCGTTCGTGTCGGATATAGACGAAACGGTGTCCACGAACACGGACGACAACGACATTATTCCTGACAGTGGGTTATTCGATGACATCAAGTTGGTCGTTCTGCTGGACGATCAGGTAACCGTGAAATGTCTCAAAAACGTCGACCAATATATTTGCCGCGAAAGTGTCAAGATTCTTTTCCTTGGGAACGGGACGTTTGACATTGACGATCTGAAGGTCAAGTTCCCCAATGTCGAGAGCATCCACGTGGCAGGTGACGATTGCCGCCTTTTGAGCAAGATCGAATTTCATGAGTTCGGAGGTGAGATCACGAATAGATCATCAATGAGCACGAATTATTACGCGTTGCCGTATGTGAGTGATTTCATGGTCGCGAACAATGAGAGAACGATGACCAAAGTGGTCACGATGAGTTCATTGGTCCGGAGTCATGCGCTCAGACATGCCGCGAATTCAACCCTAGCCAGTATTGGCGATGAAATGGTATCTGAACAATACACCACGTTTGCCCATGTGCTGGCGTTGTCGATGGTCAACGGCATCGGCAATGTGGTGGTCAAGCGGGATTCGTGTTTCGACATTGGATGCATGGACGAGCATCGTGTGTTTCCAAAGTACATTGACCTGCGATCTGAATTTCTTCATTCGGACGAATTATCGATTCAAACGCACAACGACAACAAGGTTATTCTGTTCGACGCGTACGTGCGGTTCGTTTTAGAAAACGTCGTTCCGAGATACAACATGAGAGCCGGACAGGAATTTATTGCAAACCAGTCGCAGAGTTTTTCGCACATGAACAAAACACTGTTCAACATTCCGACGGTCTAGCCATTTATTTTTTATTCATTGGTTCGCACGGGCCCACTCCTCGATCTGGAAATGCTGGATGCCGATGTTGGAGAGCCTGGTCTTGAGCTTCAGAGTGCAGGACTGCTTGGCGCGGCCGATGATGAAGCCGACGTTCGGACACAGCATTTCGCGGATGAACAATTCCACAAAGTGGTACTTGCCGAACACGACGCAGACCATCTGGCAGTTGTCGTTCTCGACGTCGATGAGGCTCTGCAACAGAAGCGTCAGCACGGATGGCACTGATTGTCCGCTGACGTGAATCACGAATATGTCCGGGAGGTACAGCTTCGCCACGAGGGGGAGCGAGTTCGAGCCGACGCACACAAAGTTCGTCTCCTGGTCCATGACCGAGGGTGGGATGAACACGTCGCACTCGCTGGTCTCGAACCTCGGGTCAAAGAGGGTAATCTTCTGTTCGCCCGTGAGGTCATCGTAGCGCGACCTGAACGAGCTCGGGTACTTCACGGGTCGGATGGTGGCGATGTTGCTGCTCAGCATGTCGATGGTGCACGCGTACGAATGGTGGCCGCTCTTTGGATCGATGATCCCAATGACCTTCAGAGAGGGCCCACGTAAAGGCATGGTGGCGTTCAGGATCACCGTCAGCGTGTTGTGGAATTTGCACATGACCAGGACGTGCGAGGCCAACTGTCTCATGGTCTTCAGGTCTCGCATGGACTGCGGCAGGCACATCTGGACCTGGTTGAACATCAACTGGAGCTGGTCGTCGATCACGCGGTCATGCGCCCCCAGGTCCTTCTCTGACAAGTAGTCCTGTATATCCATGCTCATTTTTTTTATTTTTTTTATTTCCTCCCAAATATACCGGTTCTTTTGTTTTTTTTATTTCTTGACGAGTTTTTTATGGAGAACAAGCACATGCTTTTTTTGGAAAAGAAAAAAAAAGAAGAAAAGACAACGTTTTGTGTGATAAAAAATTTGCCGAAGAATGTCAGGCAACAGGGAAATGTATGGGTCAGAGATCCATGATGCCAAGCTCATCTTGGTTGGTGACGCCCTCTCGTTGCAAAATGAAATGCTCGTCGTCTCCAATGGCGTCTCTGGTGATTTGTCGAAAATGTTCGTCGATGTCCTCGAATGGATATATGCCGTCCAAGTGGTTGCGAAAAAACGAAAGACTGTGCTGCCCATGGAATCCCATACCAAATGTACGGAGTGTGATCTGTGGGTCAAGAAAATGGACAATTACCGTTCCAAGTTGCCGGACAATATATCGTGCGTGATGATTTCAGAGACAGCGGACATCGCGGGGTTCACCAAGCAGCACATCCGCGACGTGCCGCACATCATCAACGAGGCCTCAATTCTCATCGCGACGTCATTCGCGCTCATGGACAATGAGAATGTCCACATATATTCGAACCGAATCATCGACATGTACAAAAAAACAACGAGACCGAGCATCGTTCATACCCTCGTCGAGTCGTTGATGGAGTGCAACACCCTCTCGAAGACAACATACTTTAAGATGCACGTCTTGATCTGCGTGTGCATGATTAAGAATCTGTTCGAATACGAATACACCAATCCGTCGCTCGATGATGACAATAAAAAGTTCGTCAACTCTGACGAACGGTGCAAAATAGTCATGATGCGTCATTTGCAACTAGGGATTGTTCTGTGGCTATCAAGATGCTGCTACGTGCGCACAAAGAACGGAAAGACTCCGGTGAAGTCCAGGGCCAGCATTGACGACATGAAAATTTTTGTCGACAAAATTACGAAAAACGCACACAATACCGCGTTTAATAATCTCTTTGTCAGGGAAAGCGAGAAAACAAGAATGAACGCGAAATTTCTTAACTTACTTTTGTGCATGGAATGCTCAACATTGGTGAATAATCTGGAGCTCGTCGCCTTTGTAGTCGTGAAAATGTGGCCCGAAGTTCTTATATTTAATTCAGTGAGTAAATCGAAAGATTATGATGAAAAGTTAAATGTATGTGATGATATCGCCGCACCGGCAAGTGTCGTGCTTGGTTCGAATCTGACAATCTCTGGAGAAAATGTCTTGTTCACGCTGCACAAAAACGAGAAATACGTGGTCACGCCTGACGTCTTTGCTGAGATAAGAATGTCCATCGATGATGAGGTCACAGTAAATTTTAGCTACGGGGCTAATATGGCTTATGATTTTGTGCACAAGAAGGTCGGTGATACGTTGGCGAAAGAGTGCAAGACGATGGCTGTGATTAGATATCAATATATGCTGGAGGAATATTCAAATCTGTTTCTGGTGAGTGAGATCGCGTTATTGGTGCGGATCACACCACGTGTGCTGACTAATGTGTGCAAGGCGTACCACATTTTTCAGCACTACAATGAATGTCGTTACTCATTTGACACGATGCTCATTGCGTTCAAAGATAAGTCAAGGACCGAATTCGTCATGTTGCATCCGGCGATAGTGCCATACACATGCGAGTATGAACGGAACGCGGATTGTATTGATTTCCTTACGAACATGTTCCAGACGATTCTGGCCGGTCGCACCAATGGCTCGACCAAGATCAATTTCTCCAACTTTACCAAAATAGGGAAATTGTCTGATAAATTCGAGGCTCAATTGCCGAAATTTAAGGTACTTGTTGATTACAATTACAGACTAAAGCGTGAACTAAATAAAGTCACGATTGATAAAAATGAGGTCACGTATAGCGGGAATGCCAGAAATGTCTCGAAGCCCGTGGACGAACAGAGCGATGAGGAAAGATTTTACAATAAGTTTAAAGTTAATGATACATTGACCTTTAGAGCGCAAGCATTCGTCGCCTACATGCACGTGAACGATGAGGAATATGGCATCGAAAAAAGTAACGATAAACATTATTATGTCCAGTCCGCGAAGCAGGCAAAGGAAAGGTTGGGGCAAATACAGGCGGGCAAATCGTTTGAGCATCTGTGGACGAGCGATATCATTGTCAGCGTGAGGAAGTACATCAGCGACAGAACATGGAAGAATCTGTTCGAAATCGTCAAGACCATCAGCACCACCACGGTCCCGATTACCGAATAGTTCAGAACTTCAAGATCTGCACCCCACGGTCCAGGAAGGTGTTTCGGTCGTTCGGGGACAGCTGTTCGTGCAGGAAGATGGCCCGCAGCCCCGCGCATCGGCTCAGGCACAGTATGTGGGGCATGGCGTACGGGGTCTCGGCGATCGTGACGATGTCCAGGGAGGCGTTGTCGACGAACCCTCGCAGGTTTATGAGCCCGGACACGCCGATCAGGGTCACGCGCTTGGCGTTCCGCACGCACTGCGTGTTCAGCACGTGCTTCACGTTGACGATCTGCAGATGGTCGAGCACGGTCGGCGCATGCGACAGGTCCCAACCGTCGACGCTCGCCTTGACGACGGTCATCCTCGGGTGCGACTGCTCGATCTTGAACTTTGTCGTCTGGACGTCCGGCGACGCCAATGGGCAGATCGACCAGTCCCAGAGGTTCCCGCATCGCTCAAAGACGATCTTGTCAAAGGTCAGCTTGGGGACGGCGTCGTCTTTGGCAAGGTTGGTATGGAACCGCACGCTCGCCACGTTCTTTACGACGAGCGACCTCATGTTTATTGCCCCGGGGCCATGGAATGTGAGCATCAGCGTGATGTGGTTCTTGCCGTCGCCGACGATTTTTATTTTGCCGCGCTCGCTCATGTCGCATTCGCGGACCTCTCTTTTCCCACTGAACTGCATGGAACTTTTTCTTTATTAATTTATTCGCTTTTGTTCCGGGGTGGTGAATAAAAGAACATATAAAAAAAATAAAAACATAGTTACAGCGACGGCGGCATGTCGAAAAGCAGCGGCAAGGTCGTGGCGACGTTCGCCAACAATGAGAGACAGATCGTCGAGCTCAATGACATCCGCGAGTCGGAAGTGCTGATGTACCAGCTCGAGCTCGAGAGCGGTAATGAGATAAACTGCGGTCGAATCACGCTGGACACCTTCAATGACGTGGTGTACAGCGCCCGTGCATGCGACCTCACCGTCTGGTCCGACCGTCGTCTCTGTGACGCACTCACCGCCGCCGACTTTCTCGGATTCTCAAAAACGCGGGCCGTGCTTAAATCCGCATTGATAGCCCGCATCAACAAATTGTCTGCGCCAGAGGATCTAATCGATTTTCTCGGGGTTTGAAAAAAAACATGCGCATGATGATAAGCATAGACATTGGGGTGCGTAATCTTGGATGGTGCGTCGTTGACACGAGCGATGGATATGGAGCCTGCCGCGTGAAGCGCATCGGGGTGTCCGACATCATCGGACAGCGCACCATTCCGAATTCCCACGAGTGTGCGCGACTCATCGTGCAATGGATGGACGCGATGATACGTGACGAGCTCGGCATCACCGACCCTTCGTCGCAGCTCGAGATCGTGTGCGAGGCCCAGGTGCAGCGGGCGTTCCGGAACCTCGTCATGGCCTGGGCATTGTTCGGCTACGCGCATGCCCTCGTGATACCTTTCAAGTTCATGTCCTCCATGAGTAAGTTCCAAATTATATCAAAGCACGCGGCGGGCCGGACGCTTCCGTACGACATCCGCACGTCCAGGCGTTGGTGCTACCGCGCGCGCAAGCAGAACTCGGTGCTTCTTGCAAAGTACATCAGCGAGGACGAGGATTGGTTCTACTTTCTGCAGGGCGTGCGGTTGGACATTGCGGCGAAGAAGAACGACGACCATTGCGACGCCACCTGCCAGGCATTCGCCAGCGTACTGGAGAGACGGGTCGCGAGGCGCAAAACGACGGCCACGAGGCGCAAAACGACGGCCACGAGGCGCAGGAGATCCCTGGACATAGAGTGTCCGAGCCCGACCCCCCCGGGACAATAGCATACTATTTTGACCAACTAAATATCTGCGTTCGAAATGGTATGATTTTCAAAGGATCTGTGATTTTCAACCTAGCCAAACAATTTTTTGCCAATTCGGCCCATGTGATGGGCGCTTTCTTGTCGTCGTCGACGACAACATCGTACGTAAACCCAAGGGAATTCGCAAGCGCTTCGCTCGCGTCATTGGCTTCGGGGAATAACTGTTCGAACACCGGCGCTTGCATATTTTTATACCTCTCCACTTCGTTTTCTCTGACACAGAGACGCGGGAACCTCCTTCGCATCAGGTCGCCGTGGTCCTCCCTTTCCACCGGGTCCCAATGCCACGATAGGTCGATTATGCGCTCTGGGTCCCATTGTGCGAGATTCCATGTGACAATCGATTGGGTGAGCCCGCGCATACCATCGGACATCAGCTGCTCATTATACACGATCCGTCCGAATGCCGTGCTTGCCATTTGCTTCAGCATGTCCAACATATCCGACATGGGGACCGTGCTTTTGTTGTTCGATTCCGGAACGAATGGCTCCTCGTCGACGAGCAACGAGATCGCCCTCAGGAATTCGGAAACATGGGGATCGTCATCGTCGAGTAAGCTGACGGTCATGTTCCCCGTATTGGGGGTCTGGAAGCTCAATATCGCGGACTCGATCCTGTTGTCTATCACAGGGTTGGTGTTGTGCGGGCCTATGGAGAAGCCAAATATATTTCTTCCGAAGCGGATTTCGTTCGTACAGACACTGACCCGATGCGAGATCGAGTTTATCATCAGGTCGTATCCCATTTCGCTGGCGTTCGCGGCGTACTGGGATCGGTCGATATCGAACGTGTGCATGTAGCTGAAGTCACCTATGCACACGTTCGCTTTGTAGTTCAGACGAGTCGAGTGGCTGTTCATGAAGCATCGGTTCCGGTTTAGGATGGCGGTGGTGGAGGCGACGCAGAGGCGGATGTTCGGTGTCTGATTGATCTTTGGATGAAGGACACTGAGCGACACCATATGCCCACACGCGTAGCCGAGCCACATGTTGAGCTTGGCCTCGCTGTACGACACCGGTACCTTCGGCTCCTGCATCCGAGCGGCCAACATCACACGAAGTCCTTTTGGATTTCTCGCGTGCTTGACGACGTCGATCAGGGAGTTGACGAAGAACTGCCTCGAGAGGTCGTCGGCGGTGGTCTTGGTGTTGGTGCAGAAAACCACGCACCGTGCGTTTGGGAAAATGAAGTGCGCATCCGGCCACTTGGTCGTCATGTGGAAGTCTCCGTGCTTCAGTATGATCACCGTATTGACCTGGTCGCAGTCGATGTTGTTGTTGGAAACGACATCCTCGAGGTCGGTGTCCTCGGTGTTCCAGATCACCACGTCGGACTTTGCATTCGTCGTCTTCTTGGCACCATTGACGACCGACACGATCATCTTGACATTCGAAAACGTCGCGTCGGATAATTTCCTGGTCAACATGTCGTTGTCCAGTTCGGCGAAGATCTTGAAATCCTTGATGTCGGTGGGCCAGAACTCCTGCCTCAGGGCGTAGTATTCCTCGTAGCTGTGCAGAACGTCCCTGCAGACGTAGAGTCTTCGACGCGTCAGTTCATTCCGCACCAGGTTCGCGTCCAGTCTGCGAAGTTCCAGGAGCTTCTTCGTCGTCTGCATGAATATGTTGTCGTACGTCGCGGTCAATTGACTGGACATCGTGGTGGAACTGCGCTTTTCTTGAGGTTCGACATTCCGGGCCGCGTAAAAGATGTTGTCCATGTTGCACGTCATCCCGGCAAAAATGTGCGCTAATGTCGCGGTGCTCACGTTGCTCATGGGCTGACGCTTCTCCGCCGTAATATCTGAATCAATAACATTGTCTGCATAATAATTGAACACGAGATCTCTAGAATATTGCATCATAAAGTTGACCCAGGGCGCTCCTCTGAACAATTGATTCGGTGTGTTTACTATGGGTAGACAACCAAACTTTGACAAGTGGTAAACGCAAAGCAATTCAGGTCCGTTCGCAGTAAATATGTGCTTATCGGGGTTGCGTTCCCCAACATATCTTTTGACCACGTCGAGTGTAAAATTGACCCGTTCTTCGGTGAGCAAATTGTATTTTTTTCCCAGGTCCTCGGACAGCAGTCGAATCGCGAACGCCCGGTATGCCCAGACATAGTGCTTGCTGAGGCGAATCATGAGGTTGTTCCATTCGGTCCGCATATTCCCCGGGACCTCGTGCGTGTGGCACCTTTGCAAGACATCGATGCCCCGCCGCGCAATCGCCTGGTTGCCGTTGTCATTGATGAGACGCTCGTACGCGAGAAAGATTATCCGCACACGCTCCGGTGTTGTCATGTCGGGGTAGTATGGCTCACCTTTGAGCGCTGCCGCATCTTGGCGCTGCACCGTCCTACGTTTCTCCATCGTCGCCATGTCGTACATCGCGTACATCACGTGGTGCATGCACTTGCAAGCATCAGGCTTATTGTATCGGCCCTTGAGACAGTCGCTGATGCAATTGGCATCCATGAATCTCGGCGTTTGGATCGGGTTCACCCACGTGATATCGTTGTCTGAGACGGTGTATACGTTCTCACTGTAGGTATGAAAGTCGAACGGTAGCTCATTGAGCACGCACACCATCTTGGCATTGTCGTGTGGCTCGAGGTGCACGGTGTTGTTGTAATTACGTTCCGCGAATCCCATCACCATCTTCGAAATATACGTCTTTTCTGAATCGATCGTGTTGTCGACCAGTATCGTCTTGTCGATATTTATGTAGTATTTGTCCAGGAGATCGTGCAATCCATCGTTCGAGTCGTTGTCGTAGCAATGCGCATTCATCATCACATGAATGGCTTCACTCCTATGTGGCGCCATGGAATCTGCGACATCGATCTCAATTCTGGTTTTTTTGCTCAAGATATCAATCGATCGTGTAAACACGACGTTGCTGAACATCAGCGTGTGCAGGACATTTTTGGGATTCCTTCGCTTCAGGATCAGCGTCTCCAGCCACAGGAGCGGTAGCGCGCAGTTGCGGATCCACACTGCGGTGAAGCTGTGAAACTTTTTGTCCCTGCCCAGTTCTTCGATCTCTATCAACTGACCATCGAATATTACTCCACAATTGGCCGTATCGGCATCCAACATGGCACTCTGGAACCCATTGTTGGTAGTGACATTTATGAAGAAAACATTCGAGTCGTGTATATCCTTTTTTATCTTCGTTTTCTGCATATGCTCGCTCAGTTTCGTCCTATGGTCGCTCATGTCATCGGCGTTGTTGAACCTGAGCTGTTCCTGGTACTGCATAACCGAGGTATCCCAGTCGAGCGTGAGGTACTCGCGTCGCGGGTCAATTCCAGCGCCCCTGAACTTATTCTTGTCGCCGCCGAGCATTGCCAAAGTCTTCGCCTCAAACATTGCTAATTTTGTCAGCTCGGAAACATTGGTACTGCGATGGGCAGCCGGTAGCTTCCAAAGCGCCTCGAACGCGTCACTGACGAGGGTTATCGGATCTTTGAGCTGGTTTATACTGGATGGCATTTCCCGTCCACAGAACGGCTTATCGGGCGGTATGTAGTTATGTTTCAGTTTATTCGATACCTTGTTGAGCAGATCTTGATTATTATCTACGTCGTTCTGGTATTTATGCACTCTATACCAGTTCGACTCCGACGAGTACGTATCGTCACGATTGAGCTTCACGAATTCCTTTGCGGGTTTGATTTTTTTCGCGCTCTCGTACACTCTTTTTAGTGTCTTCATCTCTTCGTCAGTAAGGTCCACCACATCCTTCACGTATTTAAAATAGTTGTTCTCGATGTACTTTTCTTCCATCATCCAATCGTTGAGCGCATTCTTCACCCCAGGTATCGACGTGAGGAACCCATAGTACTGTTGGCAAGACACCGTGGTCCTGAGCCAAAGCGCGACGGTCTCATGCGAAAGTCTCGCATACTCCCCTCGGTTATACAGACGTTTCAGATACATTCGTTGGTCCGTCATTGTCATGTCCTGGGTAAATTTGGTGATCAATGCCCTGGCACCAACACCTCCATACAATGCTGCACGAATATCATCGTAGTTTTTTTTGTATTTCGACCATTGTATGTCATCTTTGTCGATCGTGTAGTTAAACCGATACTCCCAACTCATTTTTTTTTTGACTATCGAAAAAACTTGTTTTTTTTTTTATGCACGAATTGACAGAGACTCGTCGATAATTGCATAAAAAAATTTATGCGCAGATTTGAAACGTTTCAGTTTATTCCATTCGTTCAAGCGTGAAATAAAACCAAAAAAAAAATAAGAAATAATGTTTCTATTCCCCTCGGAAAACAACAATGCAAGCGCGTATATGACCCACGTTTCGCATGTCCAGAACGATAGAGAGACCGATGATCACAATAAACATGCACCTGGTACCACAATGTACAAGCGCAAGGAAAATAGCGTCAACGTGTGCTCAAAGACGTTCTTTGCGTACATGGAGGCAAAGTTCCTCGTCGCTGGTGATGTAGCATCCATCAAGCAAATCATCAATGAATTCACAGACCAGCTACCCGACGACACTCAGCGCGACTTGCCAACACAGATCATAATTGAAAAGTACATTCGGGATGAGAAAATAATCGACGCCCACGATTACGATCATATCTTTTATTATGAGACGACGCTCTGGCTGAAATGGATTCAGGAAACGTTCTTGGACAAGATATGCCATCGCACGTACAAGGTGAAGCAACGGGCTGCTATGCAGATTTCGCAACAGAAGCGCAAACTGACGCATAATCTGCGTGTGTCGGAGACCATGCAGCTCGGTTCGTTCGCGACAAAGGAGGTCCTGGACTCGGTCCGCTTCGGCATCTCACCAATGACGCGCGCGACCTTCACCGAGTCATACTGTCCGCCTCTGTTCTATCCGTTGTTCGCGATCCAGCGCGCCATTTACCAGCCACAGACGATGAATGAGCTGAGAACCCTCTACAGCATGTTGCTCATCGAGACGTCACTCCACGACCATCAGAAATTCCCTGAACCTTTGCACGACTACATCGTGACTGCCAAAGACCAGCGAAATACAGACACCACATTTCGTGGAGCATCGGTCGGACTCATCATGTTCAACAATGCACGCATAGAACCGACGTTCAATGATCTCTTCACTGCGTTCCAGAGTCTATTCGCTGGCAAATTTAGTACCATGCGCAATGCAGCAAATAACAATAATGAAGTCCCGGATGTCGGTATCCCCGTTCAATCAACCCAATGTAAAGACGCGAAGTGTACGTGCGGACCCGGGACAAGAGGCAGCACCACAATCACTTGTACCATAGTCGTCCCAAATACTTTGGATGTTGACAGTTTGTTCACAATGAAGATCTACAGTGACCCTAACTATGGGTTCACCACTTGGATAGATACCGATGAGAACGATCCAATCGAGTTTGTAAACAACATGAAGTTCGCTCCCATCTTTGTATACGGACCGATCATGTACTCCCAGATGCGAAAGGTTAATCTGAGCACGTACCCGGGATCTGATCATCAGTACACGAGGTGCCAGTACGCTAAGATCAAGGGCACTTCTAGGAAGGACGCGTTCAAGTTCGTAAAGTCGAAGAACATGTTCATGAAGAACCCGCTGGGCATCGCCATTTCAACTGAGCCGGGTAATTCCCTTGCTCCCGAGATTACACGTACTTACATGTCCTGAAAAAGAGCGAGTACACCGTGGAGCTGAACAGTATGCCAGACGCGAGCCCATGTGGTGGGTTCTCCGGGATCGCAATCAGGGCGGCCACGCTGGCGAACACGATGGCATTCGTGCCCCGCGACCAGTACACGCCCGGACGGTTGCGGATGTACGGTGCGACCACGAACCCAAGAGCCATCGTGGCAAAGAGCGCGGCGACGGCCAGACGCGCGGTCGACTTGTACTTGCGGTATGACGTCGCCCACAGTGCCAGTCCGGGCAGAACGATCAGTCGGATGGGTATGCAGAGGCCATAGTACAGTCCGTCGTTTGCCATGTCTTTGTTGAACGTGGAAAAAATTATATGTGCGGAATGAAGATACAATAAAAAAACAAACGAATAAAAAAAAAAATATGTTTGAGTATATTATCGTGATAGTGGTCGTGGCATACATTGCCCAGAGATACATGCACTACCGTTTGTCCACGTGCATCGACACGACCAATGCGCGCACAAATTTGAACGTGAAGCCAAAGCTCGTTAAGATATAATCTCCAAGATTTTATTTCCAACAAAGTCAAGAAAAAAGAAAAACAAATTTTCATTTGGTCGGCAGATGTCGCGCTTTGCAGAGGGCGTCCACAAAGACGGACAGCTCCGTGTGCAGAGTGCCGTACATGCAGATGTCTCGGTCCTGCACCTCATGGTTGAACCTGAACAGCTGCGAGTCCGCACAGATGGTCTGGTACGGTGGGACGGTCCTGGAGGAAATGACGAGCTTCGTGTGGCCCGGGATGATCTCGGATCTCGTGGGTGAATCCATGTCCACAATGACGTTGAAGGTGTTCGGGTACAGCGCCCTGAACAGCATGCCGATCAGACGCTTCCCGGGGGCTTGGCCGTAGAGCACCGTGTAGCTGCTCGAGTCCGGATCAAAGAACGCGCGCCCGAGCGATTTGAGCAGCTTGACGACGCTGAAGTTGACGTCCCTGAACAGCTTCTTCAGACATGGGGTGTCGAAGACGATGTTGTCGTCAACGACATTCACAATACGTTCAAAGTTCATGCGGATGTAGGTCATGCCCACCTTGGTCGAATCGTCGACCAGCGCGCACCTTTCGCCGTCGTAGATGCCGTTCATGAACGACCATTGGTAGAACACGAGCTCCTTCGGTATCGAGGGCAGGGGCGGCGTGAACAGTCCGTAGCAGACCGACGCGCACCAACGCAGCGTTCGCTTCCTGCGCTCGTTCTCCAGACTCTCGCGGTGGGTGTACATGTCGTACGTCACCAGGTCCATGTCGTTGACCATGATCCTGACCCGACGCTCCTCCGAGTAGACAAAGGCGACGAACAGCTGCCTCGACGTCGCCCCGCAGATTGCCGGGGCAAAGACGAGACAGTAGTTGTTGTCATTCGCGACAATGTCGTTCATCCGCCTGGCGGCCATGATCCCGTTCATGGTTGGTGTTGCTCATTCCCTTGTCCTTCCGTTCAAGAATTTATCTCTTGTTCGGTTTTGTTATATTTCGTTTCAATGAACTCGCAGATCTCCTTCGCGGTCGCCCTCTGCTCCCGACTCATTGGGAAACAGAGTCCGCACAGCTTGACGACGAACTCCCGGTAGGGGCACGCCCTCAGGTCGGGGTGCTGCGAGAGGTCCGTGGTCCACCGCACGATGTCCAGCAGGTGCCGCTGGTCCCGGATCTTGGAGGCCAGCTTTCTGTTGCGCACATGCGTACGTGACGAGGTGTTGAACAGGATGCAGCCGGTCGCGAGCTCGAACGCCACGCACCCGTAGCTCCAGATGTCGATCGAGGAGTCGTACGTGCTGTACATCCTGGTGTCGATGATCTCCGGTGCGCGGTACTCGCGCGTCTGGACCCGCATCTCGGCGTCCGTGCGCTGGCTGCGGCACCCGAGTCCGAGGTCGATCAGCGCGACCCCGTCGTCGTCCCCCGGCCAATCCTCGCAATCCCTCGTCCATTCGCGGAAAAGCACGTTCTCCGGCTTGATGTCCCCGTGTATCACGTCGCAGTCCTTGTGCAGAAAGTCGAGCGCCTCGGCGAGCTGCAGCACGATCCGTTGGTACTTGGGGAAGGGCAGGGGTGTCTCGTCCTCGTACACGCGGTCGATCACCTGGAGCAGGGAGTCCCCGTATCGGTCCATCACCATCCCGCACTTCCGCAGCTCGTTGTCCACGAACGCCCGACGCAGCGGGACCACGTGCCTCCTTTCCTTCTGGCGCTGCGTCGCCATCCTCAGAAGCTCCGCCTCCGGCTCGAACACGGTGGACCGGTACGACATGGGCATCATCTTCACCGCCACCGAGCACTCGGTCTCGTCCACGGCCTCATACACTTTGCCAAACGTGCCCGAGCCGAGCTTCCTCCCTATCCTGCAGTTCATCTTTCTTCTCCTCCTCGCGCCACGGAGCAACCGATAGACAAACAAAAAAAACAAAAAATAAAAAAATTCGACCATCATAAGTGCGCGACTATTTGTCGATCCCTTTTTTATTTTTATTTTCTGTCTTCTCGTTCAGGATCGAGAAACGGGAAAAAAAAAAAGCGGTGACATGGACGCACAGGCCACAATACAAGACGTCAGCCAGTGTGTGCAGAGAGAACTGGTCGCATATCCGGACATATTCATTTCATGCGTCCTTGACGTGCAGATCCACAGCATCAGTGAGCTCGGCCGTCAACAGACCCTGGAGATCTACAACAACGTGTACAATGACTTTAGCATGAGAGTCACCAACGAGTTCCCGAACGTCCAGATCAGGGCAGTCCCCGAGTACCCACAGGTCCTGCTCCTCAGGAGCACCGTCAAGGTCGAGTGGACATCTGAGATGATCTCAGAGATCAAATTGCGAATCGAGAGCATATCAAGTCAGATCTCGGAATGGACCACCTCGCAACTCTCTGGCATAAAGGTCATCGTTCAACCCAACGTGAAGTAGCCTTTTTTTTATTTTATTTTCCCCACATCCCCCGTTTCTGAACCGTGAGAATAAAGATTCTACTACAAGACCGAATGGATGTGTTGCAAAAGTTTGTAACGTATCCAAGAGTACTGGTCCTCGACGGTGGTTTCGATGACCGACCTGAGCAGCGACCATCTCTGTCGATCGACCGCGGTCACGATCGATGGCCAGTTCGTGAAAACACGCACAAGGACGACAAACACGGCGTCGATGGGCAGGTTCATGAACACGACCTTGCACTGGTGGCTCAGTATGACCCCATCGTTGCTCTGCCGAAGGCAAAAGTCGATCAACGCGTGCACGAACTCGGCGGACACGTAGGTCATGTCTTCACATGCGGAACACACGACCGCCGCGAACTCTGAAAATTTGGTGCAGTAGTTCTTCGCAAAGGAAATGACAACGTCCGCGTTCGGTGGGTCCCTGGAGATCTCGATCCATGATTCAAGGTACGCGCAGACGATGGCCCGGATGCCGATCGTCACCACCATCGGCGTCATCTCCTCCGTGGAAACGAGCTCGTGGTTGGCGCGAACCCTTTCGATCATCTCCGCATGCTGCATGAACATCAGGCGCTGTCTGGTCAGCAGTCTGATCACGGCCGGCCCTTTGCGATGGCCGACCAGATGGTACAGCGCATAGGCACACGTCTGCGAGATGTCGCACTTCCCATGCGAACGTATTTCCGACAGCGCATAGTTGAACAGTATCTCAAAGCTGTCCGAGTTGAACACCACGGGTGAAAGCGCCTGCTCACACAGACGTGCGACCAAGAACGCCACAATATGGTGATCACACGCACCCTGCATGTACTGTAGGAGATTGCAGCAGGGCAGCAGAACGAGGTCATCGTCCGACAGTTCTGAAAATACTTCCAGGATCCGACGCACGGTCTTGTCCGTAAAGTACTCCCCGCGTTCAATTGCGTCGGAGATCATCGTCCGCATCTCGTGCGCAATCGCCAGCACACGCACATGAAGCAGCTCGGTGTTTGCCGTGAGCTCTTGGAACGCACGTTGACTCTTCTGCATTTTTTGTTTCCTTTTCCAAAACTTCTGCGTGCGTGTGCTTTTTTTTTTGTTTTCTTCCTTTGAACCCCTCTTTGCTTTTATTTATTTTTATTTTTTCGTCTTTGTTTCATTTCAAAGACGAAAATAAAAAAATAATTTGTGAGTGAGAGCAGAAGAAAAATGGTTGCCATGATGAAGGTCGTCTCGGACGTGCACGAGCTTCGTGTTAAATTCGAACAGTCCCCATCCGACGACATTGTCCGCGAAATCTGCCAACAGTCGGAACTGATGGAGAACCTTTGTGCCCGCATGGACCATACGATGGATGAGAAGCTCAATATCATCGAACCATTCATGTTCGAGATCGAAATGTTTCTACAATGCTATCGGTCGCGCTTCCTACATCGCGTTCAACGTGAAGATATCTTCGACTTACAAACATGGGACCCTCGATGACATTTTTTTTCAAGAAAAAAAAAAATAAACAAAAAAAAAATTGTCATCTTGTCTTTTTTTTTATTGAGATTGTCAGTGGTGGAGAACTGCAGAAACAAAAAAGAGAAAAAAAAAAAAGAAGAGACTAAAAAAAAAAAGATAAACGGTCATGGAGACACCGGGGTTAAGATATACAGTCAATGGTAACTTTACCGTGACTTTGCACAAATCCGCGACGTACTACATTAGCCAGCCAAACACGCACGTGTTGATCACGAAGGATTTCCAGTCGCAGCTCGGCAATTTGACCGTCGATGTCCGAATCGCGGTGACCAACGAGCAGAGCATGGCCGGCAGTTGGGTGGAGTTCGAGGGCGAGCCGGTGCACAAGTTCAACCAGAACTGCACCGAGTTTCTGTTCCGACTGCGCCGCGATGCCGTGCTGCATCAGTACGTGACGCCGGACACACAGGCGCTGCAGAAGACCGTCCAGTCCGGGGGCAACGTGGGGTTCGTCATTGGGTCCGACCGAAATGTGATGCTGCACGTCGGCGGTGACTTTACGCTGTCCATTTCTCTCGCCGCCTCATTGAGCGACAGCAGTCTGCTCACGAGCACCATTACCTGCACCGCCGATTCCGCGGACGACTGCGAAATGACCATCGTCTTTACCCAAAACCTTGCGCAAAACGCCGTCGTCGAGGCGTACGGCGAAGAGGGAAAGATACTCCTGAAAACGAACGTGCCGGTCACGGTCAACCCCGGCACGGTCATCCAAGTGTCCTGTCGCGACTACGAGGACAGGCGCGTCCTGGTCCTGGTCGATCTTTGAAAACAATCTTTTTTTTTTCCTTACTTCCTGTATTTATTTATATGCCGTTCGCCCAGATGGGCCGTGGGCGAATAAATTGCAAATTTTTTTTTTCCCTTGATTTACTTTTTTTTTTCCTCCAATTTCCCTGTCCATGGTGTCCAGAACTCAATCCTTCTGGGACAATTTGATCCGACGGTTCAGCAGCAGCGAGAGCAGCACGAACGACAGCGGGTCGGATCGATCCAATTCCCATCCGCGGATCATCGTCTGCTTCGACGGGGGCGGGATCCGGGGCCTTGCGACCGTGACCGTGCTCCGCTGCATCGAGCAGAGGTACCACCTGAGGCTGTCCGAGAAGTGCGACAAGTTCGTCGGGACCTCCACCGGCAGCTTCATCGCCGCCATGGTCGGGGGCCTCGGGTGGTCCGCCGAGCAGATGCAGGACATGTACATGTCCGAGTGCCGCGAGATGATGCCGCGCAAGTACGTGGACATCGTCGGTGGTCTCTTCCGTCCAAAGTTCGGCGAGGACAAGCGCAGGTTCCTGAGGAAGCTGCTGAGGAACAAGGACGGCGAGTACCGTCTGCGCGACTGCAGGAAGCACGTGATGATCGCCGCCTACTGCATCGACCCCAGGTTCCCCGGGAGACACATCTTCGACTCGATCGACCATCCCGAGGTCAAGCTGTGGCAGGCCTTGGACGCGAGCTCCGCCGCCCCCGTGTACTTCCCCAGCGCGAGCGTGGACATGAGCCCCATGGAGCGATTTCCGGACAATCCCGATGCCTCTGGCCAGGTCTCGTCCGAAAGCGAACCGCTGGACTTTGTCGACGGCGCGATGACGCTGAACAACCCGAGCCTGATCGGTCTCATCCATTGTCGTCCGGGCGACGTGCTGCTGTCCATCGGCACCGGCGGGATGCCCGTCTACGTCCGTCCAGACACCGTCGCCACCGGCGTCCTGGACCTGCTGAATTTCATCTCGGAGACCCACACCCATGAGACGCTCGCCGCCGAGCTCTGCGACAGACTGGGCGTCAAGTACGTCCGGATAAACGGCACTCTGCGCGACGGCGCCGTCCAGGACATGACCGACGTCTCTGAGAAGAACCTCATCGCCCTCATCCAGACCGGGCAGGCCTGGTTCCAGGACCACGTCGCCGAACTGGACCTCATTTTTAACCCTTAGCTTTGTTCACTCTTGTCCCATTTTTTTTTTCCAAAAACATGCGCCTGCAAAAGTCCGCGATTCGGAACGCCAAAGATTGTTTATTCCCTTCCGTCAGGTGAGAAAGAAAAACAATTTTGCTTCAAGAAAAAAACGACGTCTCGTGATATGCGACCCGTGACGATCCGTCCTGCAGCGTGTAACTAAAGTGGAACGGGTCGCGAGGTCGCCAATTCACAAACACGGACTGCGTTGATCCCATCAGCGGAACCACCGCCAAACCACACGCTTGACCTCCGCGGCGTATGTCAAACAGGTGCACTTCGGACCATGCGTTGAACCGCGCGTCTATGTTGTCGAACTGCAACATTACGTGGTCTGAACCGCCGACCACGCGATGCACTTTGGACGTGTGGTATGAATCGACTGGCAGGTACTTGAAGTGTAGCGCATGGTTCGCCATTCGACTGTCATAAAGTGTGCAGGATGCACGGTCGTCGTCGATTGCAACCATCGTCGCCTCGCTGTCCTCCATGAACTGAAAATAACAATCCTGGCCATTGAATGCACGCAACAGGCGCTGTGAGCAAAGGTCGATCATTTCACCATCGATCGTCAGTGCAACGGCGGAATTACCTCCGGACGACATTGCATCACAACAGACCGTGCCTCCCATGTGACGTCGAGGCAGCAACGCACTGCATGCGTCAATGTCCAACGTCTCGAACGCGCGATCACGCAGCCACCGAACGACCACACACGTCGGCGCGTTGCGCAAAAGTACATCGGTCACTGCGTTGTTGTTTTGGAAAACGCTCGTGCGCTTGGACTTTGGATCGTGCACCGCGGATATCCCACTGTCGCGCACGCAGATGGTGCCGTCGGGCGCCTCGTACACCTGCGTTCCGTACGCGTTCAGGTGACGCGCAAACTGTCGCAAACTCCACATTTCAACGTCGAGCTCGAAATCAACTCCCAGATCCACGTCCACACACAGGTTCATGTAATCATGCTCCGGCAGTGCATTCGGGCCCAAGAAGAACTCTTTCACATCCCGATACCGTCGACATTCCATGGTCACGTTGTATATTTCATGCACGTAGTCGATCCGATGCCAAACCGTCGTGGCGAGTGCGTTCGAGGGTCCGATTCCGAAACTGGTCATCCTGCGCATCCCTAAGTTCGTGCAAAGAAGCCAATGCGCAGGCGGATTTAAATTGTCTTTTTTCATTTCACGTTCAAAGAAAAAAAAAGAACGAATGGCGTCATTGGGGTTTTTTTATTTTTGTTGATCGCCAGAAATAAAAACCATCGTATTGAAAAAACAAATTAAGGTCTGCATTTTATTTTCTTTCATAGTTCCGGCTAGCTCGGACTTTATAATTGTTTAATCTCGTGACGTAATGTTTCTATTTGAGTGTAAATTATCTGCATTATGTTTAGTTTGGTGCACTCGGTTAAATTTTGACGTATATTTTCAATTATTTCGGAAATATTATTGAACGAACTAAATATATCTAATCCCTCGTTAAGCATAATTTTGAAGCGATCATCATTTAATCCATCGGCATCCGATCCATCAGTATACGACTCATTGGCACCCAATCCTTCAGTATACGACTCATTGGCATCCGATTCATCAGTATCCGATCTATCGTCATTTGATCCATCGGTATCTGATATACCTCCAAATTTATCAACAAAGTCGCCACTGTTAAATATTTTTTTTAATTTTTCCGTGGTCAACTCATTACCACGATTATCTGTGAGTATTGACATATCGTGCAATATATATTCACCAGCCTCAAAATCCTCATCAAACCTGTTAACTTTACGCTTCAAAAGTATCCATTGGCAAGATGTTCTGGACTCAGCTGCAATAATTCCTTGCATTTTATTGTACAGCGAAGTTAGGGCAAGGATCAGATTTTTGTAAATAAAGTATAGCATTGGTCGACTGGGGTTAGGGTTACGTTCGTACGGATAACGGACAAAGACGTGATCTGTTTTTAACTGAACGATTGCGTATTTCAAGTTCATCGACGGCTGGATGATCGGTGAAAAACATTTTCTGAAGCACTCTAGGATCTTGGGAGTAATTGACCTTTCCAGAATCGCCGCGGTGTAGTGCAATGAATCATCGTCTTTGTAACTAATTAATTCATTAAAATATGATTGATGACTCGTGAAGTTAATGTAAAGGTCACCGTGGTTCTTATTTTGAGTGTATTTATTATCGGAATTATACACGGACATAATGTCGTCTATTTCATGCGCCATGAGTATGTGCAGAGTCTCTCGTCCTTCATCTGGGATATGGTCGACCTCGGACGGCAGCATGAGACAGTACCGACCGTTATATTTCATCAGATACTTATTTCCGTTCTTTAGAAGAATGTCGAGGTCATCGTCCAATGCAGCGTCGTTTGGAAACGAATTCAAAACATCTTCAACGGCGTTTTCACGCGCCGTCAAAGACGTGCCGTATATCGTCAGCAGTCGATTGCCAACTTGGTCGATCGCGACGTTCTCAATGAATTTCTCGTCATTGTCAAAGCACGGGAGGATGCTCGCACAGTTTGCGAACAGTCTCAGTTGTTCGTCCGTGTATCCGTCCCCGTAAAAGTACTGCAGCATGAACGGGATGGAGTTCGAACCTTGACGAACGAGACTGTCCATATCAAGTCGTTTGTGCAGTTTCCCTGAGAATTGTATAAACACTTTGTTCAATAGATACAGTTTCTGATCAAGTAGTTCATTGTTCAAGAATTCGATGTTTTCGTCCGTGACTTGTACATCACTGGCCAGGAGAAGCCTCAGCCATTTAAATATCTTTTCGTTCTTGTACGCTTCGCTCAACCATTTATCATCGTCTATTTTCCCTTTCAGAATCTGGTACGCGACCTGACTGGATGGGACGTGGAGACCTCGCTTCACTCCGAACTGGTACTGGCTCATGATGCTCACACACGCATCGGACCGCTCAGTATTCAATTCGTATGCGCAGCACACGCATGGGGCTGTGTTTTCCAAGTGTTTGTTTAATTTCCTTTTCGCAAAGACAATTTCTGAACTGCCATTATTGTAAACGGAGAGCACCAGTCGCACGAAGCTCTTCAGCGAAATGGGACGGAAAATACACAGAAAGTCGGACGCAACACGTGACAAACATTTCATTACTTTTATCATGTTGATGTCTGCGTATCTAAGCGGTACGCAGTATCCTGAATACCTCACATTATAAGATCTGATATCGTGTTCTAGAATGTCGCCTTTCCAGAAATTCACGTTTATGATGAAATAGAAAAAGTCTGCAACCTGGATCGGTAAAAACTTGTCATTGGTATTATGATGTTCTTGATCTGATGTCATGTACAACTCAATGATGCTGCTTATTAGAGTATACTTGTCCAGATTTTTGCAAAAATGCAAAATCTCATTGATCAATTCGCCACGGAAATCACTATCGCTGTACTTGATGGTGTTAATTTCAAAACTTTTTCGTTTGCTTAATGAATTTTGTGAGGACTCGGTGAATTCGCAAATTAAACGATAACAAACGTCCCTGCAGTAATCAAACACTTTGTCATCGCTATGTACTGTTTCTTGAGCATCGTCGGTATGTACTGTTTCTTGGGCGTCTATCATTTGTTTTTTTTAAAAAAATACATGCACTTTATACCCCGTTTTATTTTCAAAAAAAAACATATAAATAAATTTCAGCATTCTACAATCGAATTTTAACAATGATATTTTTAAAAAAATATATATTTCATCGCTCAATTCCATTTTTTCTTTGCAGAGTTGACCACCGCGCGGATTAGAATTTGGCAGAGCGCACGCTAATCGTGCTTGTGTCCGAGCCCGAGTCCGAGTCCGTGTCCGAGCCCGAGCCCGAGTCTGAATACGTCTGTGCAAAGGACTCCACATCCGTGTCTGGATACGTCTCTACATCCGGATGTATGACATATGTCATATCGGCGCTGATTGCCAACTCCTGTAGCACGCTGTCCAGTTTTGTTATGTGTGTGTTGAGCGCATCCAACATACTTGGTCCAGTGCATTGGGTTAATTCGCTGTATATTTCTCTCATGTATTCACCCATCTCGTACTTACTGACGATTGCGTCCAACCCCTCACGGAATAAAATTCCAAACATGTCCTCGTCAATGTTCTGATCGTACAACGTGGTAATGTGCATCATCGGGAAATAGGACAGTTCGTACAACACGCACTCGTTGGATTCATATTCGACCCCAGCCACATTGCATGGTGATTTCAGACGGATCCATTGGAAAGAGGCATTGGAGTCGGTCACGATGTATGCATTGTCTTGTTCGTACTTTGACGTTTTCACAAACAACATGTCCAGAACGAGTCGCAGGTTTTTGTAATAGCCGTACATCTGCGCTTTATCGTCGCTGAAACTGCTGTAAGGGAAGTTGACGAAAGCGTGATCCGTCCTGAACTGAACGATCGCGTACTTCAGGTTCATCGGCGGCTGTGGTTTTTTGACCAGGCAGTTCTTGAAGCACTCCAGGACCTTGGCGGTGACCGACTTTTCGAGAATCGCCCCGATGTAGAATAACATGTCACTGTTTCTGTAGCTCGATATCCCAGCATCCATGGACTGGTGTTGCATGCGACCGACCCAGAGGCTACCCTTGTCCGTGGAAGTAAACTGAGTGTGATCGTGTCCGTAGTTGTAAACAGACAAGGGATCGTCAATGCAGTATGCCGTGAGTGCATGCAGAGTCTCTCGTCCTTCATCTGGGATGTGGTCGACCTCGGACGGCAGCAGGAGATAGAAATGGTCGCAATGAAACATCGAATACTCGTTGCCTTTTCTCAGAAGATTGTCGATGTCCTCGTCCAACGTTTGATCGTCCGGGAACGACCTCAGGACCTCGGTGGCATTTTGAGCATCGTCGCCAAACACGGTCAACACTTGGTTGCCGATCTGGTCGATTCTGACCCTTTCCATGAATTCATCGTTACTGTCAAAGTGCGGGAGGATGCTCGCGCAGTTCGCGAACAGTCTCAGTTGTTCGTCTGTGTATCCATCCCCGTAAAAGTACTGCAGCATGAACGGGATGGAGTTCGAACCTTGACGAACGAGACTGTCCATGTCGAGCCGGTCGTTCAGTTTCTCTGAGAATTGTATAAACACTTTGTCCAGTAAATACAGTTTCTGACTTGATTCGTTTTGGTCGAGGTATTCGATGCTTTCGTCCGCGATTCGCACGTCCCTGGCCAGGAGAAGCCTCAGCCATTTGAATCTCTTTTCGTCCCTGTACGCATTGCTCAGCCATCTATTGTCGTTTACTCCCTGTTTCAGAATCTGGTATGCGACCCGCTTGGAGGGAACGTGGAGACCCCGCTTCACTCCGAATGGGTACTGGCTCATGATGCTCACGCACGCATCGGACTGCTCCGTGTTCAGTTCATATGCGCAGCACACGCACGGGTTTGTGTTTTCAAACAGCTGGTCCAGGCGTTGGTCGTCGAAAACGACGTGCGAACTGGCGTTGTTGTAAATGGAGAGTGCCAATCGGGTGAAGCTCTCCAGGGTCATGGGGCGGAAAAGGCACAGAAAGTCGGACGCAACCCGCGACAGACATTTCATTACCTTTATGGCATCGGCGGTCGAGCTTTCGAGCGGCTGGTTGTGGTTCGCATACTCATCGTATTTCAAGTTACTTTGGGTAGCCAGTGGATGATTTTTCCAAAAATCCGTGTTCACGACGAAATAGAAAAAGTTCGCAACATCAATCGGTGATATGACATCATCATAAACGACATACCCAAACGCTTCCCGGAGTCCGTTGTACATTTTAAAAATTTTGTCTATGATATCGAAATTGACGTCTTGACAAAAATTATGAATTGTAATGATCAATTCTCCATAAAACTCCTCAAATATGTCTGAATTTTCTTGGATGTTGTTCGTTTCAAACACGCTGTATGCATTTTGTGGGTGTTGATCATCGTCGATTTTGGAATGATAGATCAAATTGAAACAAACGTATCTGCACTTATTGAACACATCATCATCCTGCTTCAAATCCATCGTCCGTTCTTTTTTTCAATTGCGCACAGATATATTTTTATTTCGCGAGCACATAAATAAAAACCATTTTTCGTGATAAAAAAGAGCGGAAAAAAAATCATACCTGACCTAGCACTCACGCCAGTCAATTCCGATTTTTACCTCGTGGACTCCTTCTTCACACGTTTTATTTTTCGTTGATGGTCTAAACTAATTTCGTGCCAGTGATCTTTGCCTTATTACCATTGCTGCTTGACTCCGTATCGTCTTGAAGGTTGACGCTGTTGAACATATCTAGCAAGTCATCAAGGTTATCCGAGGTATCCGTGTGTGCTGTGTGGCTTTGGTCAGACCTTGAGGATCTGCCAATGACAGGGCCAATTTTGAGATAATTGGCATAATATAACCTTTGATCATTTACTTTTTTAATAAGTAACTTCATTTTTTCTTGTGTGCTCCAATCCGCGTATTTTATGAATGACTTAAAAATTTTTTGCAACCATTGTGTAATGCCGATAAATTTGCTGTTAATTGACGAGATAGAATCTCTGAGCATGTATTCGCATGGTTCACCCGATCGAACATCAGAGCCGTATATTGATATGTCGTGCAAAACATACTTATGTTGAGAATTATTGTCTTGCGGCACGCGCATCCATTGCAACGACGCTGGAGAATTTATCATAAAATTCCTCATGTTATGAGTATGCACTCTTTCGTTCAGAGAAGTCAATTGTGCGAATACGTTTGAAAAGTACCAATGTTTGATATCATTCGTTTCAAAACCTTGGTATGGACAGTTGACAAACGTGAATTTCGTTTTTATCTTGACGATCGAATACTTTAAACTCATCGAACGATTGGTGATAGTTGACGATAGTTTTCTGAAGCACTCCGCCATTCGGGAAGTGATCGATTTCTCCAATACTGAATCGACACTGTACATCCCATCGTCCATCTTATTGGGATCAGAGATCGCAGTATATAGGCACGTTTCATTCGCATTTTTAGTGTATTTGCCACTAATTCGATGTAAGGACATAATGTCGTTCATTCGATGTGCGATCAGTATGTGCAGGGTATTGCGTCCTTCATCTGGGATATTGTTGACCTCGGATGGCAACATGAGTCCGATGTTATTGAACATGGTCACCATGTACTGGTTTCCGGACTTTAGGAGAATCTCAAGGTCATTGTCCAACGCCCGTTCGTCCGGGAACGTCTTGAACCGCTCAATTTCCATTCCACTCGTGTATGCATCCTTGTCGGGCATTACAGTCAGAAATTGGTTGCCGATCTGGTCGATCGCGACCTTGTCCATGAACTCGTGGTCATTACTGAAACGGTCTAAAATGGTCGCGCAGTTCATGAATGACTTTAGTTGATCGGTTGTGTAATATTTATCATTGACGTATTGTTGCATAAACGGGATCGAGTTCGATCGGCGACGTACCAGATCATCGATTTTGATATCTGCATAAAGTCTCTCGGAAGATTTGATATATATGTCTTTCAGCAATTTTATTTTTGCGTACATGTGATCCGTGAGTGTGGTACACTTCGGATCGTCGAAGGTGCATACGCTACCGATGAGAAGAAGTCTCAGCCATTTGAATTCATCGTGGTTCTGATACTTTTCTCGCAGCCATTCAGCATTGACGTCCAGTAATGACAGAATTTCATACGTGACCTTCTTTGATGGCACGTGAAGTCCACTGCTCACGCCAGAATTTTTTTTTGATTCGTCGGCGATACCCGTGCAATTGTAATCATTTTTATTGTAATCATCTTTATTGTAATCATCTTCATTGTAATCATCTTCATTGTAATCATTGTCATTGTCATTGTCATTGTCATTGTCATTGTCATTGTCATTGTCATTGTCATTGTCATCTTCATCTTCATCGTCATTGTCATTGTCATCATTGTCATTGTCATCATTGTCATTGTCATCATTGTAGTAATAACAATCTCCGTACTGCTCTGCACAGAAAATGCACGCATCGGTATTGTCCTGCGCTCCCCAAAAGTCCTCCAGCGCATTGTCGTCGAAAATGAAGTTCAACCCATTCGTATTGCAATGGAAGATGGAGAGCACCAGTCGCACGAAGCTCTTTAGCAAAAGGGGCCGGAAGAGGCACAAAAAGTCGGACGCGAGGCGTGACAAACATCTGAGCAGTTTTCTTTGGTTGATGGGGAGCTCCATGGCTTCAATCGGATACGCAAACAATTTGGATTTCTGAAATTCAATGTTGGCAATGAAGCTGAAGAAATGCATGATTTCAGATGGATACATATTACGTTGCGCTTTGTGTTTTTGATCTCGTTTTTGTTTGTATATTTGGGCGATTTTTGATATATATTCGACGCCAAAAAATTTTTCGTTACACAACGCTTGTATTATTTTTTTTTCTATAGCCGCCGCTTGATCGGGGTATTTAACATCAGATTCATTGACAAAAAAATGAGACAATACTGCCACGAGCAGATCACGACTCTGATCGAATACGTCGTCATCACTCCACAGATTCGACGACATTGTTGTTTTTTTGTTCGAGAACTGATGTATTTTCAAAAATCGCACATAAAAAAAAACCAGATTGTGTGTGATTTATTGGTCGATTAAGAAATCAATCTCATCCTTATTGTTATACGCCAACTGTTCATACGGTTTACCAGTTTCTTTGGACAGTTCTTTGACCAGACCATCGACCAAATTGATCATTTCGGTGAGCGTGTTGAGCAGGTCCAGTTGGGCGCATGCCCTCAGTGTGTCGCACACATGGGTAAGTGTATTGGTCCTGACGACGAACTTTTCGAGGATGGCGTCGATGTTCTCGTTCATCATGATCCTGAAGTAGTCATCGTCGATGTTTCCCTCTGTCATCTTGTACTTGATCGTGTGTCGGGTCGGGAAAAACGATATCTCGTACAGCACGTGCTCGTCGGCATCGAACATCGTCCTATGCACTGTGCACATTGACCGCAGACGTATCCACTGGATGGACGCCCCAGAGGTGGTCGCAGTGTGGCCCTCGCCATCGCAGTTCATTTTCTCAAATAATATCAAGAGAGTGAGTGCCAGATTCTTGTAGTATCCGAACTGTTGCACAGGGTCGGTCTCCACTTCGTTGTACGGGAAATTGACGAACGTATGGTCCGTCCTGAACTGAGCGATCGCATACTTCAAGTTCAGCGGCTTCAAGTGTTCGTTGACCATCATACTCGTGAAGCATTTTAAGATCCTGGGGGTCATCGGTCGGTCCAGGATCGCGACATTGTACGTCAGACATCCGTCGCCCCTGTAGTTCATCACCGCTCCATGGTCAGTGTCTTGGTATTGCGTCACATTGACGTAAAGGCCGTCACCTTTTTCTATGTACTCATTTTCGTCATCGTATGTTGAATACCTGTCCTTGATGAAATAGGAAATAAGAACGTGCAAGGTCTCTCGCCCATCGTCGGGCATTCGGTCCACCTCGGACGGCAGCAGAAAACAGTGCCGACTGTGGTAATACACCAGATAGCGATTTCCACCCTTGAGCAAAACGTCAACGTCCCTCTCCAACGCGGGTCCATCCGGGAACCCCTCGGTGTCGACATGATCTTGGTCGCCGAATACCGTGACCAGTCGATTGCCTATTTTGTCGACCGCTGCCTTGTCCAGGTCGCTGTCTTGATAGCCTGGCAGAATGCCCGCGCAGTTCGCGATTGCTTTCAGTTGATTGTCCGTGTACATATTGTCATCAAAGTACTGCAGCATGAACGGGATGGAGTTCGAGCCCCGGCGAACGAGGCCGTCGATTCCAAGTCGTTCATGCAGCTTCTCCGAGAAGGGGATGAACACGTCCCTCAGGAGTTTTATCTTCGCATTTCCGTTGCGGCTCAGAATGGCGTATTTGCCGTCGTCGATGCGCACATCGTTCGCGAGGAGAAGTCTCAACCACGTGAGTTTCTCGTCGTCCGGCTGTCCGACGTCGACTTTGTTTCTCCTCAGGATCTCGAGCGCGACCTTCTTCGACGGCACGTGGAGCCCACGCCTCAGATCGAACGTGACCTTTGCGCATTCGTCCCTGGGTTCTTCCGTGAACAAGTGGTGCCGCAGGTCGAACGCGCAGCACACCATCGAATCCTCGCCGAGATCGTCCAGCGACCGTCCATCGAAGACGACGTGCGAACTTTGCGGATTGAAGATCGAAAGCAGAAGCCGCACAAAGTTCGCCAACGACATGGGACGGAAGACGCACAGACAGTCGGACGCAAAACGCGACATGCATGTCCGTACCTTCAGGTCGATGGTGCTCATGGTCCTGGACTCAATGGAATAGTCCGCATACCCATATGAATACGCATCCATCATGTTGTCACTCAGGAGCTCGACGTTTTTCCTGATTCTCGTGTTCATGATCAGGAAAAAAAAATTCGCGACCTCGGGTGGCATCAGTATGTCACCGGGCAAACGCTTCAGAAATTCGGGCAGGTCATTGTAATGCTTTAGAATTGTTTCGCCCAAAGGAATCTCCCGCTTTTTCAGATAGGCGCGGGTCACGGCGTCGGTGAACTTTTGCGCATCGAGCTCTTTGAACAACCCGTAGAGCTCCATCGTCAACTCCAGATAAAAATTGACGGGTATTTCCAATACGTCGCCCAGTTTGAATACATCGCGATGTACAATCGAACCGTATCGGGTCTTGTAATCGATCAGATGGTCAATGAAGATGAGACACACGTCCCTGCAGAAGTCGTATATGTCGTCATCAGAGTATGGAAGCATCTCTTCGCCTTTGGACCTTTCGGATCCATGCATGCCACACGAATTATGCATAATAAAAAAAAGCGATCAATGTCTCTTTCTTTTTTTTCCAAAACCTCTTTTTCATTTGGCAGACTCCAATGACGTTATGTGATCACCTATTGATTTGATACTATTGTCCAGTTCTTCGGTTATGGTTATATTGGTGCATCTGCGCAGACGAGAGAATACGTCATTAAGCATCTCGGTTTTGACATTGAACTTGCTGAGATATATGTCCAGCGTCTCGTTCAACATAATTTCAAAGTATCTTTTTTCTTTAAATTCTTCCTGTTTTTGCACATTGATACCATTGTACATTGGGAAATATGAAAAATCGCACAATACGTATTCATTAGCTTCAAACTTTATGCTGTACCATTGAACCCAATATTGTAGTTTTATCCATTGAATTGACACTTCAGAATCGGTCATTAAGTACAGCTGTTCCTTGGTGTTAAATTTGTCATTTAATATATGCAAAGAATATTTCAAATTTTTATAATAGTTAATCTGCAGGTTGGTATCTTTGAGCACGTTATTGAACGGAAATTTTACAAAAGTGTTATCTGTTGTTAACCTGATGGTTGCATATTTTAAGCACGTCGGGTTCTCTACGCGTCTTGTCAAACGTCTCCTGAAGCACTCCAGGAGTTTGGAAGAGCTCGACCTTTCCAAAACTGCCCCAACGTAATAAAAATATTTATTCTCTTTGCAGCTCATTTTATTAAATTCTAAATCCTGATACTGTACAAACCGAATGTACAGAGACTTGTCATTTTTGCTTTGAGTGTAGTTGTCTTCAATGTTGTATATAGATCGGTCATCGTCTATTTCATAGGACGAGAGAATGTGCAAAGACTTAAGTCCACTCTCTGGTATGTGATCCACTTCGGATGGTAGCATAAAACACATCTTTCTGAAATTGTACACTGAATATTTGTTCCCGTTCTTTAGAAGAATGTCAAGGTCCTCGTCCAGCGTTTGATCATTTGGGAACGAGTTCAAAACATCAATCTCTTTTTGATTGCTGTCACCGAATATCGTCAACAGTCGATTGCCGATTTGATCGATCGCGACCTTGTCGGTAAAATCCTTGGCATTATCAAAGTGCGGGAGGATGCTGGCACAGTTCGCGAACGACTTTAGTTGGTCGTCCGTGTATCTATCACTGTGGAAGTACTGCAGCATGAACGGAATGGAGTTCGAACCTTGACGAACAAGACTGTCCGTGCCGAGTCGGTCGTACAATTTCTCAGAGAAAGGGATGAACACTTTGTTCAAGAAAAACATTTTATAATTACACCAGTCATAATGTATAATTTCGCCATTTTTGTGAACAGACACGTTTACTGCAAGTAAAAGTCTAAGCCATTTGAATTTATCGTCGTTTTCATATGCTTCATTTAACCATTTACTGTCGACATTGTGTTTCTTTAGAATCTCGTATGCTATTTTCTTTGACGGTATATGAAGCCCATGAATTTTGGAAGATATGTGTATAGTTTTGTAACATCTGGATGATGACTTGTTATCAAAACCATATTGGATTGCACAGAAGGTGCATGGACTCGTATCCGCGCAAAAGTCATTGAGCGTTTTTCCGTCTTCAGTGACCAATGGAAAGTCGATATGGTATATGGAGAGCGCTAGTCGCACAAAGTTCTCCAACGAAAGGGGCCGAAAAAAGCACAAATGGTCTGACGTAATGCGCGACAAACATTTTAGTCTTTTTATATCGTTGATAGATTTAGTGCTAGTATCACAGTAATAGAGAGGCCATCCTTGTTTGCTCTGAGAAAACACATCAGAATAAATGAGTTGATTTTTTTTTCCAAATTCAATATTCGCGAGTAAATATAACAAATGCCCCATGTCTATCGGTAGAATTTTTCCGCCATTAAGATAATCCTTGTTAATATCCACAGATTCTTGATGTGCGTGGTACACGAGCGGTATTTTGTGCGCGTAATTGTTCAGAATTTTTGCATTTAAAATTTCTTTCATGACAATTTCACTTTGTTTCGATAATTTCTGTAAATAATCGTGTTCAAAATTTTTATACGCGCGATCAAAATTCGCCGACGGTGTTTTTTTGAAAACTTCTACAAAAAAATACCACAACAAATAAAGCGAGTCATAATACTCGCCATTATCTTTAGTGAGTTCTTCCAGCGCGAGTGACATGGTTGAAGAGCGACTAGGGTTGGGGTGGTCTTTTTTACACACGCAGAATCCATATGCATATGCGTACACACATATAAAAAAAATCAGATTTGTGTATTTATTTCCCGCGCTCAAGAAACAATGAACAATGCGTGGAGCGAGTCGACCAGGGACTCAATCGCAAAGCACGAGTCTACCTTTGCGCCATGCAGCCGGGACTGGATCAGACCGTCGATCCTGGACTGGAACGTGACGACGGCCGCGGCACCGGCAAAGACGGTCGGCAAAGGAACCGGCACCCGCGACTCCATGTCGGGATCCTCAGGCTTAACTGGTCTCTGCTTCGTCGTTTTCTTGGAGCGCCTCCTGAGCATCGTGCGGGTGATCTTGTTCACGGAGGACGGACGGTAGACCAGGTCCGGGAATCCCTTGAGCATGGACATGAGCCGGGCGAACGACAGCGAAGGACCGTGCGGCCTTGGACGGGCGGCGAAGATGTCCTCGATGAGCAGACCGTAGTATTCGACGAGGAGCACGTGCTCGCGGGCCAACGCGTTGACCCCTTGCAGAGTGCAGGACAGGAACTCGGGGATGGGCGTGAGGGTCTGGCGAGCGGAGGCCCTGGCGCAGGCGACGAACACGGTCGAGACCAGCGAGACCAGGTAGTCGACGTCGAACACGCAGTCGAGGCATTCGGCGAGGGCGGAGGAGACGGTGCAAATAGGGATGGTCGGGACGGAGGCATTGAAAACGAGGTCGTCGTCCGGCAAAGACGTGGTGGATTGCGCGTCAGAGTCGGACTGGGAGACGCGGATGGACTGCACGTCCGAGCCGGAGGACGCCTCGTGCGGCTGCGTGAACCTCTGCTGGAAGTCGTCGTCGGCGTCGAGGCACATGTCGTCGGGGTTGAGCGGGGCCATGGCGAACGAGCGGATGGAGGAGCAGGTGGACGGGGAGCTGAAGTCAAAGTCGACGACCGAGGAGTCGCTGGTGAAGCGCGCGGGGGTTGCCTGGGCGAACAGGATCGACTTGAAGGTCACGATGGCCTCCGGTGAAAATACGGTGGAGTGCAGGATGAAGACGGCCTCGGAGGGGTCGAACGCGCACGACAAGAGGCTGGCGCTGAGCCTCTGGACGATGACCAGGGCGTGCAGAGAAACGTTGACGTGGGGCCTGGTCGACCAGAACGCGTCGTTGAACGAGACGTGCGGGTGGGCGGAATAAAACCACTCGCACAGGGAGTCCTGGATAACGGACCTCGAGCAAAGCTGGGCGTCGCTGACCAAGGAGAAGCCGCCGGGAGCGATGGAGACGTGCGAGTGGTCCTTGAGCAGGTGCTCGCGGAATTCGGACATGCGGCGGTCGATGGACAGCAGTCGGGCGTGCCAGTCGAGGACCTCCATGTGGATGCGGGGGTATCTGAGGATGACCTCGACGATCTGGAGCAAACACCTCTTGGCGGACATGATGGACTCTGGTGAGCGGTCGACGAACGTGCCGAAATCCTGCAGACAGCCGTTGAGCGTCTTCGTGACCGACTTGGGGACCTTCTCATTGGTGACAGCCGGTCGCTCATTCTTGCGCTGTTTCGTCATTCTCTCCAATTTTTCTTTCATTTCCCTCATGTTCAAAAACAAAACAAAAAAAAAACAGCCACACTTACGTTGACGAAGTGTGCTGGTCAAACAAAAAAAAAGAAGAAGAGGATGTACATGTTTGCGGACAAGGATGTGTGCAAGTACATGGGCCCGTACTGGCTGATGACGAACCGTATGTATGTGTACAACAAACCGACCGAGCTTGAGAAGAACCGATGGCTGTGTGGTGGGGAGAGGCTGTACGTGCAGGAGGGGAGGAACACGACGCTGCGGATCGCGGCGGAAAAGAAGTCGCTGGTAATGCTGAACGCCGCCTCGATCGGCCTGTCGAAGCTGAGCATGATGGTCTTTGAGTACTACCTGGGGACGCCGTCCGTGACCAGCTGGTTCGCAAAGGCAAGGATCGTGTGCAACGGCGTGACGCATGTGAGCATCGTGTCCCAGAGTGCGATAGTGCTGCAGTCGCTCACGGGCCATGCGCTGGTCCTGCAGAGGACCGAGAACCCAAAGGTGCATTTCGTGGAGGAGTGCTCGTACTCGAGGCAGTGTGTGGACGGAAGCGCGCTGTTCGTGGGCCACGACTGGATCGAGATCCGATCGGACTTTACCTGCCCGTCGAGCGCCAGGGTCAGGATCGACGACCGTACCCAGCGCGGGGCGTCGACGGCGGCGAGCGCGAACGTCGGCGTGGACCGTGTGGCAATACACCGCAAGGACGTGGTGAACGTGTACGACCTGACGACGGGCATGAACGTGTTCGGACCGGTGTGTTCGTTCAACGCCCAGGACGGCATGAACCGGTTCCCCGGGGATGTGGCGTTCAACGACGTCTCCAGCAACATGGTGGCCGCGAACGTGTCGGACCAGCGCGCCATCCGCATCTACGACACGAGGTTGGTGCTGGCCACGCAGAAGCTGAGCCTGGAAGTACTGAGTCCCAAGTTCGTGTCGTTCAACGAGACGTTCCTGGTGTACTCGCAGCTCGACCTCAGGGCGCGGATGCTTTGCGTGCGGTGGTTGGACATCCGCAACGGACAGGTGGTGCGCCACGAGAACGTGCAGTCGATCGAGCCGGTGTACAGCCATCTGCCGATGGACCGACCGATGCTCATGGCGTTCCCGGACGTTCTCTGCGTGTACAAGTACATCGACAAGGACAACAAGACGAACCACGACCATCTGTACACCGGGAGCGGCGTGCAGATACGCAACGAGGCGTGCGTTTCCGAGAACAATGCGATCAAGGACACGTGTGTTTTTTTCTGAGAACCATATTGGGATGTCTAATAAACAGACCGAGAATGTTTTTTTTTATTATTAACTTTTCCATGGACAAGGCTGAGAAAATCGCCCATCTCAAGTCGACGCTTTCCGAGATGCGGCCACGGTACCTTCAGTGCCAGACGAAGGACTTTGCGAAAGACTCGGACTGCGAGGAGGTCGTGCTCAGGTACCGGATGACCGTGCTGGACCTGTACAGGGAGGCCAAGCGCAGATAGATCATATCGCGCGGAGGATGTGCCGGGCCTTGCGCTGTCCCTTCTTGGAGATGCAGTTCTTTTCCAAGGCCAGCCTGATCAGGTCCGTCATTCCGCGCCTAAAGGCGTGGGTGATGGTGTACGCGCTCCAGGGACACCCGTGCTCCGTGATCCAGGTCAGGATGTGCGTGCGGTCGTTGATGGCCGCGGTGTCCGCGACGGTCGAGTCCCACGGGCAGCCGTGCTCGTGTGCCCAGACGATAATGTCCATGTTGGCGTTTTCTATCACGCAATGGTACAGGCGCTTGCTCCATGGACAGTCGTGTCTGCGGGCCCACTCCAGAATTTCCAGATGTCCACTCCCCGCCGCCCCCGAGCACACCTTCTCGTTCCAGGGGCAGCCGTGCTCGCGGGCCCACTTGAGGACGTGCAGGTGTCCGAACTCGGCGGCGTGCGTGCACGTGAGCTCGTCCCAGGGGCATCCGTTCGAGCGGGCCCATTCGATGATGTGCAGATGGCCGTTCTCGGCGGCGTACGCGCAGGTGCGATTGTCCCAGGGGCAGTCGTGCTCGCGGGCCCATTGGAGGATGTCCATGCGCCCGTTCAATGCCGCGTATGCGCACACGTCTTCGTCCCAAGGGCATCCATCGAGGCGTGCCCACCTGAGCATGTCGAAATTTCCGTTCTTGACGGCGCTCCTGCACACGGCGACGGTCCATGGGCACCGGTTCGCGCGCAGCCATTTCAGAATCTCAAAGTGGTCGTTCATTGCCGCGGCGGCGCAGACCTCGATGCCCAGTTGGTATCCGTGTTTGTGCAGCCATTTGAGGACGTCCAGGTGACCCCCGGCGGCGGCGGATTCACAAACGCACGCGTTACAGGGACACCCGTTCGCGTGCAGCCACTTGATAACCTCCAGGTGACCCCCGGCGGCGGCGCACAAGTACGAGCAGAAATTCCACCGGCAGCCTTTTTCGCGCAGCCACTTCATGATCTCGAGGTGTCCGCCGTGAGCCGCACTTGCAAAGGTGTCGGTGTCCAGCTCACCGCCGTGCGCGAGCAGCCATTCCATGACGTCCAGATGCCCGTGCCGTGCGGCCCTGTCGACGGCGCAATTGTCGAACGGACAGTTGTTCTGGTGCAGCCACAGGATCATATCCATGTCCCGGTTCTTCGCGGCGTTCCCGTAGAACTGATCGTCCAAACATTTGGTGGCCGCGTAGGACCATTTGAGCGCGTTCAGCCATCCGCACTTTGTGCATGCGTCGCTGAACTCGGCGAACGAGTCAGATTCGGCGATTTCGTCATAGGGGGTTCTCTCCAGGTAGTGTCGGCACATGATGTGGAACTCATCGTCGTTCTTTCGGATGCGGCGTCTCACCAGTTCCAGAAACAAAGAGCGGTGGCTGTCGATCAGGCCGAACGTTGTCCACAGGTTCTCCATCGTGTCCAGGCGGGACCTGTGCGCCGGGGCCAGGGCGAACATAGACACGGTCTCCAGCACGTCAACGAACGACGCCATCTTGTATTTTTATTTTTTTATGCCGGTGTCTCCAAAATAAAAACGACAGCGAATAAAAAAAAAAAGGCGTCGCGGCGTCGATGCGCTGGCTCCAGGGTCCACAGAACAACGACCTGGTGATGGTCAAATGCCCGTGCAATAATTACGTGTGCGACGGGATACTGTTTAATTACATACGTAAAGTTCACTGCGTGATATATTTTCCAAGTGCCGACATTGCAATAGCACAGTCCAATGCTTCAGTCTGTGCTCGATAGCGCCCTCTGCTGTACCGCGATGGCCATATCCATACAATTGCGGCTTGATGTCAGGAATTTAAAAAAAAAACACGGATCCCCAATGCTTTTCCCACTCGATTGAGGCGGTTGCAAATCAGTATTTTGTGCAGAGTCAAGTGAGATTTGGTTGATTTTTTTTATGGTCTTCAAAAAAAAAAAAATAATAATTTGGCAAGCGTTCAGCAAAGCACGCTATTCAACGCAAGAATCGTGACATATTTGCAAGCATCAACGATGGACGATCAGCTGGCCACGTTGACTGTAATTCACGCTCGCCTATGCGAACACACTCGCCCCTGATAGAGCTAGGGGAATTGTATTCAATGAAAGGACGAGATTCGGGCAAAATAAAATAAAATAAAATATTGTACAAGTGTGTCGTCGGCATGACGTGAACATAAAAGCGCGGTGATAGCGAGGGAATTGGCAAACAAAGACCTACGGCATGGTGCACGTTGATGTGCTGAGGAGTGTCTCTGCGTTCTTGATGCGCCACATGGACAGCCTGGAGAGCCTGTGGAGGATGTTTGGGTCGGTGGAGGACAGTTTGGAATTGATCAGACAAGAGAGCGAGGAATTGTACGAAGGCAGTGTGATGTACGTACAGAGAACCCCGGGCAACCCGGCGTTGATGTCAGATTTCATGTACGACGCCTCGGAGCGCCGGTGGCTGAGGGCGATGAAATGGTGCCATGCGTTCGGGATCGAACTGAGTGCGATGATGTTCGCCAATGCGGCGAAGAACGGCGACCTGGCGATGGTACAGTGGCTGCACGACAACAAGTGTCCGCACGATAATGACGTGTGCAGGAGTGCGGCGGCCGGGGGTGACCTGGACGTCCTGCGGTGGATGCGCGAGAACGGGTATCCATTCGGGACGTCCGCGTGCGCGAGTGCGGCGGCCAAGGGGCACCTGGAGGTCCTCAAGTGGCTGCGTTCGCACGGATGTCCCTGGGACGAGTCGACGAGCTTCTGTGCGGCGGGCAGCGGCAACTTGGATGTGCTCGAGTGGGCGCACAAGAACGACTGTCCAAGGGACGCGTTCGTGTGTGAATTCGCGTCGTCTCATGGGCATCTGCATGTCCTCGAGTGGGCGCACAAGAACGGGTACCCGTGGAACAAGGTCGTATGCTCCAATGCGGCGAGGAATGGCCGACTGGACATCCTCAAGTGGTTGCGCGCGAACGACTGCCCCTGGGACAATCGCACGTGCGCGAACGCGGCGCGCCACGGGCACTTTGAGACGCTCCGGTGGGCGCGCGAGAACGGATGCCCCTGGGACCGCAACACGTGCAGAAACGCGGCGGAACGCGGGCACCTGGAGATCCTGGCGTGGGCCCATGGACGCGGGTGCCCGTGTGACGAGACGATCGCCGAGGTCGCCGCCGAGAACGGGCACTTGGGCGTCGTCCAATGGATGTGGCGCGCCGGGTACCAGCTGAGCAATGGCGTCTGCAATGGCGCGGCGATGAACGGCCACCTCAAGGTCCTCGTCTGGGCGCGCGAGAACGGATGCCCCTGGGACGAGGAGGTGTGCGCGGGGGCAGCAGAAAATGGGCATCTGGAAATTCTGGAGTGGGCGCACGCGAACGGGTGTCCGCACGACATCATGACGTGCGTGCGGGCGGCCGATCGTGGACACCTCGGCGTCATCCAATGGGCGCACGAGAATGGGTTCCCGTGGAACGAGAATGTGTGTTCGGCCGCCTCCTTCAGTGGCCACCTGCATGTCCTCAAATGGCTGCATGAGCACGGGTGCCCGTGGGACGCTGAGGTGTGTTCGTCCGCATCCTTCCGAGGTTGCCTGGAGATCATCCAGTGGGCGCACGAGCACGGCTGTCCCTGGAACGAGAAGACTTGCATGCTGTCGGCCAAGACCGGGCATCACCACATCCTGCAGTGGCTGACCGAGAACGGATGCCCGTGGGACCAATTCACGTTCGAATACGCCATGATGAACTCACACGACCATCTGGTGGAGCTCGCGTACAACAACGGATGCCTCGACAACATCAACTTGTACGACGTCGTTTGAAAAATACATCGTCGTGCATTGAATTTCTTTTTTCTTCCTTCGCAAGACACGAAATGAAATCTAAACAAAATAAACAAGTGCTGTTTAAATTTTGCTCCCATCTCGGGGGAACAATGGAAGAAGCGATGGCGTTGTGTGTGGATGTCCTGACGCATGTGTCGTCCTTGCTGCTGCGATCCAAGGCGGTCGACCTGAACGATCTCGAGAACATGTGGTTGGCATTTGCAGAGAATGACCGACAGACGATGGCGCAGCTGCTTTTCAACAAGTACCGTGGGGACATGATCGCCACGGAGGCGTGCAGCCGGTACCTGGAGCGCGACGCCAACTTTACGTTCATGTCCTCCCACGCGCTATTCTTTGCGGAGACACGCTGGATGAACGCGCTCGAGTGGGTGTGCTCGAACACGTCGGACCATGTGCTGGACACCGACGTCTGTGACGTTGCGGCATTGAACGGGGACGTCCCCGCGTTGGAATGGATGTACCACCACGGAGGGGTCATCTGCGAAAGCACGTGCGCGAGTGCGGCCCACGGTGGACACCTGTGCGTCCTGGAATGGGCCTACGATAAGAAATGTCCCTGGGACGGGTGTACGTGCGCAAATGCGGCCCTGAATGGACACCTGGACGTGCTGATGTGGGCCCGCTCGAGGGAATGCCCCTGGGACGAGCGTACGTGCGCAAATGCGGCCCTGAATGGACACCTGGACGTGTTGATGTGGGCCCGCTCGAGGGAATGCCACTGGAACGAGCGTACGTGCGCAAATGCGGCCCTGAACGGACACCAGCGTCTGCTCATGTGGGCCCGCGATAACGGATGCCCCTGGGACGAGCGAACGTGCGCAAATGCAGCCCTGAACGGACACCTGCGTCTGCTCATGTGGGCCCGCGAGAACGGATGCCCCTGGGACGAGCATACGTGCGCAAATGCGGCCCTGAGCGGTCATCTCGAGGTGCTGATCGAAGTGCGGCGAATGCAATGTCCGTGGGACAAGAAAACCTGCGATAACGCCTTGATCAATGGACATTTGAAGGTGGCGCGATGGGCCTGTCAGAACGGGTGCGTGCCGGGACCGATGTTTTTCGCAGAGGCGGCCGCCGGTGGCCACCTGGCCATACTGCAATGGGCGGTCGACCAAGGACTCGAGTTGGATTCATCCGTGTGCGCAAAGGCCGCCGAGAACGGTCACCTCGATGTACTGAAGTGGGCGCGTGGACTGGGGTGTCCCTGGAACGCCAGCGTGTGCGTCTACGCCGCGTACAATGGACATTTGCAAGTCATAGAGTGGGCACACGCGAACGGATGTGCCATGGACGCGTACGTCCCCGCGAACGCTGCGTACAGGGGTTATCTGCAGATCCTCGAGTGGGTGCTCGACCACGGGTTCCCGTCGGACGAGAGGACATGCCGATACGCGGCGAGCGGTGGACATTTGCACATACTCAAATGGGCTCGCGAGAGGGGCTGTCCCTGGGGCACCCTCACGAGCGAGTACGCCGCTGGGGCTGGACAATTGCACGTGCTCGAATGGGCCATCGACAATGGATGCCCCTGGAACGCCAAGCATTGCTGTTTGGCGGCCATCGACCAGAACCAGCTGCACGTGGTCAAGTGGATACACGCCAGGACCAACGAGTGGAAGCATCTGATGATGTGCAGATGTGCGTGCGAGAACGGCCATCTGCAAGTCCTGCGGTGGATTCGCGCGAATGGTTGTCCATGGGACAAGGGCGCATGCATCAACGTGGCCACGAGGAATCGCCACCGCCACATACTCCGATGGATCCACCACCCATGTTAACTTGGTTTTTTTTTTTGCAACAAATCTGTGTCAATTTTTTTTTTGTTTTATTTCTTGCTGCCACAAAAACAAAACAAAAAAAAGTTGGTTGGTGACAAAAGGAAAATAAAGAAAGATGACTGGATGGACAGCGATTTCACAAGATGGGGCGAAGACGTTGATTTCGAGCGAAGTGTCCGATAGACTCAAGATCCTTGAGGACGCGGAGCAAGATTCCGACTCGGTCATCCACGTGAAGGGGGATGCGAAGACGTGGGAAATCGTGGTGAACTATTACAGCCTTCCCGAGGTGGATGAAAGCCCCACGACGAAATGGGAAAGTCTCCCGCGCCAGGTCTACCTCGCGACGCACAGTGTGTGTGACCTCTGGCTCTGCGTCAATGCGATCACGATCTACAACCTGACGGATCTGTACGAGAACGCATGCCGCCACATCGCGGACAAGATCCGTGGCAAGTCCGAGGATGAGATGCGGGAACTTTTCTCGCGCGACGGGGTCTTGTGCGACGGCTCATACGTGCCCAATCGGCAAACAGTGAATGCTTGAGAATAAAAAGACATTCGTTCGTCCAATCTTTATTTTTTCCCAAAAATAAAAAAAAGAAAAATAAAATAAAAGAGCAATTACTCTGCTTCAGAGTCTAAATTAATGAGCTCTTTGACATTTGGGGTCTTTGATTCCTTGATGTATTCGTTGATGAGACCGACGCATCCGATGACGCCGAGGATGGCGGCGATGCCCATGAGCGAGAATCCGAACGCTTTGTCGAGCCTGCCCGGATGGTACCGAGGGTCCGGGGTCGGCGATGCACTGGGCACCATGAATCTGTCACAGACGTTCCTCAACGAGGCGCATTGGTCGAATATGCTCGCGTACCGCTGCACGGATCGGACGGTCCGAAGACATCGTTCGGAGAGCGATGGACAGTCGCTGCCCGACCAGTCGCAGCTCGCGATGAGCCGGTCCTCGAGGAAATCGCAAATGTCCGCGTCGTGCCGCACGTGGGTGACGATGTCGTGCGAGGTCGGGCTGCTCGCTGGGGAGTCTTGGATGCGGGTCAACAGGACCTCGCCCGAGTCGTCCACATGCCACGTGATCCACAGACTCTGGACAATCATGGCAGTACCGCACGACACAGTCAGCATCATCAGCATCATTGGCAGCGGTGATCGACAGTGAGACATTGTTTTTATTTTTTCGCGAAAGAGAAACAACCTTGCGCTTTAGAACGAAAAAAAAACCAGTCTCTGGTGAGGAAAATATGAAATGAAAATAAAACAGGTCTAAGTGACACGGATCGTCCGTATGTGACGGCTTTCCGTGAGTTCGCGCCGCAGGTTCGTCTCGGGTGTTTCGCAAGGATACAGGTACTCGTAAATAACGATGGGGGGCGAAACGTCGGACCCGGACGGTCGCATGTGCGCATGAATCTCGGTTGCAAATACATGGACCGAGCGATCGTTTCTTGTCCGCATCAAGGTCCTGCACAACGGTCGATCGTGGGTCGGGAGGTACATGATGTTGCTTCCGTTTACGCACTGGAGCTCGCGGTGCGTTCTCATGTCGAATATCTTGAAGCAGGTGTGGTTGCACTTCTTGTAGACGATCAGCTGCTCATCCCTCGTGTATTCCTGGATCATCCAGTCGCTCGAGTTCACGAAATTGGCGCTGATGAAATTCCATGCGGTGGCCGGAGCGCGGGCGTCGATGGAGGCGACCTTTGCGTTCCCCCCACAGTCGAACAGGGCCGCGGCGGTGAACATGTTGCTGTCCCAGGCCATGTGTTTGATGTAGTTCCCCGCGAATGTCAAGCCCAGATGCGGGGGGAGACTGCACACGGTTTGCCCGGAGCCCAAGTCGATGATGGAGACACTCGTCGGTATCATGATGTTGTGGTGATCGGGACTGTGGATGACCGAGGCGCACAGCAGCTGCGACGGCCCCGTCTGGCCAGCGCACAGGACGTTCTGGATCTGTTGAAGACCGGTGATGTGGCACGTCTCGGTGCTCGAGCTGTCGTGCAGCATCAGATGCCCGTTTGATGCCAGCTCGACGCAGCGGGGACGGTCGCCGCAGTTCCGGACGCCCACAGCGTCACCTCTCATATACAAGAACCTTTTTTGGGGTATGATGCACCGAACCCGCAGGTCGTCGATGAGCATGACCATTGGATAGACGTACCCGTGGTGGTCGAGTTCGATGGACATGGAGGCGTGTTGTCCAAACACTCGGGCATGCGCGTACGAGATGTTGTCGCGCAAGAGGCCTCCGCCCGTGGATCGTCGGTACACGAACGGCCCTTTCTTCAATGACGCCGCCCTGACCGGGGGATTAATGTGCTCGACCGAGTGCATTTTCTTGCCTCTGGAGTCGATCGTCGTTATTTCCATCCGTCGATTGTTTTTTTTCCGGAATAAACGTCGTGTATGATCACCATGTCGTCCTTTGCATCGTCCACGAACGCGCAACATATGGTGGTCAGCTGCTCATCCTTCATACCCTCGTCTTGTTTTTTTTTCCCCGACTGGCTCTTTTTTTTTTTGTTTGGTTGCGACACAGTCAATTAGTGAGGTATCCTGAGGCGATGGCCTTGCACTGGCTGATCCCGAATCTCGCGTCGACCTGGTGGCGATGGCCATCGTCGACCTTGCGGGCGAAACATTCGAGCAGATCCAATGAGGACGTGTCGACCACGCAGAACTTTACGTCGCACTCTGTGCACCTCAGGTAGATGCACTTCGTGCCAAACTCGTTGCCGTACGCCTCGAACCGAAGCGTCGTGCCTTCCTCGAGTAGTGCGCAATCCACACAGATCCAGTCGGGATCCCTGAGGATGGTCGCACAGCTTGAGCCATGGCATCTCGAGCATCGATGCGGCAAATGTCTCTCGACCTTGGTGATATTAAAACGCAGAAAGCCTGCATTGTTGAACATTTCCCCAATGGTCTCGTTTTTTTTTATTCTTGGTCCAGATGTTGGGGAAAAATATAAAAAAAAAAATCTTTCGTCACGGGATGCATTTATTGTTGGTCGCAAGTCCGAACACCATGGCGTGCGCACAGCACCCGCGATATTTCACTCAATACATGTGGACATCCATTTTCACGTGCCCATTGCAACACCTCGAGATGGCCGGACCTCGCGGCCTCATAACATGTGGAGTCGTTCCACGGGCATCCATGTGCACGCAGCCATTGCAAGATCATAAGATGTCCATGTTTTGCCGCGGTCATGCATAAAAGTTCGTCCAACGGACATTTGTTCTCGCACGCCCATCGTAGCACGTGAAAGTGGCCACCTTGTACTGCATACATACACGTGAAAATGTCCCACGGGCATTCATTCTCACGTGCCCATTGCAGCACCTCGAGATGCCCGTACTGAGCTGCACGCTCGCATGTTCTCGTGCTCCATGCGCATTCGTTGGCACGTGCCCATTTGAGCGCCTCCAGTTGCCCACCACGTGCGGCAAACTCACATATATGTTCGTCCAACGCACATCCATTGGCACTTGCCCACTCAAGTATGTTGATGTGTCCGTGTTCCGCTGCGGACGCACATGTCCACGTGCCAAGCGGTTCCCCCGCGCACCTTGCCCATTGCAGCACGTTCAGATGGCCGTGCCTTGCTGCGTGCGCACCTGTCCATCGGTCCCAGTGGCATCCACGCGTGCGTGCCCATTTTATCGCGCTCAGCCATCCAAGAGATGCATACACGCCGATGTGCTCAGCCGTCGGCGATTCGCGCGACATGGCGTAAACACACGCGGCGTTGTATTGGGCGTCCGTAAGATACTGGCGCAGCACGTCACAGAATGACGTGACATGCCCTGGCAGCAGCCGCAGCACCGTCCATAACGTTTCGATGTCCGAAACCCATGTGTTATGCGTCATCTTCTTTGTCGTCGCAAGTCTACGCGAAACCGTCTGTGCAATCTTCAACATTCGATGATAAGATGCGCACGCACGCTCGTGCAGAGTAACTAACGGCACCTGTTCGGCGTTCCACATGCCACATGTGTGTATATATATATATATATATTTTTTGCCCAGTAGTACGCATTCTGATATATACAGAAACATCAGCAGTGATTGTATGTCATGTACCGTTGTAGTTCCGATCACGAACGCCAGAGGATGTGCATCGATCATCTGATTCGACACACACACACACATGCACGTCATATGATAAAGCCGACAGATTGCGCACATGTACATACACCACATGGACGCCGCCACGTTTCTCAAGCTCTCGGACAGCCTCCACGGAGGTCCAGTAACGCACGGACTGTCCCTGGGCGTTCCGGACACACAGGCGCGACTCAACCTTGTCCGTGCCCTCCATGCCTTCCAGTCACAGGACCGTGCCGTAATGACATGCACCTATGGATCTCTGCGCACCTTCGACCAATGCGTCATGGAATTGCTTGACACGCTGCCTCGAACCCCGAGCTCCTTCGGCATAGGGGACCAGACCGTGTTCGACGAAACGGTGCGGCGCGCCTGGGAGGTCACCCCCGTCGAGGACGACCCTCTCCATTGCCAAGTCATGCGTGGCGTTGAAGAATGGGCAAGCAACAATCTCGACGACGTGTTCGTGCCGCCCGGTGCGCGCGTCCGCGTGGATGTGCACAAGGTGTGCGTCTATGAGACCGGCGGATTCTTCAAGCGCCATTCGGACACCATCCGCGAACCGAACCACTTCGCAACGCTCGTGCGCGTCCTTGACTGCTCGGCATTTGAAGGCGGTCAGCTCGTGGTTAACGATGTGCCCATGCACAGAGACCATCTGGTGGTGTTCCGGTGCCACGTTCCCCACGAGGTGACCCCCGTCACGAGCGGCCGCCGGATCAGCATCACATACAATATCGTTCTGGAGACGTCCGACACGGTCAAGCTGAACGCGCACGATATGACGATGAATCGCCGCACAGCTAACAATGTGCGCTACGACCAGACCCTGCTTGGCCACGTGATCGACGCCCTACGTCCGGTCGTGTGCGAGGAGGGCCGCGTCGCGCTCGGGCTGTTGCAGTTCGCCCCGCTCGATGCCAACATGCTTTTCTGCGAGGTGGACACGATCCTGCGCGACGCAACCCAGGGCCATGTGCGTGCCTTTGTCGTGTCACAGACCGAGGACGAGGATATGACCGTCGCGTGGTTCCAGCAGGAGTATCTCAAGTGCAATCTTTACTTTGGCGTGCCGTCCGAGCTCAAGGCATGGTACCACCAACGCCACTGTGACTACATGGGGAACGAGGCACAGGCGTCCCATCTCATCTGCTTTGGCCATGCGCTGCTCGTGACCGCCGCTGATCTCGGCGTGTGACCGGTGTTGTCTTTTTTTTTTCCTGCTGCTGCAAAAAAAAATAAACATAGCACTCGTGTACATCCATCGTTTTTTTATCATCTCTTCTTCTCAAGTCAAAAAGAAATGCACTACATGGGTCTAGCGTCCGGGATCGCAGCGTCGACACGGTCGGGTCTATCCGCACAGGCGGGAACTTGGGAAATGCGGCCAGTGGGTCCCAGATCCGCACACAGTTGCTAGCGTCCAGAGCCGGGGGATCTCGCTAAACAGCGTGTGGCTGCGCGTCCCTCGACAAAAGATCCACCACCTCGCGCTGGATACATTTGAGGTTGAAATGCATGGAGTCGAAATCATTCATTTTGACACATGTGTAGAGTTGCAATTTTTTTCTGATCGAATAAAGAAAATAAATAACGCATCATCATCAATCAAATGGGGCACGACATAGTGGACATACTGCATTTAAAAGTGGAAAATAATTGTCGGGATCGGTGGAACATAATTTGCACTGGTGCCAGTGTGGACACGAATCATAGCATTGATCACAAAGATCCTCATCGTCATCGTCATCGTCTTTGTGCGTACATTCGCAAGTGCATTCGCAAGTGCATTCGTCAGCGGTGTCTTCGATGAGAACGTGCGGCTCGGGCCATATGGGGCGAGATTTGTTATATTTCACATGGAATAGGCAATCCGCACAAAACGCATGTGAGCATTTCTTGCCAAAGGTGTAGCGAATAGGGTGGTCGTTCAGGAAACACACTGGACATGGATCCTCTGATAAGACCATGGTTGGAATACCGTTGCCACAATGGCGGGCTATGGCGCAATACGCGCACAACCCGTGATTACAATCGAACAGCCATTGAGGTGCGACCACACCACAGAATAGGAAGTTGGGGCATTTCAATGGCTGACATTCCTGTTTTTCTGGACAGGTGGATTTCCTCAGATACCCCATGCATGAAGATTGTTGTAAACAAGACCCATTGCAATGCTGCTGCATGGCAGGGTCGAACTCTTTAAAAAAAAAAAAACAAAAAACTATGCGATGATATATTTATTTGTTCTTTTTCATTGATGCAATATGGCATAAAATAATATATCGCATAGGTGACGTTGACGACCAAAACTCCGCGATATCCAGAGCCTACGCATGCACACAACTCAAGAAGGCGCCAATACTCTTGCACATATATTTTTATATTCCGGCCTTTTATAGAGTAGGAAGTGACTTGGTTGGCCTACTGACAAAGAAACAAGGCGAGCGTGCTGATTTGGATACGTCAATGGGGTTACGCGTAATCGATGGCGAGATTGTGCAAAAAAAAAACAACCAAACAGCCCAGTTACTGTGGGCAGGTCGCGGTTGGCACTGGTACTCGGATCGTTGATGCTCTCTCTCGGTACAAGGGAGGATGGGACGGGGGAGAGGCTCAGCCCGTTGAATCCGAGACCCTCCGACTACTCACGAGAATATTCAAGCAGCAGCCGTCCTTGACGATCGGAATGAATGCGGTGCCATTGGATGACGGGCGTGTCAAGCTAGAGTGGCCTGACGCTCATGTGTTTTGTATACTCAGCGACGCGGCCATTGTGGTTTTTGTCACCAATCCCAAGTGGGACAGCGTGTTGATCGAACTGCCCGAAGACGATGTGGCTGAACAGACAAATATTGTTGTGCAGCTGTTGCTCACGAAAATAAAAACGTGACCAGTGATTTCTATCCCCGGCGGAAAACGCCCGTCAGTATCATGTCGTTCTGCTGGAGCGGTTATCCACGGATGTATCCTGCGGCGATGGCCTCGCACTCGCTGACATCGAACCTGGCGTTGGCCTGTTGGCGATGGCCATCGTCGACCATTCGAGCGAAACACTTGAGCAGATCCAACGACGATGTGTCGACCACGCAGAACTTTACGTCGCACTCTGTGCACCTCAGGTAGATGCAGTTCGTGCGAAACTCGTGTCCGTACGCCTCGAACCGAAGCGTCGTGCCTTCCTCAAGTAGTGCGCAATCCACGCAGATCCAGTCGGGATCCCTGAGGATGGACGTGCAGCTGTCACCGTGGCATCTCAAGCACCGGTGCGGCAAATGTCTTTGGACCTTGGTGATTTCGAAACGCAGAAAGTTTGCATTGGGAACCATCAATTATCTCTTTCTCGTTTTATTCTTGTCTCATTGGGTGCAGTGGGATATAAAAAAAAAAAAATAAAAATCTACTCGATCGGGCGCTTAATGCGAGTCTCCTGCAGATTGGTCGTCTGCACATGAACGTCATTTTGCGAAAGGTTGCTGGGCGGCAGTCGGACCGAAATGCCGTTGGCCTTTGGGTTGCGATAGTCCTTGGAGACGGCGACCAAGTGTTCGTCCCTTGCCACAAAGTGCGTGCCCACGTTCTCGCACTCCGGGTATGGCGCATGCATCACGCGACGAATGGTCATCGTCCGCATGTCGACGGTGATCAGCATGTCCATGGCCATGACCAGGGCGTTCAGTGGATCGAGCACCATGATGCAGACCTGGGCGTTGATCGCGCATGGCTCGTTGCGCACGGACGGGACGATCCAGGATGTGTGGAGGTTCAAATGGTGTCTGAGCCTGAAGCTCTGGGGAACGATGGCCATGGACAGGGCGTCGAACTCGCAGACGCTGAGGTTGCTGGACTGTCGCACGTCCCACAGGAAGACGCTTCTCCTCGAGCCACCGACCCCGACGATGGCCGACTCGTCCGACGTGAACTGAGCGTCGTGCGCATTGACGACGTTGCTGGCGACGTGTCTGATGGTACCCAGGTCGTAAACCGAGAGGGCACGCCCCATGGTCATCATCAGAAGCCTGTCCGCGGTGCAGTGGACAATGGTCGTGTCCGCCGGGTTCGACATGGTCGGGATCGTCCCGAGCAGTTCGGAGTGAGCGTCTATGTTTTTGCACGAGACGGTCATCGCCGTCCTTGAGCTGTTGCCGACGACGATGCCGCACAGTGCGTCCGAGAGCACGCAGGTCACCGACTGGTGGTAGCGAATGCCGAGGTCCCTGTACGACAGCTTCCCGTCGTTGGCCAGCGTCAGACAGAAGTTCGGGGCGCTGATCATCGAGCCAAGGCCCTGGATCGTGCGCATCTGGATCGGGCGCCTCATGTGCCACCCGGTGCACCAGAGGGGCTGGAATCCGATGGAGTGGGTGTGCGTCACATACCCCAGGTCGCGGTCGAACACGCTCACCTTCTGCATGTAATCGGTATGCACTCGGTCGGCCGATGTCATTTCGTTCGGCGACAGACTTCTCACTTTTAGGTACCTGGACTCTGAGATGTCGAACGTGTCCTCTATCATTCCCCTTCTTTTTTCTTTTCTCTTCCGTTTGGTCGTTGTCTGTTGAAATGGATCCAAGTACGACTCTTTTTATTTTCACCGTTCAACGTTCATTTCATTTCATTTTTTTTTAATTCGAACTTCTCATTAATACAAATTTATCATATAATTCACAGCGACAAAATACGCATTGATATTATGCGGGCTCCTGCAATAAAGCAGAATGTTTGTGTCTAAAAAGTAAAACAATAAGTGCGCATTTTTCGTGGCATTAAATTTGTCGATGACATTCTGTTGTACATTCGTGGAATCGACGAAAGTGTGCCGAACCGCGTTTACCAAAGTCAATGATACCGTCGACAGTTTCTTTATCTTATTCGGATCGATTTGTCTAATAACGTATCTGTCCAAATGTATCCGATCGTAAAGCGATGACACTGTGTAGAATATCTCATCGTGAACCTTGGTCAATTCTCCGGAATATAACATGACGAACATGTACTCATTGACAACAGTGTTCGATACTTGAGGCCGGATGCGCTGAGTTTTTTTGAAAAGCACTTCGCGCTCGATGATTTTCGCATCGATCAACGCATCGACAATGTCATCCTTTTTGTGAGTGTAAAAATGATAAAGTGCACTGCGACTACCACATACTTCTTTGAGTGTTTTGTTGTACCAATCACCAACGTTGAAACCATCGCTTTCTGTGAGATACCCGCAGTCAAACGATATGTGCAATTTGCGTTCACTTCTGACTTTAGTTACCTTGTATACGTTATCAGAATCCTCGTATATGAACGATATTGGATCCATGGTTGCAGAGTGACGATCAATAAATTTCATTGTAGACAGGAACGAATACCTGAAATTGATGATTGCTTGAATATACACGAGAAACAGATCCAATGTGGCATCGTATATGTAGTCGTCGTCTTTGTTCGAAAAATCCTCCACATATGAATTCGATGAAGTGGTTGTTACTTCAAACTTGAACTGATATTCGAGCGAGTCGTCGTCGCCAGTTTGAATGTATTTTACAAAGCGATCGTCAATCTTGAAGCCCGGCGATGACCATCTTGAGACCAGCCTGAGCCCCGTGACTTCCGCAGTGACATGCTGCAGATACCGCTTGCCATCTTCGTAAATGGTATTGAACAAGTATCTGAAAATCACATTCTGGTCCAGAAGATTAAGTGCCACGGTACGGTCAATCGACGATTTCAGAGTATTATTATCGTATGTTATGTCCGCGTTGCTTATATTTCTCACTAGCATCGTCGGCGGATCGATTTTATAATTATTGGATGATTCATTTCCGAAGACAGTGATCGGATAGCTCGGGAACTGATGCGCGATCTGGTGGAACTTGATATTGTTCGAAACGTCCTTCAGGGTATTCACTTCGTCCAGCGACTCGATGATGAACCCGTGCTTTGCGTCCGTGAAAAGCAACAGACCACTGTTGATGGCACGCACTATATCAGCAAGGTCGGTATCTTTAGTGGCCCCGTTGAACTTCATCTGAAGAACCTGATCGATCAATCCCATCCTTGCTGACAAACTCTTATTGTGCACCATGGTGATAAACGCATCCAAGGACTTTCTTGCGTTCTTGTACTTGAGCAGTCCGTTCAATTCCATGACCTTCCTTTTTATATGTTTGGCATCTCTTTGAATAAAGAAGAGAACAAGTGATTCGACATTGTCGAACTCTTTGGACCGAAGGTCGCACCGGTAGGTGAACAATGGGTCGGTTGTGCAGTCGCGGACAATGAGCATCAGATACGGGCGGCACATGCTGTTATCGTTGCATTTTTTTATGGTAGTGTCAACGAGGTCGTCCCAACAGTTCTCCATGTCCGTTACGTGTCCTTCGCGGTATTTCTCGAAACAAGCTGAACAGAGTTTGTCGCGCGAGCCGACGGTGTCATACGTGGATCTATGCAAATCCAGCAGCCCTCGGAGGGTGAAGTAATCGTCCATTCTCACCAAAGGCCTCGTTCACAATTATCTTCCCATTTTATTTCCCTTCCATTTGGACCGAAATAACATATATAAAAAAAATATTATCGTCCATGAAAAAAAAAAATTATTTAAGTATGCTCGTAATGTAGTTGGGGTCGATGTATATATCGCCTTTGCACAAATATCCCCTGCAGTAAAACATTATCCCATGTTCTTGAAAGCGCAACAGCGAGTACGTTTCCTTGTTGTCCCTCAATGCTTTAATAATGTTCGTTTGCTTGGGGTCAGGATACTTGAGATCGATTTTGGATGCGCGTGGCAACGTCGACCATAACCTATTCAAATCAGTATCTTCGACTTTTCGGGTAGCGTGTCTGTCCAAATTGATCCGATCGTAGAATGACGACACCGTGTAGAATAACTCATCATGGACATTGGTCAATATTCCGGAATAGAACATGACAAATATATCGCCTTCGATCGTAAATTCAGTGCGGCTGGCAAGGGGGGCGTTCAGCATCATCAACTCACTGAAAAGCATTTCATTTTTGATAATATTTTTATGGTGCAATTTCTGAATAACTTCATCCACTTCCTGTGCATATTCATCATAAAGAAGTTTGTTCGTGCCACATACCATGCTCAGCGTTTTTCTGTACCAATCATCAAGGTCAAAAGCAGATTTTTTCATAAAATACCCACAATCAAACCATATGTTAAAACGATTCGCATTTTTAATTTTCGTGACTTTGCATACATTCGTGCGCTCATTATATATAAATGATATTGTTTCGTCAGTTATGGTTTCATATACGGTGAACTTGATCGTTGACATGAACGAAAGGTCAGATAATCTGTACTTTATCTTTGACACCTGAAAGTACACAAGGAACAAGTCTAAGACATAATTCTGGACAAGATGCTCGCTCATGTCCGAAAAGTTCTGCACAGTTGATTTTGTCAACGTAGTCGTCGCCATGAACTTGAACTGAACGGACAGCGAATTTACTTGCTCATGAATAAACGATTCATCAGTTTCACTGAGCGCAAAGTTTGGCAATAAATGCTTCGAGACTAACTCGAGCTTTGTGACATGCGCGACGATATTTTTCAGACACCACTTGCCATCTCTGTAAATGGTTTTAAACAGATGTTTAAAAATTGAGTTATCTTCGAGATGAAATTTTATCAGATGATTTAGATTGGTTGATAATTTAAGTTCATTTTTTATGTATGCCACGTCCTGGTCGTTTATTGCATGCATTAGTCTATTGGACGGACTGATTTCAAATTCCCTATTCACGCCGTTCGCTTGGACATACTTCAGGGCAATGATCGGAACGCTTGGGAATAGCCGCGCGATCTGATTGTATTTGATCCGAGGCTCGACGCCGCGCAAGGTGTTCAGATCGTCCAGTGACTTGATGATGAACCCACGAGAAGCTTCCATGAAGAGCGTAACACCGCTGTTCATTGCACGCATGATCGAATCGAAGTCGGTTTCACTGGATGCGCCATGGAACGACATGTGGATGATGTTCAGAATGAAACTTCTCCTTGTTCGTGTTTTTGTGCGGTGCACCATGGTGAAAAACGCATCCAAGGACCTTTTCGCGTTCTTGTACTTGAGTAATCTGTGCAAGTTTTGGGCCGCATTGCGCACTCTGTTCTGTTCATGTTTCAGATCATTGAGAATGTTTAGCCCGACGTTGTCAAAGTCATTGGACCTCAGGTCGCACTGGTAGGTGAACAGCGATGCGTCGGTCTCGGTCGCAAGGCAGTCGCGGACAACGAGCATGAGGAGCGGGCGGCACATGCGGCTGTTATCACATGCGCTAATTGTGCTGTCAACGAGGTCGTCGAAGCAAATATTTGCATCCATGCTTGTTCTTTCGAAATATCGCTCGCGGCATTTGGAGCATAGTTTGTCGCGCGAACCGACCGTGGGCTTGTTCGTGTTGCGCTGCACCAGCAGATCGCGGAGCGTAAAGTACTCGCCCATCGTCACCGCGAATTCAGCTCTGGGCTCCGTTTGTCAGGGAAATGCGATAAAAAAAAAATTGCACCTTTGATAAATAATTCAATTCATTTTTTTATTTGAGTCTTTTCATGATCGTTGCCAAGTCGATCAGATCCTTGTCCAGATGACCCTTTCCTTTGCAGTAGAACACGATATTTTTGTTTTTGATGTGTAACAGCAGATGCTGTTTGTCCGAACCATTGACGAATATTTCAATGGTGTTTTTTTTGATTTCATCTGAATCAATGATCTGTTTGTGCGTGTCGTCCGTGAGTAAACCGGGCAACCTTTTGATATCACTTTCCCGAACCTGCGTCGTGGTACATCTATCCAAATTATTCCGATTGTATACCATGGAGAATCTGTAGAAATATTTGTGATGGCAATTAGACAAAGCGTTGGAATAAAACATGACAACCGCGAACCCCTCGAGGGTGTTTTTTATCCGCACCATTTGACGGCGATTCGTAACCGTTAATCTATTGAAAAGTAGCTCGCTCTTCACGACTCCATTAAATTGTAGTTTCACAATGACATTTAACATCTGTTCCGTATATTTCTTGAAGAGTTCACTTTCGCTCCCACATAGGGTCTTGAGTTTTTCCTTGTACCAATCGTCAACGCGAAAGTCAGGATCGTGCGCGACAAACCTGCTGTCGAACGCGATGCACAGTTGACGCGGTTTTTTAACCTTTTCGATCATGTACATCGCATTTCCTTGCACGTATGTGCACGATATGTTTACGCCGACGTTGAAAGGATCTATGAACCGGATCGTTGACAGGAACGAATAATCAATGGAATAATCGCAAGGGGAAATCGCCTGCAGGTAGACGAGGAATAGGTCCAGCGCGGCATCCTCGATGTATTCACCGGAACGGATGTTCCTGATCGACGCTTCGTTTATGTATGTTTGCGCCGCATGGCTCGTGACCATGAACTTGAACTGTGATTTCAATGCGTCGTTTCCTGATTCGATTTTTGATGCATTGGGCTTGAAGTTCGGCAATGACCATCTTGAGATCAATCTGATATCCGTGACCTCGGGGATCACGCCGTCCAGACATTCCTTCCCGTTTCTATAAACCGTGTTGAACAGATGGTGGTAGATCGCTTCGCTGTCCAAATAATGCAATACCAGATCGGTTTCGCACGATAATACAACGTTGTTGTCTCCGTACGATATCGTTCCCCGCATTATTTCGTCGGTCACCTGCGGCGACGGATCGATCTCCAATGTCAAATGCTTACTGTTGACTTTTGGTGTCTGGTGCATGACGATGACCGAATGGTCCGAAAAACGATATGCGATCTGGTGGACCTTGGTTTGATTCTGCACGGTCGTCAATGCGTTCAATTCGTCCAGCGACTTGATGACGAACCCCAAAGAGGCGTCCATGAAGAGCAGCACGCCGCTTTCCACGGCATTGACGATGTCCGCAAGATCCGTGTCTGCGGTGGCACCATTGAACGACATGTCGAGTATTTGGCCAATGAACTTTTTTTTCGTGTGCGAGGTCGTGCCATGCACCAGGTCGAAAAATGCGCCCAATGACTTTCTTGCGTTCCTGTACCCGAGTACTCGGTTCAGCCTGGATATCATGTGTTCTACGATTCTCTGGGAATGTATCGTTGCCAGGTATTTAAGAACGTTGACGTTTATCTTGTCGTACTCCTTGGACCTCAGGTCGCACCGGTAGGTGAACAGTGATGCGTCGGTCTCGGTCGCAAGGCAATCGCGGACGCGGATCATCAGGAGCGGGCGGCACATGCGGTCGTTGCTACATTTTATATTCATATCGTCAATAAGGTCGTCCCAACATTCCTCGGTTGCCGTTACGCGTCCTTCGCGGTATTTCTCGAAACAAGCTAAACATAGTTTATTGTGTAAACCGACCGTGGATCTCTTCGTTTCAAATTTCAGCAGCAGACCTCTGAGCGTAAAGTAATCATCCATCCCTATTTTCTCAAAATCTCAACCCCTTCTTTCTTTTTTTTTGTCTCATTCGGGCTGATAAAAAAAAAATAAACCTGCAAGATAAAAATGTGACGAAGCTCTTGCGATCTCATCTGAGATTGGTGAATCTGTTCAGATCGATCAGTCTTTCATGGATGTAATTCAGACCTTTGCAGTAGAACAAGATATTATTAGATTTAAAGTGAAACATCAAGTACTCATCGCGCATGGTCGTGAATTGATTTGTGATGTTTTCTTTTATTTCATCCATGTTATCGCTGTACTCGACGACCTGTCTAAACGTAGTCGTTCGTTTTGAAATCAGATTTTGAATTTGATGTGGCTCGACCTGTCGTGTCGTGAACCTCTCCAGATTTTTTCGGTTGTATATTAACGAAAATAGGTAAAATAACTTGTCGTGGACGTCGGTCAATTCCCCGGAATAGAACATGACGAACATGTGCCCACCGACGATAGATTTTAGTTGTATGTGGACGATGTAATTGGATGCATATTGACATTTGAAAATCAAGTCGCTTTTCAAAACATTTGAAGTGCACAACTTTTTCATGACACTGTTCATGTTTGCAGAGTAATAGTTGAAAATATTGAGTTTATTGGCGCAAAATGTACTTAGTATTTCTGTGTACCACTTATTAATCTCAAACTTAGTGTCGCGCGTGAGATGACCGCAGCCGAACGCTATGTTCAAACTAGTTGGATTTTTTATTTTCGTTACTTTGTAAAAGCTCGACGAACGTCCGTAGACGAACGATATTGGAACGTAGGTGTTGACTGGCTGTTGGATGGCCCTGATCGAATCCAAGAACGAAAAGTCGATTTCACGGGCCTGAACCGCTTGGAAGTACACGAGGAACAGGTTCAGGGCAGCCTCCTCGATGTATTCATCACTTTGGGCCTGCATATCGTACACGTACTTTCTGGACGACGTGGTCGTCACTTGGAAATCGAACTGGTGATGTACCGTGTTGTCGCGCGACGTCAGTATTGTATCTACGTTATCGTTACTCTCAAAACCAGGTGATGACCATTTCGAGACCAACTTGAGATCCACAAGGTTCGCGGTGACATCGCCCAAACACTGCCGGCCATTCTCATAGATGGTATTGAACAGATATCTGAATATCGCACTTTCGTCCAGATAGTGCTTGATCGAACTCGCCGTGTAGCCTAATCTGAATTTGTCATTTGCATATGATATTTCTCCCACGAATACCTCGTCAATGAGTAGCAACGATGGATCGATGACGAAATCCTCGACCGTATCATTTTTGTATATTTTCCTGAGTTCAGTGGCGACGACCGGAGTCCCTGGGAACAAACGCGCGATCTGGTGGAACTTGATCTTGTTCGGAACGTCCTTCAGGGCGTCCACTTCGGTCGGTGACTTCATGATAAACCCGCGGGAAACGTCCATGAAGAGCAACGCGCCGCTGTTCATGGCCTCCAGGATCAGCGCGAGGTCGGTTTCTCTGGTGGCATTGTGGAATGCGAAGTGAAGGATTTCGCGAACGAACGACCTCCTTGTCTTCGATTTCATCTCCTGCACCATGGTGACGAATGCGCCCAAGGACCTTTTTGCGTTCTTGTATTCGAGCAGTTTATTCAGCCGCTTGACAATGGGTTGTATATTGCCATACTGCAGAGTCTCGATGACCTTGGGACTGACGTTGTCGAACATCGCGGATCTCGAGTTGCACCGGTAGGTGAACAGTGACGCGTCGGTATCGAACGCCAAGCAATCGCGGATAAGGATCGTCAGGAGCGGACGACACATGTGGGACTCGTCGCACCTATCGACCGCATCGTCAACGAGCTCGTCCCAGCATTTTCCGAATTTTGTCACATGTTTCCCATGGTATCGCTCGCGGCATGCCAAGCACACTCTGTCGCGCGATCCGACCGTGGACTTGGCCGTGCTGTACTGGAGCAGCAGCTCCCGGAGCGTAAAGAAATCCCCCATCAGCAGTTTTTTCTTTCTCAATCGTTGTTGTTTTTTTTCGCATGTATGCATGATAAAAAAAATATAAGCCGCGTAATAATCCGGGATTCTTTATTTAAGCGCTGACCTAACGTCGGACATCTGGATCGTCCGGTCATTGGCATGTTTGATGCCGACGCAATAGAACGCGATGTTCTTGTCTTGAACGTGCAACAGCGAGTATACGTCGGGTGAGTTCGCTAGCCGTGATATGGCAGTTTTGATATCGTCGTAATTGACGGTCAGTTTCAAAGTATTGCCATTCATCGGGGGCACTGAAGCGAACGTCCTGAGCCTTCGTTCGTCTGTAGATTGTGTGACGAACCTATCCAGACTGTCCCGACCGTATTTGGTCGAGATAATGTAGAACAGTTCGTCGTGAATGTTCGTCATTTCGCCGGAATAGAGCATGACGAACACGCAAGAGTCTTTGGGATATATCTTGGGCGTTATAAACGTATGCTGCATGTAGCCTGAGTCTTTGAAAAGCGACTCGTGCCTCACGTCGTTGCCGTCGTGCAGCCGTTTGACCACAAGGTCCGGCTGTCCCGTGTATTTCTTGCAAAGTTCATGGTTGTTGCCGCATATTTTCTTCAGCGTCTCCGTGTACCACCGGTTGATGTTGAACCTGGTGTCTTTCGTTTTGCACCGGCTGCTGAACGAAATGTGCAGCGCCCGTTCGCTTCTGATTTTCGTGATCCTATACACCATCGACTTGCGTTTGTACACGAACGAGATGGGCTTCTTATTTTCGACGGGGAATTCCAGGAACTTGATCGTCGTCAGGAATGAGAAATCGCCCGCGCGGTCAACCGTCTGCAGATACACGAGGAACAGGTCCAGCGCGGTGTCCTCGGTCCCGACGTCCGTATAAGTCAGGAACGATTTGGTCGTCACCATGACCTTGAACTGCGTCTCCAGCGCTTTCTCGTAAGCCTGTATCACGCGCTCATCATTGTCATCGGGCTCCAACGACCACTTCGAGACCAACTCGATCGTCTTGATTTCCGCGACCGCCAAGCCCATGCACTCCTTTCCATTTTGATAAATCGTGTTGAACAGATATTTGTATATCGCCCTGTCGTCCACGTAGTGGTTGGCGATGTAGTAGTCGTCAGACAATTCTATTCTGCCGTCCGTATACGACAGTTCCTGACTGTATATGCTATTCATCAGATTTTCCGACGGGTCGATCTCGATGTCCTCGCTCGCGGGTCGTTTATCCGCCGAGTCATACACGATGATCGGATGATCTGGGAATATCCATGCGATCTGGTGGAACTTGATATTGTTCGAAATGTCCTTCAGGGTGTTCAGATCGTCCAGAGACTTCATGACGAACCCGCGAGAAATGTCCATGAAGAGCAGTGCACCGCTGTCCACGGCCTCCATGATCGTTGCGAGCTCAGTTCTTCTGGTGGCCCCGTAGAACGAGTACTGAAGGATACGGTGCACGATCTGCTTCTTTACCGATGATCTCGCGCGATGCACCATATCGAGAAATGCACCCAATGACTTCTTTGCGTTCCTGTATTGAAGCACTCTATTCAAATATTTGATTCGGTCCGTGAAATCCGCGGATCCCAATTCTTTGATGACCTGCACGTCGACATTGTCGAACTCTTCGGACCTCAGGTCGCACCGGTAGGTGAACAGCGATGAGTCGGTCTCTGAGGCAAGGCGTTTGCAGATAATGAGCATCAGGAGCGGGCGGCACATACGGTCGCTGTCGCACTTCTTGATCGTACTGTCGTCATTGTCGACCCAACATACTTTCAATTTTTCTTTGAGTCGTCCGTGGCATCTCGAGCATAGTCTGTTGCGCGATCCGACCGTGGACCCGATCGTGCTGTTCTGGAGCAGAAAATCCCGGAGTGTAAATACGTCGCTCATCGTCAACCAACCAGATCGCTGATTTGGACCGTCGCACGCTCGTGTTCGTTCGTTCTGCATAAAAAAAAAGTTCGCTTGTCTGTGAATTTAATTGTGACGAAATGGTTGTCATCGGCGTTCAGTATACCGACGATTGCGTCCGCGAACGTTAGGTCATCGTTGACTGTGAACTGCGTTTTCCGTGTCTTGAACCCACGATCATTCAACGTTTTGGACGCATTGGCGATGGTCGTGTCCAGGTCGTCGCCGCCAATGTCGTGTTTGTGGAAATCGTGCATGTGACGTCGTCCATACATCATGGAGAACATGACGAAGAGGGGCATGTCACGGTCCAAGCGCTTTGCGACTTTGCACGACGACCACTTGAAATCCATGTTGAATATTTTTTCTACTTTCACAATGCCTCTGGTTTCCAAAATTCCAATCACTGTACTCGTGCCAAAATCAATGGAACATATATTGTGAGCCTTTTTCAGCACCATGTTGCATTTATTCTTGTACCACGCTTCAATGTCGATATCATCTTCATCAAGGGCCTTGCTTTTTGCAAAGAACAAATTGAACTTTTCTGGGTGCTTCATCTTGGTAAACCTACTCGCCGACAGGCGGTTGATGCAAATGAACGATATTGGCCCGTGGCTCGGGTGATCCGGGTAGTCGATGAACTTTATCGAATCGAGGAACGACTTGCTGGCCTTCGTGACTTGAACTGCAGGTACACCATGAATAGGTTTACCATCGCATCATTGAGGTATTCCTCGTCCTTACCCGCGAGGTCGCAGATGCTCGGACTCTGGACGGTGTATTTGACCTTGAAGAGCGACCGCAGCGCCATGTGCTCGTTCGATTCAACATTCTGAACGCGAGCCATGAACGAACGAATGTCCGGTTCGTATTTCAGAGTCGATATCAGCTCACATCCTCCGAGAGTGCCGGTGTAGTCGTCGAGGAACCTCTTTCCGTCATCGTGGATCGAATTGAAGAGAATCCCCCACATACTGTCTGCGTAGTTGTCGTTCGCCTCGATCTCCTTCTTCGACAGTGGCAGGGTCAATACGTTGTTTTTGAACTCGATCCTTTTCTGGACCAGCGTCTCAATGAGACCGTGCGAGGGCACCGACGAATATATCACTTTGTGTTTTTGACCACCGCTCGAGGACTTGTACAGATGCACATTGTTTTGGGGGAAAAGAATCGCGACCTGGTGCATGTCTGGCCCAGCTCGTTGACTTGGTCCAATGACTTGATGATGAACCCCTGGGTCGCCGGCAAGAAAAACAACACCGAGCTGTTTATTGCCTCGATGATACTGGCAAGGTCGGTGCTTTGGTCGGCACCGTTGAAATACAAATCGAGGACGTTTCCAATCAACCCTCTGACCGACGGCGAGAGCGACCCATGGACCATGGTGAAGAACTCACTCAATGATTCGCCGGTGTGTTTGTACTTGAGGACATTGCTCAGCCGGATCGATGCCTCATTGAGCGAGGCCTCCTCTGTTTTCATCAACCTGATGATGTACGGATCGACACGGTCGTACAGCTCCGAGCTCAGGTCGCACTGTTGGGCGAACAGCAGATTCGGTACGTAACGGTTGACGCAGACTTTTAGAAGGAACCGACACATCGTATTATTAAGATCACATGGGTTATCGTGTTGTTTGATACTGTGTAAACACACTGACGATTTATAATCCAAATCCACAATTTCCTCGCGACACGTTTTGCATATTATTTGCCTATGTCCAACCGTATTTGATTCCGACACGTGAAGTAACAGAAACCCCCTGAGTGTGAAATAATCATTGGACATTTTTGGATGTCTTCTTTTTTTTTTCTCTCCAGCCCAGAGAATGGGCAACGATGATAAAAAAAAAACAAAACAAGCGCAAACTGCAATGTCCCGTGAGGCATTGCGACAAGGCCTTTTTTTTCGTTTCACAAAGTTTCCTGAGAAATAGTTCTTCAAAAAATGGCACCTCCTGCTTTGCAGACCGAACAAGGAATGAGCGCAATCCTCGAGGTCGCCCGCAGAATCGACCTCTGTCTTTGCCAGGACGATTCGATTGTGGAACTGGACCTGGACTGGGACAGGACGGTGTTTGACGAGCCTCCGCAGCGGTGCGACCGTGAGTTCCTATTCTTCGAGATGCCGATGTTTCTGCTTGGATCCCCGAGCCAGCGTGCGCTCATGCTGAACGTGCTGGTCTACCTCAAGGACACCCCCGAGGACTTTGCCAGGTATCTGGGACGGTACGCCGCGATCATGGCGCGCATTGGGATGACGGTCGTCGAGCGAGGCATCGTGCTGCAGCAACTGTCCAACGTGGGGTTTGGCAAAGAGTATGCGTTGCCGCATGACGACCTCTGGGTGTTCAGATCGTTCCCGCCCGACGACATAAGCCCTTTCGATTTGGCCGACAAGCTCGAGCTTCTGTCGCGCTGCGTCAAGGCCGACGACAAGCCGATGGTCGTGTCGCTCATTGCGCTCACGATCGAAACGTTGCTCCACATGGAGCCCGATGAGCGCGGGTCCTTGCGGAACACCCTCGAGCGTCTCCAGAGCATCGCCCCAATGTCCTTCAAGCAGATGCCGCTCACCAGCCTGCTCGCCGCGTACAAGCTACTATTCCCCATGGAGGAGTGGACGGTCAACCACATGTACTATCGCAGACAGCGCGCTTCTGCTCTTTCATGATCTTGAACGAATAAAAACCACATGTTTATTTTTTTTTCTCAAAAAGAATCCAACTTATGACTTTGTCGCAAATTGTGATTTGTACATTTCGATGGCCTGTCCTGACGTCGTCGCACGATTTGTCCATGCGAACGCGAACAAAGCGGGGGAACCGCAGCGCAATGCCCCTGGACTGGTCACACTGTCCGATTCCTGCTCGATGGACGGGGGACATCGATATGTCCGCCGCACGCACCTCCCACACCTGCGCGGCATTGAACCAGACGTCACTGTACGAGTAATAGGAAGGGGGTGCCGCGATCTTGTGTTTTGACATGGAGTCGTAAAGCTCGGCCAGCGCGGCGTCGGAAAACCCGGTGCCGACCTTGCAGATGGTCTGGTATTGCTCGTCGTCCGGAACGAGTACGGCACATCTTCGTTCGGCCCCCATGTCGCCCCGACCGACGTCCGCCCCTTCGATCGACAGGGTCCGAGCATCGTTCACCCAACTTCCTTTTCGAATCACACGAATAAAAAAACTCGGTCAACTTTTATTTTATATTTCCGTTGGTGTTCCGCATGCGCCACAGCGTTTGGACGAATAACCTCCCCCACGGTTTTGTTTTTTTTCAGCTGTGTCCGCAGAAATAAAATAAAATAAAAAAAATGGCAGAACTTGGATGCAACCGGACAAATCCTGCACGAGTGTTGTACTACATCGACCGTGCAACCCGCAGAGTCTGCGGACACTCCATGGTCGAACGCCCGACCCACGATCAAGCCATGTCGGAGATCTGGAGCATCGTGGCCCAGGCGCTCGAACTGCACACGGCTCCATGCGACATCGAGGATTGTATCGTTTCGCTTCTGACGGGCCACCGCGAGAATCTGGGAATGCAAACGACACTGGCCCTTGAGCGAGCGACGCAGGCACTGCAGGACGACCTGGCCGCCCGGGGATTCGAGCGATGCTGACACATCACCAACTTTGCTGCTCCCGTTTTTTCCCAAATTGCCATACACGTTCGAGCGAGAGATGTTTGTCAATGGTGGATAAAGACTTGGAATCAACTCTTTTGTTTGTTTCTTTCATTGTCCGCATGCGACAAAAAAAAAAAGAAATTGGAGGTTGCGATCATTCGGCTGAGGGCAACCAACGCTCTTGCCTGCGCGCACTGGTCAACTTGCCGTGCACCAATGGTAGAGGCATCGGATAAAGAAACTCGCTTGTCCGTGGGATTGCGAATCGGACACTGGAGCCATGGAACGCATGCACGCGGTCCTTTCCCAATGGCTCCCACATTCTGCCGTCCAATGTCCTCACTGGCACACGTTTGATGCGATTCGCTTGGTCGGGAGAGCGGCGGTAACCGGTTTGAAAGGCTTCGATTGTAATACCACCGGCGGTCATGCGTGGAACCATACGCACTTGTGCATCACCGTGGGACATCAATGGCGATTCCACGGTCTCGACGCTGCTCATTGTCCTGAGATCGAAGATGTGCATCCGAGTGAGACTGTAGACGCTATGCAAAAGTTCGGACTTGGCGTAGCGAGGAAATGTGTAGTCCCCGGCCTGGTGCAGAAATACGTAATTGGACGGACCGTGCATGAACCTAAGCGTGTCCACTTGCGCTCGATGCAGGTTGCACACGGTGGCATTGCGAAAGAACGATATGTCACGCGAGCGACTGTCACAGACGAATACGCTGCGCTCGTTCAGCTGCTTCACGCTTGCACGGTCGCTGCGTGCATGGATCGATGATCTGTCGTGCGTGTGCATCGCGCAGACAAATGATGTTGCTTGGTCGTCAAGGAAAGACGTCGCCATCCATTCTGCACATTCGAACCAAGGGTTGGTCACTGCGGTGAGCAACCTTGGTGACCGCGAAGGGCCCATCCTAACGACGAGGAGTGAAAATGAGCTCGCGCGATCGTCGACGACGACGCACACCATGGAATCGAGGGATCTCTGCCACAGTGCATCCAGCACCATGCAGTTGCGCGTCAAATGGTCAAAGTCATATCTTGCGGATGGAACCGGTTTTGCGCCAAAGGCGTCGGAATGTGATCGCTTGTTTGAGATCGACCGCGTCATATTCTCGCGCGGGACCAAATGACACAGCCATGATATTTCGACCTCCGTGGGGGTAATCGTTTCGACGCACCATGCGCTTTCGTCCCCAATGACGAGCTTGGTACCAACCCATCCAATTTCCTTGATGCGGTATGAGTCCACATTGACCACCAAAATGAAATACGCCGTGAGCAAGATGTGCACGCCATTGTTGCTGCATGTCTCAAAGGCGCCTGCGTTGTAGAACGTCGTGTCAAATAAATGGACGTGTTCCATGCTGTGCTCCCATACCATCTTCCATTGCGTGGGACGATGCACAGAGACAGTGCACATGCTGCCACGTCTCAGTGTGCGGAACGATACCACGACCTTCAGATCGCTGGTCACCAGGATCTCATCATGCATGTAAATTGGCATTTTGGTTCATCCGGCGTTTGGGCAAATTGCATTAAAGAATCGTGATGATCCGGCAATCTCATTTCAATTTCAGGCGGTGGTTCCGCACTGCATTGAACGTTGGAACTTTTTCAAAGGTATTTTCTCGTGTCCGAGGGGTTGCGCCACCATTGACCATATACTCAGGCGAAAAAGTAAAAATCGACAGGAGCACATATTTCCAAATTTTATTTTTTTTTTCCCAATGTTAAAAAATTTATGCATTTGTCGACTTAACCCTAACCCCGCCGACAACAAAAGAAGATACACAAAAGCAACAAGACAAAGAAATTAACAATGAGGCCTGTGCTGTTGTTCGGGATTGCAGCGGTCGTCGCGGTCATTGCAATAGGGGCATACTTGGTGTACTCCAGTGGAAATGCGAAAACAACATCGAGTGCTGGATCACAAATGACACCAAGTACTGGATCACAAATGACACCAAGTACTGGATCACAAATGACACCAAGTACTGGATCACAAATGACACCAAGTACTGGATCACAAATAACACCAAATGCTGGATCACAAACGACACCAAGTACTGGATCAAAGACTACACCAGGTGCTGGATCACAAATAACACCAAATGCCGGATCACAAATAACACCAAGTACTGGATCACGGACGATACCGGGTACTGGCTCACAAACGACACCAGGTAATGGATCACAAATAACACCAGGTACTGGATCACAGATAACACCAAATGCCGGATCACAAACGACACCAAATGCCGGATCACGGACGATACCAGGTACTGGATCACAGATAACACCAAATGCCGGATCACAAACGACACCAAATGCCGGATCACAAACGACACCGAATGCTGGATCACAAACGACACCAAATGCCGGATCACAAACGACACCAAATGCCGGATCACGGACGATACCAAGTGCTGGATCGCAAATAACACCAAGTGCTGGATCACGGACGATGCCGAGTGCTGGATCACAGACAAAGGTGGACACGTCAAAGCCGTACTTTGCCGGATTTACCGTGACGCCGGTCTCTGGCGCGTACCAGATTTACAACTCGACTGCGAAGACATATACATTGACGAACGGGATCAACAACGAGGGTGGTCTGGTCACGTGGCCAATGCCCGCCAACGCGGACACAAAGACGCTAACCGTGTCCTGGGCGATGCGCACCATTGCACCGAGCGGTGCCGGCGGCGGCTCGTTCAATCTACTGTCCGGCACGTCGAACGTATCTGTCACGGGTCCCCAGGTCGGTGACTTTATGGCACTGTCGCTGTTCAAGCACCTGGACGTTACCAATCTGCATCTGATCGACTATTTCGGCTCGATGAGAGTTGAAATCAACGAGCTGCGATCGCAGACTATTCTGTCAGTGAACAATGATCCGAACAAGACGTTCGCGGAGAGCGGACCACTATTCTGGGTCGGTGGAGAATACTACTTTATCTTCACCAAGGATCCGGGCAACCGGTGCTCGCTGTACATGCAGATGGTCCCCGCGACCAATGGGCCGGACAAGAGCGCCGTTATTCTTGTCTCAACGACCATCCCGGCGTTCACACCCAATTCCCCGAGCGAGAACTACTTCCTCGTGTTCGAGGGGTACAGTGGGAGCGACGCCTCGGCCACGCGGGTCATCCGCGACATCCAAGTGACAGTCACATGATATGCATTGATCTTTTTCGTTCTCCTCATTTTAAGCCGGGGAAAGATGTCAATGGGATCGGATGAGGTCACAGTGATCACTGACGAAGCAACCGCTAACCTTTACGAAATGCCTCCGGAAGTAATTGTGCGTGAAACATACATATTCTGATCATTTACTGCATGCGCAATGAGAAACGGCGCTGCATGAGCATCGGGTGATGGGTGTTCGTTTTCGTTCTCAGAGAGCATATGCTATCCGCTCCGCAGAATCGCATTTGCTACCACATCGAAAACATCCATCGACTCACGCGAGACCGGTGGACCACCGTAGACTTTTGCATTAACGATCCACGCGATCTTGGGAATGACGCGCGGACGCATGTCACTATTTTACAATACGATCGTGATTTTTTTTTTGGACGAATAAAAAAAAACCAAAGGAAATACAAAGCCATGTATGTTTGGTACGAAAAGGACAACTCTTTGTATTGACTTGGAATCAACTCTCTTTTCATTGTTGCTGTATGGTTCGTCCCAAAAGGCTGCGATTGCAGTTTATTCAACAAATGCGGCGAAAAAAAAAAGAGAGAGAGTGGAGGGAAAGAAAAGAAAGAGAGCCTCATGCGTCAACCGCAAAGGCGTCCAGTAGCTGGTCAAATGATTCGCTGCATATGCACATCGACTCAAACGCCGCCGGGGAGCACCATGTGTCCAGACTGTGGCGCTGGAACTCCGCATTGAACCGCTGACTCATCGTCGCATTGCTGGCGCAGCGCAGGTCAATCGACATCAAAGATTTGACCAGATCGGTCGCGATCGCAACCGTCACGTAGCCAAGATAGATGTTGAGCGTGACGCGCCCTGGGCGGATTAACGCCGGGTCCAACCGTTCGGGGTGGTTCGAAGTCATGATGACGATGCGACCCGGTACATCAACGACCCCGTCAATGCAGTTCAAGATGCCCGACAGCGTGAGCCTGTCCTCCAATGCGTGGCGCAGACTCGGCTCAGTGCGTTTCTTGCGACGTCGCCCCGCGTCTTCGTCCTGCGTTGCGTTGGCGGTGCGTTGAAGAACGACCTCGGACGAGGCGTCAATGTCTTCGAACACGTAGATCATATTCCCTGGAGCAACGTACGTGGGGTTATTCGTCTGTCGATTCATAAACGACGTGCCGAACATCATCGTCATCAGGTCCATGTTGGTCCGCACCTTGGCCAGGTCGATGAACATCACGCTCCGCTTCAAGTAGCTCGCCATTGCGCGGATGATCGAGGTCTTGCCCGTGCCCGGTGGGCCACACATCAGCACGCCCAGACGATGAGGACACCCGGGGTTCCCGAATCGACCGCTCTTTTCGCGGAAAGCGTCGATCAGGCCGATCAGCTCCTGCTTCCGCTCAAAGAAGACGCTCTCAAACCCTTTGGAGCAGTCGAGGGGGTAGACGGAAAAGTCCATCTTATCGGTGTACTGATTGAGCATCAGCACTTCTTGCCTCGTGAGTGACTTACTGATGCGGACCTCCTTTTGTGCCTGGACGGCCTCGTCAATGAAGCGGTCCAGTATCGCGGTGGAGTTCGGTCCAGTGCACCTGAGTACCATGGTCACCGACCGTTCAAATTGCGTCGAGTTGTTTGACGATCCCGGGGACGCCGTCCTCGTCTCTTTCGAGTAATATTTGTAGTATATGTTGTCGCGCACGCGCAGAAATTCGCCCTCACATGGGGTCTTGATCACACTCAGTTGGCGCATCATGTTTTGCGTTTCGTTCAACGCAGAGTTTCGCACGCAGTGTTTGTGTACAGTGGTCAACTTGCAGCGCCTGTAGTAGTCGTTTGTCCCGTCGGCGTTCTTGTCGTCCATCTCGTCGGTGATCTTTAACAGCAGCGCGTTTACAATAAAGTCGTTTGGATGATCGAACCCGCGGGTCTCGATGAACGACATGTCGCGCGTGGATTCGGCCAAGACACGACCACGCATCAAACGTTGCATGTAGTAGATCAAGTCCTTCACATACGCCATCGACGCGTTCAGCAAAATTGGGACGAACATCAGCAGCAAGCTCGTCATGACCATGTCTATGAAGTGGTTCCCTGTGCGCAGTGCGCCGCTCATCCCCAAGGCAAGCGAGTTGGCGTCCATTTTTTCCTCTACCTGTCCTTCCACTTCCGTGGCCAGGATGTGGTCGTGTTTATATAGTAAGTTCCAGATGCACTATGCGCATCTTTTTTTTTTTTAATTTCACAATGCACACGGTCCCTCGTCCTTGCTTTGCGATCACCCAAGCCCGACGACGCGCACCGTTTTGCCGAAATTGGCCGATGACCGGCAAAGAGCCTCATTGCATTCATTCATCCAATGGCTTCACCTTTGATAGTATTTGACAAACGACGAATTTTGCTTGGTCAGTCGAATTGCTAGCAGGCAGGGCATAGTGCATGCTCATGTATTTGGGACTGGTGACGTGCACCACGACCGATGTGTCGCAAAGAGTGCAAATCACGTGCTGTCTTTGCCACGCGAGTTCCACACGTCCATCGTCAATTGGAACGACGGTAAGACCGTGCGTAAGTGACGATTCTTGCTGCAAGATCAAGTCCAGGAGATGGAGTATCTCAGTATCGACGGGTTCGGCATTCGCACCGTCCCATCCCCTCTTGAACTTCGCCAGTGCCATCAAGATTTGATGGCGGTCGCCGCACGCGGCGGACCCACAGTACCCTGGCTCAACCATTTCACTGGCGCAATCCATTTTGCTGGCCATTTTTTTTTTTGCAAAGCATTTGAGAACGATCGCGCGCACATCATCAACCGCTCCACGCACGACACCGACCGCTCCACGCACGACACCGACCGCTCCACGCATGGCGATGGCGATGGCGATGGCGATGGCATGGCGATGGCATGGCGATGGTGATGGCGTGGCGATGACGTGGCGATGACGTGGATGAATGGCGATACCGCATAGCACGCATGGCGATAGCGCGGTGCATGGCTACCGACCGCTCCGCGCATTGAGAGAGGACGGACAATTTTATCTTTCACCAAATGGTCGCAACAAAAAAAAACAACTTGGTCCATTAAAAGACTTGTTACATGATCCCATGTCAAGAACGCAATGGCTGCCG